ACTCCTCCTTAGCTCAGTCGGTAGAGCACGCGGCTGTTAACCGCGGTGTCGTTGGTTCGAGTCCAACAGGGGGAGCCAAAGAGCAGCGCCGCCACGAAGGTGGCGGCGCTGTTTCCATTTAGGGAACATGAATACATGGGCCTTTAGCTCAGTCGGTCAGAGCAGCCGGCTCATAACCGGTCGGTCCTGGGTTCGAGTCCCCGAAGGCCCACCATAGGGGTATAGCTCAGCTGGTAGAGCAGCGGTCTCCAAAACCGCGTGTCGAGAGTTCGAATCTTTCTGCCCCTGCCAAGAAAGTGCAGATTCTTTGGAGAAATCCAAGGAATCTGTTCTTTTTTATCTTAAAAAGTTGAGATAAATTTTGCCATCTAACACACATGCCTCAGCATCTAACATTCATCTAACACTTTTCAAACACATCATCTAACGCAGCCGCCATTTCGACCTTGGAAGTCTTCACGGCATGACCGTAAAACTTGAGCGTCGTGTTGGGACTTTCGTGTCCGAGCCATTCCGCAACCTGGGATACATTGAATCCCATTTCCAAAAGATTCGTCGCGGCGCTGTGTCTGAGATCGTGGAGACGAACCTGCGGAAGCGTGCTCTTTGTGATCGTCTTGTGAAATGTCTTTGTGAGGTAATTCGGTGTGATGACTCTGCCGTCTGGCCAGGTGCAAAGGAAGTTGCTCTCGATGTAGTAGTCTCCCATGATCCGCTTGCGCTCGTCCTGCAGATCGCCCTGGTGTTTTATCAGTTCGTAGATGCTATCAGGCATGGGGAGCGTTCTCATACTGCTGTCCGTCTTTGTTTCGTCTTCGTAGTCTCCGCCAACGCCCTGCTGCAATGTGTTTTCCACGGTGATCGTGCGGCGCTGGAAGTCGATTGCGTCCCATTTGAGGCCGAGGACTTCACTTCTGCGGAATCCATAGAAAGCAGTCAGTCTAACCGGAAGCTCCACGACAGATCCATTGAAAAGCACCAGAAGCTCGTCGATTTCCTTCGTGTTCAGAAACTCAGGTTTGAACTTCCTTACCTTCGTTTCCGGCTTTGGCATATCAACCGCCGTTGCCGGATTGAGGGGTATCAGATGATCGTGAACCGCATCTGACAATGCCTTGCTGATGTTCTGCTGATGGTGTTTTACGGTTGTCGGCGACAGAGCTTCGCCAGTTTTGAGCTTGCTACCTCTTTTGAGCTTTGCTTTGAAGTATGCTTCGAGATCTTGCGTTGTGAGCGCTTGCAGTGGGATGTTTTTCGCCTTGAAGTATGGAATTATGTGGTTTTGCATATTCCCCTCGTAGTTGCGATAGGTGTTTTGCCTGACCTCTTTCTTGATCTTCACCAGCCAAAGCTCAAAGTATTCCGCGACGGTAATGTCGTTTTGCGGAACGACCATTCCGTTCAGCTCGATCAACTTCTCCTGCAAGAACCGCTCTGCAGCCTTCTTGTTGCCTCGAATCGGTAGCTCTGTACTGATCCACTTCTGTCTCCGTTTTCCGTTTTCGTCTTTTAGGTTGAGAACGACGTGGAATTTGCCGTTCTTGATTTGCAAGTTGCCTGTGACCGCCATGAGTTAGATCCTCCTTTCACCTTGGCGTACAGTCAACCATATCCCACTACATTATAGCATGGATATGGTCTAAAGCAAACTGTTTTTATATCTCTTTTAGAATGTAAGAAATAACGCTTATCTTCGGGATAATGTACCGCTTTCCTATGCGAATAGTTTTGATTGAGCCATCTTTCAGAAGCATATACGCGGCGTTGCGTCCAATGTGTAGCATCTCCATAAGGTCAGACACGGTTATGATGTCTGGATATGCGCCAAACATGCTGCTATCCACAATTTTTCACCTCCTTTATGATTCAGGGTATCGGTTTTTCGCCGATACCCTATTTTTTTGCCAGTTGTTTATAATCTGCGCGCGGCATTTACAAGGCTGAAAAGATAGTCAGCCCAGCGTTTCACCCCTTACATGAAAGCGTGCGCGACAAGCCCGTTAAGGAACAACACCAGATGCACCATCGACCCTTTGATAACGTAGACATACCATTCGCAGTCCTTACTGTGGTCGCTATGATGGTAGCGGTAGGTCGTCAGTAGACTGTCGAGGCCGATTGCGTGGGCTAAACTGAGCGGCGCAACGCCGAGTGGGACGATGAACCACGCCCACATCATCTTCAGTATCCATCCACAGTAGACGCACGATAGCGCAAGGCAGAGCAGTAGCACAAAAAGGTTCGGTTTCTTTTCCATAGTTCCATTCTCCTTATCCGTATAGTTTCTTGCGGAGTTCGCGTTGCTCATGGTTGAGTATTTCCATCTGGCTATACGACTCGTCTTCTGTGATCTCCCCGACGTGTAGCATACTACGGACGATTCGCATTTGTTCTGTAAGCTCATGGTAACGCGCTTCGTTGCGCTTAAACTCATCCATTCGCGTTTTGTTATCGCGTAGCCATTTGTCGATAATCTTATCCTTCCACTCGCGCCACTCGATGTCCGGCAGGTTGACAGTTGGATAGTCCCGCGTCTTATCGTCTACATTTAAGGCGGGCTTGAGTGTAAGGATGTAATAGATCTCGTAAAGGTTCATATCTGCCTCGGTCGGAAGCTCGGCGTATTCAATTCTCGTCATGCGCTCTATGTCGATCGTCCTGTGCATAGGTCTTTGGTGAAAGTGTCCGCGCAGGCGGTCTTTCAAGTCCATGTTCGTCCGTCCGACGTAGACGACGCGATCCGTCCCGTCCGCGTCCGCATAATAGATGCGGTAGAGCGTATGCTTTCGCGGTTTAGTCTGCCTGTTTGCCATTTCAAACGCTTGCCTTTTCATATTCTTCGTTCGCAATGTCGCACTCGTAACATTTTTGCGAATAGGCGTCGTTGCAATATGATCCTCCGTCAAATGGGCAGAAAGGCTCCTTGTTTTCGGCGGGTCTATCCAGAAACTCCGCGATCCACTCCCTTTTTGAGTTGTCGTGGATATTTCCGATGATGGTCAGGCCGAAAGATGTGTCGATGAGCATAGGCACATATCCTCTTACTGCACTCATTTTTTGCGGGAGAAGATAGAACGCGCCGCAAATCCGCTTGACCTCATAAACCGCTTCGTTGCGGTCACGCACAATGTCGCCGTCATAGATTTCTGCCTTGCTAATGTCGCAGCAGCCAGAATACTCGCCGACGGTCTTCGGATCGACCTGAATCCAATCGCTTGTGTACGGTTGTCTGCCGTTGATCCAACATGTTCCGATCCAGTCGACTGATTTTGGGCGATTCAGCCCATCGCCGATTATCCACTCGCCATTGTCGAGCCGCTTACCGCGAAATTTGATTTGGTCGAGTACCATTATTACCTCTCCTTGTATCATGTGGTTCGTCGAACGCTCTGTTTTGCGTTTTTTATAGCGATTATCTCTGCAAAAATGATTCCGTTTTCTGTTGATACGCTCGTAATGAGTAATTTGATGGGTAAAATTTTGTTGACGAAACAAGCCGAGTTATTCAGACGCTTCCTCAATCGTTTCTTTTCCTGCCTGATTTTGCTCCATTGCTGCTTTAACAATCATGTCGTAGCTTTGCGGATATGTGTAGAAAAATTCGCTGTGGCTGCCAACGTCGAATTTCGTCATCGGGCGACCATTCCAATCTTCGTTCCAGACGCGCGTGTAGAAGATTTTGAAATGACGCTCATCACAGAAAGAGCGGATCTGATTGAAGATTTCATCGACGATCTTTTTGGCAGGCATTCTTCCGTCGATTTTGCCGATTCGACGGAGCTGACCAAGCCCGTTTTTGAAGTAAAGGATCATGTGACGCCCTCTCCCTCCTTCGGGAAGAAGTCGCGGATTTTCTGCATTGCCGCGTCATCTTCCATATAGAACGGATCGCGGTCGCCGAAAATGTTGACAATAAGCTGTCCGAAGCGCCAGTCGGGACATTCAATTTCCCAGATACTTGCAAGCTCTTCACAAAACTTGCGGATTCTGTTTGGATCTCTCATATTGCTCCTTTCTCGTGAAATATCACTACCATACTTGGGAATGGCGCGGAGTTCTTTCCGTCTCCGAATTTCAGCCGTCCACGCACAAAGCGCACCTCGACGTTCGGCTTGTTGTAGATGTAGTCGTGGAAGTAACTCGTGTCTGTTCGAGCCGGTATCAGCATGACTACCGTGGTGTTAGGCTTGCAGGATTCTTCGGAGCTTTTCTTTACCCAATCCTTAATTGCTCTGCCGTATGGCGGATTGCAGAAGACCGTATGCCCCCCCCCACGACTGTTCAAGTCCATTTTGCTCCTCCGTATAATAGCGGTCGCATTTGTGATTGGACTTGTCCGCGCAGGGATCGAGGGTAAAGTGAAACTCCGAATCCAGTTCGTCGAAGAAATTCTGCGGGGTAGCCCACTCGTTTGACTTCGACGAAAACATGACATCCAGATTCATAGGTTCACCTCGTAATATTTTAGATTTTCCAGATTTCGACGTTTCCGGGATAGCGTGCAAGCGCGTCGGCAACCATCGGTAGCACGATCTTCCATTCGCCGCCTCCGAGCGCACAGCCGAACATCCACGGGAAACCGAGTGAAAAGCTGTTTTCGCATAGGAATTTGTTGTTTGCAAGGCTTGTAAGCGCACGCTCCAGCGCAGCATAGTCGGTTTGCTGCTTGCCGCGCCCATAGTGCTCTTGCCCGAAAAGATTTGCGACAATGCGAGTTTTGCCCTCGTCTGTGTAGACAAGCTGGCAGGAACCGAGTGGAGATTTGCCCTGCAATCGCTTGCCCTCGCAGAAGAGCTTGTACTGCTCAAAGACGCGGGGATATTCACGCCGGATCTGTTTTGCTATCCCCGCGCCCATAACGCCCTGACAGTTGACTTGATGGCAGATCACATCAACCTTGGAATCAAAGAGCAGATTGCCGTCATAGACTTTGATAGTCACTGCGGATCGCTCTCTCCGAGTACAGCAGCAATGGCGTCGATTTCCAGCTCCGTGCGCTTGTCGTTGGAAAGGAGCTTATCGAGCTGCTTTTCCATGTCGGCGAGCTGGGCGAGATCCTTCTTCTGGTCGATTGTGGCAATACGCTCGCTGATGTCAGCACCCCAGAGGTCAAGCTGGAAGCCAGACACGATTGGCTGGTCGATACCGAGACTGTCAGCGGCCATAGCCAACGCCCGCAACTTGCAGCGGAGCAGGATCAGTTCATCGCGCTGAAGCACGTTTATGTTGTGCTTCGCGCCGTCCAGTTCGATGACGCAGCTCGTTCTTGGCGAGAATCGGATGGGATTGCCGATTGCCTTGCGGCGCTGCTCGATCTGCTTTTTGAGAGCAAGGATCTTGTCGTCATTTTTGCTCATTAGTTAGCCCTCCTATAAAAATTTCCATTCTTCAAGTATTGGTTCGTATAGGTCGGATGCAGCTTTTCCACCACGTCCGTCAACTTGACATTGCTTATCATCCGTCTGTAGTCAGATGAAATGCGATTATTTGGGAAATGCTGTTTCAAGCGCTCTGCAAGAGCTTTGCTGTATGTACGAATGTCGTACTCGTCATTCTCGTATCCTATACTGATTTCGCCGATGTCTGTCATTACGATTAAGTATCCTCGCTGACTCACTCCGTCAGCAAGCTCATCTACCGTATATGGGACTGTTTCATCTTTCTCCTTGTCCAATGGAGAGTAGAGTTCGCAGTGCTCCAACTTGTCAAAGATGGAAGCGAACTCTTCCACGGGATGATCGGATAGCGTGTCGATCAGAAGCCCAGAAATTGAACGATATGCCTTGAAAACCAGCTTCGTGCTTCCATCAAAATCCTTTTCGTTCGGGTAGCAAAAGAAAAACCGCTGTTCGTCTGTTCCGCAATCGTACTTGATGTTGTTACTATTTACAGATGCAGCCTTTCCAACACTACTTGCGTAGCTAGTCAATCTGGCAAAGGTTGAGAAAAACTTTCCGTCAAAATAGTAGCCGTGGTCGTAATAGTCGAAGCGTCCCATATAGATGCAACGTTCATTCCTCTTGGTGAGATACTCCGCGCCGACAACCAACTCTTTTGCTTTGACAGGATGATTTTCAAAGCGCTTGGAATTGAGTTCGCTCAACGCAGCATAGTCCGGCGAACAGACAGGAATGAGCACGAGATCTGTGCCGTCCCAACCGTAAACGAATTGACCCTCCAATCCCTTCCCCTTGATGGAGCTGGTATGTTCCAAAATGTAGAGCAAATTCGGAACGGTAATCTCAAACTCAAAACCTCTCGGATCGTAAACGCGAACATACGCCTGCCGGAAGTCTCCCCAATCGCCGGCATATCCGCCAACCTTCTTATTCAGGACAAATCCCTCTGTCGGTTCATTGTCGTACTCGACAGGTTTGATCGCATGGTCGCGCCAGCTCTCCCACGACGCTTCTTTACGGATCTTGTTCTTCTCGTCATAGTAGATAACATAGGCGAGCTTTTTTGTATAGGTGTCATTGCGCGCTTGAAAGCCAACGCGAATGCGGCGCGGAAGAAAAATGCTGCTATTCATTTTAGTTCCCCTCCAAACGCCTCGTCGTAGCTCATTCCGGTTACATTGAGAATTGCATCTACCTTTTCGGTATTGATACGCCCGTTGTGCAGCGCATATCTCAGCTTGAGACCGGTCATGCGTTCCAAATCTGTCAAGAATACGCGATGCTCTGTCATCCATTTACGAAGCCCCGGATAAATTACGGTGGACGGCAGAACGTGCCGATCGCCATATTTGCGAATCGCGCTTTGCACGGCCTGCTTGGTTATACCGAAACGATTGGCAATACCGGTAAGCGACATACCTTCTGCGCGCAGAGAGATATAGGTTTCGGTTTTTGTCATGTAGTCACTCCTTTTGCGGACGCTTATGATAACGCTTTACGCGGACAAGCAGTTTGTACTTTTGAGCTGTTTCGATCATGTTTTTCGTGCCTCGGCTCACGCCGTCCCAAAACGCGACAAGCGCATCGGCATTTTGTGCCATCTCCTCATTACGAACGATGCCGGCGCGTCGACCGAGACGATCCCAGTCAGCAGGGAAGTAATGCACCTTGTAGCTGTGCTCCTTGGCGTATCGCTCGCCGAGCGTATCTGCCCCGCGTGCTTTTCCGCAGACAATGACGATTTCATCATTGACGTTGGAAAGCAAATAGTCCACTGCTTTTTCAAGCGCTTCGTAATTGTCGAAATCGCGTCCACCGGCGATAATCAGGCGAAACATGATAACCTCCTTTACTCCTGTGCGCCTGTTTTGATGAGGTCTCCTTCCCAAAACGACCAGTTACAGCCGTCCAAATCGAAAATGACGGGGTATCCTGCTTCACTGCTGTGGCGAAGCCGCGCTACAAACTCCTTGTCTGCGTTCTGTTCGACAAAATCGCGGTACTCAGACTGCAACCGTTCCCATTCCTTGCGAGATCTGATTCGCTCCACGTTGATTTTTACGGTGTCTCCGTCGTTGATCGGATTCTCGGTGTTATGCGCGGCGTCTTCGATCAGACGCCTCAAGGCATCTGTGTCTTTTGTGGTGCGCAGGCGGTGCTCCAGTGAGCGCCTTTGTTGTCTGTTCATCGGGAAAACCTCCTTACACAACGATTCTGCTGATACGCGGCGCTTCGTCCGCAGGGACGAGCGGCGTTATTTCTATAACCGCCCGATCCATTTCCATCGTTCCTTCGATGATTTCCTCTTCTTTGCCAAGACCGAGTAGTTTACGGCGTGTGGTCTTGTTTGTGATAACAACCTTGTAAGTGCCATCTTCGTTTTGTGTTGCGATGATCGTCTTCATAGATTATTGTGCTCCTCAAATGCGCTTATTGATGTACTCACGATCCTGCGAGAAAATAGGGATTTCATGGTCAATCTCCCATATGCGGCGATCAACGGCAATCAACTCGCCCGGATGACGCGGATCATCCATTTCAAGCCTAAGCGATTGCTTGACACAACATGAACCACGTTTGCAGTCAGTTGGAAAATCGTTCCAGTTGATGTTCTTTTCGGTGAAGAGCATATCCTGAATCTCATTGCAGCTTTTACCGTGAAGCTGGCGCTGACTGAAATTAGCCTGCCCGACCGCCTCGATGCTGTTGCGCGTTGCGTCCTGCTGACGCCAGATCAGGCAGTTTGCTACGTCACTTTGCGGAACAGAGAAAGCGCGTGCGTCAAAGAGTGCCGAATTAACCTTATCTTTATATCTGAAGAACTCTTCACCTGATACGGCTTCCGGACTCGTAATGACTCTAAAATACGCATCGTTGAACGCAAGCGTCGCCATTGACGCTGCAATGCTGGTCATCTTTTGAACATTGTACCCAAACCACGCATCTGTTGTGATAGTCGCATAGTCTGTCAGTATGAGTGAAATTTCATCTGACTGTGTGTATCCGAGCACACAGCCCTGAATCTCTTCACACAGCGTTTTCATCGTGAGCTGCATGGCCTCCATCAAAACGGGGTCAAACGGCTTTTTCATTCCGCGCGTGAAAGTATGAAATGCTTTGCCGTCTAAGCGGATAATGGCGGGGATTCGGCGCGTCAGGTAGTTCTTCGGCACGGACTCGTACTGTTTCATACGATCGCCGAGACTGTCGGTTTTCTTACTCATTATCGCTCTCCTCCCAAGGAATTTTGATCGCGTGGCGGACGCCATCCATCTCGCATAGCAAGCGCCATCTTCCGTCAGTGCGTTTTGCCGTCATCCGATTCACTTTCCTTCCTCCTTTTCATTTGCTTGATGATGCGGTCGATCTCACGCGCAACCATTACAAAATCTTCCTCCATATAGCCCCTAGTTGTCATTGCCGCTGTGCCAATCCGAATGCCGGACGTGAGCTGCGGCGAACGGGTTTCATTTGGAATACAGTTTTTGTTCACCGAAATACCGCTCTGATCCAAGCATTCCTGAACTTCCTTACCGGTCAGTCCAGTCTTGGTGAGGTCGATCAGGAACAGATGGTTGTCTGTTCCTCCGGTCACAACATCATATCCGAGACGAATGAACTCGTCGCACATAGCACGGCTGTTCCGAACGACTTGATGAATGTAGGATTTGAACTGATCCGTGCAAGCCTCTTCCGCTGTGACCGCTTTCCCGGCGATGACGTGCTGCAAAGCGCCTCCCTGCGTACACGGAAATACAGCACTGTCAATCTTCTTGGCAAGTTCCGGCTTGCAGAAAATCAGACCGCCTCTTGTGCCACGCAAAGTCTTGTGCGTGGTTGTAGTAATTACGTCCGCAAGTCCAAACGGTGAAGGATGATCACCAGCAACGACCAAACCAGCAATATGGGACATATCCACCATAAAATACGGACGCTGTAAAGTCGTATAACTATAGCATGAATAATAACTGTCAATGATCTTGTTAATCCGGCGAAAATCAATAATACGACTGTACGCGCTTGCTCCGGCAAGAACCAACTTTGGATGATATTCGTGCAATTTGCGGTATAAATCGTCGTAGTCGATCCAACCATCAGCATCCACGCCGTAAAACTTTACGTTGAACAGTCTTCCGCTGAAATTGACCGGCGAACCGTGCGTAAGATGTCCGCCATCGTTGAGGCGCATGGAAAGGATCGTGTCGCCGACATTCAGGAGCGCCATATACGCCGCAAGATTCGCGGACGATCCGCTGTGCGGCTGAACGTTGACGTGGTAATCTGTGTTGAATACCTCCCGCCACTTTTGGCAGCAATATTCCTCCAACGTGTCTATGTACTGACAGCCGCCATAATACCTTCCACGGTTTCCAGTCTTTCGATATTCAGGATAGCCCTCGGAGTATTTGTTGGTCAGGCATGATCCGACTGCCTTCATAACGTTTTCGCTGACAAAGTTCTCGCTGGCAATCAACTCAATCGTGTTGCATTGGCGATTGCGTTCTCTTTCGATCATCTCAAAAACTTTTGATTCCATGATGTATCCGTCGCCTCCATGCTTTGCGTAATAGTCACACAATGCGCATCTGAAAATAAATTATTGTCGAGCTATAACTAAAGTATATCACGGATTTCCTCGTTGTCAAGAGAAAATCCGTGAATTTTTGTCTTGCTTATATGATTTTAGAAATTGCTTGGTGATGCAATGCGCAGGATAATCGCGAGCGGATTATCAGAGGCTTTTAACGTAGATTTATAACGTGCTTTCCACCACGCATATAGCATTTCATAGTCCTTGATATCCTCGTAGCCCCTCATCAAGAGTTGCTGGTCGCCTGTAGAGGCATAGTCGAGGCGCATCGCGCGAATATCGTCCTTCGTAAAACTGCGAAGGGGCTTTTGCACAACAGACTCGACGCGAAGAAAATGACGAATCGCGTATTCTGGCATGGTGCGGGCTGCGCGTGGATATTGTGACTGCGTTCGTTCGAGAACGACTTGCTTTTCAAAGATTTTTGGAATCAGCTCGCCGTGGTCACACACACCATCGCCGAGATTCCACACAATCTCGTTATCATAGGTATATCGAACGCCGCTAATCTCTACCGGATTGTTCGGCTCTCTGACCTTACATATGATCGCGTTGAGACGATAATGCGACTCCAAAACGCCGAGCTCACCCGATGAAAGATCCTTGATCTGTTCCGCAGGAACCGCAAAAACATCCAGATCCCCGCGCAGATACAGCTCCAAATCATGCCGATTCAGTACGATGTTGCTCATTGATTGCCTCCAATCTGGCTTCTGCAACCTCTACCCACGGCAAACCGTAGTATTGGCTGCTTTTCTTGTCGCATACGCCGTTGTCGATACCGATGTATCGGCGATTCTCAATTTTCGCGGCGAGGAGCGTTGATCCTGTACCGCAGCAGTTGTCAAGAACCACATCTCTCTCATTTGTATAGGTACGAATGGCATATCTCAGCAGCTCCACAGGCTTTTCCGTGCCGTGGAGCGCCACAGACGGATGCGGCTTGGGAAAGCGCCAGATCGACGCCGGATATTTGAGATTGCTGTCGGACGTTTCGACCAGCTTGTAATTGCCGTAACTGCGATTGGAATGGATGTCTGCCGCCTGTTTGCCGACCGCGCTGCCTTTGCTGTGATTTTTCTCTCCAAGCTCCATCTGCGGATTGTAGACTGGAGGATTCGCGTAGAACACCATGATGTCTTCATGCTCGCGTAGCGGCATTTTCTTGGCGTTGAGAAAACCGCTTTTGAGCACCTTATCCCAGATGATATTGTACCGATGGAGCTTTTCGTTAGAGAGCATCATGCGCGCCGTAAATTTGTCCTGACCGAAGAGAAGAATTGCGCCGTTCGGCTTGATGATGCGCTCGTACTGCGCCCAAAGAAGAGTCGGGTCAATCACGACATCCCATTTGTTGCGGCTCAGTCCGTACGGCAAGTCGCAGAGGATCATGTCGACACTCTCAGAAGCGACATCCTTCATCACCTCAAGGCAATCGCCGAATACAACGGCGTTTGGCGTGATCATCCGTCGCTCACCGCCTTTTGTTCGTCAGCGAGGCGCTGGTTGATACGGTCGCAGGTCTCACAGTAGCCAAGAAGAGCGCGACGCAGCTCCTCCTTTTCCGCATCGTTCATCTTTTTGATGGTTTTTCCAATCTCAATGAGAATGGTGTTCGCATCCATCGCGCTTACTTCTTCGGTGTTCGGGAAAAAGTCGGACGCCGGTTTGTTCATCCACTCATGGAAGGCCGCCTCCTGCTTTTCGTCCATCGGAACACCCATCAAGCCCATAAGCGTCGCTTCAAAGAGGTCTTGCGGAAGCGTTTGGAGATATTCAAAGACTGTCACATCTATCACCTCGTTCCAGTCGAGCCAAAGCCGCCGCGATCGCTGTTGCCGAGAGATTCGACCTCCTCAAAAGCCAGCGTCGGCTGGTGCTCGATGATGCGGAACTGGCAGATACGGTCGCCCGCGTGGATCTCCGTGTCGCGATCCGCGACGGCGGGGAAGCGCCACTGGTCGTTGTCGCCGCAGTATTTCTCGTCGATAACGCCGATGCTGTTTGCCTGTCTGACGCCGAAATTCTTGTAGGTGGAGGAGCGCGGCGCGACGATAGCTTCGTATCCTTCGGGAAGCTGCATGGCGACGCCGAGTGGGATCAGCTTAGATTCTCCGGCCTTCATGGTTACGTCCTCCGCTGCAGCGAGGTCAATCCAGTCGGACTTTCCGCCGACGTAACAGAGCTTGGGAATTTTGTCGGAGAAATAGCGGATGCGGATGGTCTCGTCCGGCTGATCGTCTGGGTATGTCATGATGCTGTGACTCGACGAATCGACATCGCCGGCGTCGTTGTAATGCTTGTAAGTTGTTTCAATCGTTGCAAATCCCATTTTCGTGTTTCCTTTCTGAAATGTGAATCTTTTGAAAATCTTCGCTCAAAATCCGTGCTCGGAGCGGCGGCGTTTATTCGCCGCCGCTTTCCTGTTATAGAGCACGCGCAAATTGATTGTCAGATGCAAGCGTAACGCCAAGTAAATCGTCGTATCGTGTTGGACGGTTCGGGATATAGCGCCCAAACTTCACAATGACATGCTTACCACGCAAAGCATCGAGCTTGTCTTTGATTTCTTCGGGATAATAGCCTGTGTAGATGACAAACGGACTTTCCGCGTCGTCCGCACGAAGCAAGGAGAGAAGATGATATAGCTCGTCGAATTGAAGCATTGGCTCCAAACCACCGACGACGATAGCCGTTGTGATTGGGTTGGACAGATACATCTTCACAAGCGTTTCGTCCGATATGTCGCGGATTGGCGACTGCATGAGCGGACTATTCTGGCACAGCGCAACACTGTGTCCGGCTTCCGTGCAGCACTTCCAGTCACAAACAGCGCTTGCGATGAACATGGACGGGCGCTTATAATTACAGAAGTCCTCTGCAACAAAACCACGCAGCTTCATTACATCATCCCGTCCTTCTGGAGCACGTTAAACCAACGGCGTCTGTCGAACTCACGCTTGCGAATTTTCTGGTAGCTGCTGACGGGGACATAAAAGCCGACGACGCGAGCGTAGGTGTCGGCAACGGGCTTGCCACAGTTGGGGCATGTCGCCGTACCGATAAAGGCGTGCTTATCCTCGCAGACAGAAATCTTCGTTGTGAAAGCGAAGTATATAACGCCCATTGCCGCGACATAGTTGAGCATATCCCATGCGGATTCTTTATCAGGGAAACGGTTTTCGATGTTGATGTGTGCAATGCAGCCGCCGCCACACTTGGCGTCAAACAGACTGCCAAGCCTGCACTTCTCCTGAATGGTGCATTTCTCCATCAGCGGAATCCACTGATTAGAGTAGATGAAATACTTGTCCTGCTCATAGAGGAGGTTGTCAGCCTGACAAATGACACCTGCGCAATTTTCAGCCGGAATCATCTCCACATTGAACGAAAAATCGCAGTCGAAACTGTCCTTTACTTTGTTTATCGTATCAAGGATCTTGGTGGCAAACCTGACAGCCTCATCGGAATAGCTTTTGTTCCCGACCTCATCCGTGTCAATCAGTCCGAAAAGATCCATAACCTCATACATCCCGATGCCGCCGATCGTGCAGAACTGTTTGTCCAGCTCAACTGCGCCATCCTGATAGTTCGGCAGCAAACCCTTTTCGATGTTGCGCTTGATGATGTGGCGCATGGAAGTAAGCGCCTTGCAGTCGAGGAGAACACGCTTTTTCAGAATCTTGATGTATTCTGCCTGATCGAAATTGCTCTCGTAGGCAATTCGGACAAGGTTGATGGTGCTGACACGGCAGGAGCCGACGGATAGCGCCGTACCGCCGATGCTGTTGATGAAGGCGTCGAGCTTTTTGGTGTCGCTGAGGAGACGGCAGCAGTTGGAAAGCACGCCGACATTATCACTACAGAAGAAATTGCTGTCAGACCAGTCAATGTTGTGATCAGAGCACCAACGCGCAAACGGCACGTCAACAAACACGTCCCATTCGCGTGTCTTGATCATTTCGGCGACTTTCTCCGGCGTAAGCGGTTTCTTGAGCAATGAATATGTGAGCACCGGATAGGTGAACATATTTACAACGCGAATTTCGCTGACGACCTCCATAAACACCTTCTGACATTCCACCAGTTCATCAATGTGGTCGATGGCAAACGTACCGTCAGGGAAGACCACGCCGCCGAACAGGGACTCCATGTACGGATGGTCGAAGATAGAAATGTTGGTAAATGAACTCTGATCCACGCGCAGAAACGGCTGGTTCAAACGGTAGATCAGCTTTTGGAACTGCTGACGAAGATAGTAGTCCGGATCTTTCATGTAGTATCCGTCCTCAACGTCTTTCTTCCAGAAGTACCATGCCCAAACCAGAACATTCGGCATACCAACGGCTCCGCTCTGGCGGTTGGAAAGGAACGACACGAACTCGATCACATCGTCAAAATAGGTTGTAAGGTGCTTCGGTGCCTGATTGTTGTAGCGCTTTTTGGTGAACACGATCTCTCCGTTTACGTCCTCGAACTGACCGTTGAGGAAGAACAGCCCTTCCTCGGCGAGTCGTGTGAAATCGTTAGCCCAACAATACGGGAAGTAACTTGCTGTTGCGCTGTCGTTGAGATAGAAACCTTTGGAAAACTCTTGCTCCAGCCATTCCTTTGCCGTACGCAAGCCCCAGCGCTTCTTGGTCTCGTAGAAAATCTTATTGAGGCCGAATAACTTATCTTCGCTCTTCCCTTTTTCCGTCATGAAACTGCGAATGTCCTTGTGATTTGCATTTGCGTTCGGATCAATGCTCGCGTCGGCAAGCGTATCCTTGTCGACGAAATTTTCGATGAACTCCGAAAAATCCAACTGGCTCGGATGGATGCCGTTTAGATATTCAAAATCCTCGCCATATTTCTTTTTCAGGTCTTCCAAGCACCGTTCAAAGTCCTTGGAAAGTTTCAGCTCAATGTTCATGCCCGCCCTCCTACTTCAAATTATTCAACCAGTTGTTCGCCGCGACGAAATCAAGCAGCGTGCCATCGTCAAGGCGAAGTGCCGGCGACGAGCTCAGACCAAGCGCCAGCATCTCGTCGACATCCGTGTTGACCTCGAACGAGACACCCATCTGCGTCATTTTCATCTCAAGCATCTTGCATTTCGGGCAGTTGGTCGAAAAAAGCGTGATCATATCCTATCCCTCCTTTTCTTGCGGCATGGCTTTTGCTATGACACATCCGCCTCTGCCGATATTTTTTGAATTGCGCACATCCCAAGCTGCGCCGCCATCTTTCAAAAGGACTTGAAGCGCTGCTTTGAACACTTCTGCGATATCCGCATCGGATTTGCTCAGTATTGCATACATGTTGCAAGCGAGGGCGGCGAACTCAGCAGCAATATGCAGCGAGTCGCCGGTTGCCTCTAATTGCGGGATGTAACCGTCGTCATTGATTTCCGCATGAATCATGCCAGCGCCTCCGCAAGCCGTGTGATTTTGCCGTAAAGCTCCTCCCACGTCCGAACGCGGATCAAGCCGGCGCGGTGTTCGTCATAGTCGCGGTTGTGCGGGCGATCAAACAGAAAGAGATGCGGTACGTTAGGAATAGCCGCCACAAGGTTGTGCGTGCCGTCGTCGATCATAACGTCCCCATACACGATCCCCTTGTCACTCGCAATGATGACATCCTCCCACTTGAACATCGGAAACAGTTCCAGAAAACGCTTGATTTTTGCCGGAACAGTTGCCGGATGCGTTGCAGTAAGGACGCGGACTTTGTGACCATCCAGCATGAGACGCTGAATGTATGTCGCCGAGTTTGCAATCGGAAGAATCCGCTGCCAGATGTTGTCATTGTGCAAGGGGGCAAAGACCTGATCAGACGTAAGACCGGGGAAGAACTTCGCGATCTCCCAATCGGTAACATCGCGCGGCATGACATGTGTTCCGTAACAGCGGTTCAGCTCCGCAATCCATAGCCCGCACAGATCCCATAGGACATCATCAAGATCAGTGAAAATTGTCAAAGATTTCATACAATGCCCTCCGCATAGACAGCGTACTCGATTGCGTGCTTGAGCTGATCGAGTGTGCCGCCGTTTGTAATAACGGCATCGAAAGGATAGCCGTCAAGCGCGGTTTCGGAAGCATGCGCTTTTTGATCAGGAGTAAGCCCATTGTCAAACCCAGGACGTTCCACGCGGATCAGCGTGGCTTCAAACCCGTAGTCCTTGAAAATTTCATACTCGTTGGGAAAACGGCAGTCAGGGATCAGCACATAATCCCACTCGCCGTTGAAGAAGGTGAGCATCGAAACGACGAAATTCACCCAGAAATCCGGCGATTGTGCGCGAACGCGCTCCGTACCGACGTACTGAAGCAGCGTGCGGCCTGCCTCATCTTTCTTGCCGTTCCAGCCGAAATACTTTTCGGCGACAAATTTCACAGCGTCGCCGAAATGCGCGATCAGCACCTTCTTGCCCTGCGCCTCTAAAACCTCCTTGAGGAATCCGGCAGTCGTGTCCTTTCCGTGTTGCGCCTTTGCGCTGATGCAGACGATTTTCATACAACGTACTCCTTTCGCAGGCAGTCAATGGTCTCCTCATCGACCTCGATGTCGTCGAACAGAACGGGGATCTGCTTCTTGAACGCCATGAGGAGCAGAATGGCAATCTCGCGCATCTGCGGGTGAGCCGCCTTTCCGGTGCGGAGCTTGAAGAAGTGCCGCCACTCGCGGATATTCATGGTGATGCAGATTTCCGTCTTCGTGGAGTTGTTCAGAACAGAACGCGCGATTTGCGGCGACGCGCCAAGCTCCAACATGCGGAGGTAATGGCGCTCGGCGTCGCGGCACGCATCCCACCACTCCTCATAGATTGCATCAAACAGTTCTTCGGTCAGCTTTGACTCGCGCATCTTGGGATCGAGTCTCATGCCGCCCATAATGTCGATGTAGGTGATGCCGCCGCCGAACTTTTCCTTGCCGTAGTTGCAGTAGCGCGTGCTCTCCTGCGCGTAGCTCGCGATCCGGTGGCGGACTTCCTCATGCGAAACGCCGCGATCGTTTGTGAGGCGGACGGTAACGTTGAAATGCTCAATGACTGCCTCGTGGCCGCGCGTCAAGATGTCTTTGACGAAGCGAATGCAGGAATCGTCCGTTATCCTGTCCTCAGACTTGTAACACGTTCTGCCGACCCTCTCGATCTGCCTGAGAATTTCCATGCCGTCAATATCCGACATGATTTCAAATTTTGGCTTGATGATTCTCATAGATACCTCCTGTATAAATTATTGTCGAGCTAATTGGAAGCATAGAAATTGTGATTGCCGATTGTGCAGACGTAGCGTAGACTGTTATGAAAGCGAGAGCTTGTTCCGACCGAACAGAAATACTCGATCGTGTCGGCAACTGCGCTCTCTCCCTGACCGAAAACCAGCAAACAAACCTCGTTGACGGTCTCCATGTTGTCGGTGCAATCCTTTGAAACGGGAGAAGCATACTGACCGGAAACTTTGACGACCTGCTCCGGCGTCTGACCGGTACGCTCTGCGGTTGTTCGGATGCACTGAGCAACCGCCATGATTCCTTCATACGGCTCGCCGCGAGCCTCGGCACCGACAACGCGCACGACGTAATCAAAGTCGTATCCCCACTCTTCAAGACTTGGGTAGACGCTTTCTCCAACATCGTTGACTGCGGAAGTATCCAATTTGTCCTGCAACTCATAAAGCAAGTCGGCAAGAATTGCGTTATTCTTTTGCATCACTTCGTATTCGCCCTGTATGAGACTAAGCTCGTCGCTTAGGCGGGTTGCCTTAGCGTAATACACACTGGCAATAATGACGAAAAGTATGCAAAAGAATAGGGAGAATACACATGTAGCATTTACGATGGCGCGCAAATACCTTTCTCTGGTTTTCATGGTGCTTTTGCTTCCTCCTTAAATGACGAGATCATAGTCGTTGAGATACCAGAACCCCGCTTTGTTTTTCTCAACCGACTTGGCGGCGATTACGTCTAGTTTTTTGAGCGGTTGTTTTTTGAAGTTTGACGCACGGAGCGTCAGGCGTGCAGTTTTTCCGCTTCCGATGGATCTTGTCTGGATCGCGTACCCCCAAATCGAATTGTCCTTCTTGCTGCGAAGCGGGTAGACGTCCATAATGATGAGCTTTCTGCGGTCTTTTTCGTCGCCGGTCGTCAGATCGACATAACCGAGGTTTTCGAGCTGATCCTGCATCTTGCTCTTGAAGTCAAAATCCTCCAAGTGAAGCCCTTTGACCGTTTCTTCCAGCTCGGCAAGCAGGCCGTCCATATCGGTGATCGTGTAAGACTTAGCCGCTTCGCCATTTTTTGAGACGTCGGTGGCATGACGGGAAACGATCTGTGCAAGCTCGGCGTTGAGCTTCTCTTTGGCAACCTTTTTTGCGGTTCCGCATTTGAAAAACTCAAACAGCTCGACCATGCGCAGCAGTTCGCGCGCATTACCGTATGCGGAAAAATAGTCGAGACAGATGAGAATACCGCGTTGTCGCGTATCAAGCTGTGTTTCAGCATCCATAATCCGCAGCAACTCCATAAAAGAGTCAATCTTCCGTCCATGGGACAGTTCGTAAAGCTGATTGGCGACGGCGGCATTGAGGTACTTAACCGACGCAATGCCTTTGGAAATAATATTGTCATCCTTGTCGAACAGGTACTTGTCCTTTGATTTGCCGAATCGCGGCGGGACGATCTTGATGCCATAGACGGCAGCGAGCTCATTGCCGCTTTTAACATCCTCTTCTCCATTGGCGTTGTTGAGATAGGCCGTAATGAACTCGTACGGATGGTAGTAGCGGAGGTAGGCGCAGAGATAGCCGATCATGCAGTAACCGATCGAATGATTATCGCGTAGTCCGCCATTACTGGCGGGGCAGACTATATCTTCCGCTCAAATGAGCGGTCTTTGCGCTTCCACGGGCAGCTCATCCTCCCGTGTACTCCCTGTTGGGATAGTCGTTTGACTTTCAGATTGTTTCTTCCAGACAAATCCAAACGCTTGCTTTGTTCTTCCGTTGAGACAATGCGAAATCGCGCCATGCGAGCATCCAGTCGCCCGTTCTGCTTCCATCGAGGAGCGATACGATGCTATGTATTCGCCGTCAAGTGTAAACTGGTCAATCGCATTTCCGCGCGGAGAGCGCAGACCGTGAACAAGGGCGTGTTCGTTGTTTTCGCCGTATGACGCCCACTCAAGATTGCTTGACCTATTGTTGCGTTTGTTGCCGTCTTTATGGTTGACGGTCGGAAGATTGTCTGGATTTGGAATGAACGCGGTCGCCACGAGGATATGAACAGGAACTACCCACGAAGTATGATTTTTCCTCAGATTTACCACAAAGTAGCCGTCTTTGCGGTTTTTCCCAACGCTTTTCGTGAGCTTCATCGGAGCACCATTCAAAAAGCGCGTTACTCCGTTGGAGCTTGTGACGAAGCGGTCAACGCTTCTCACTTCTCCGGCGTCGCTTACCTCGTAATATCCTTCATATCCAACGATTTGCTTCCACATATCATTCTCCAATCCGCTTAGCACAGGATTGCCCTCCATTTCTGGATAGGGTTTCCCTGTTAGCGCATCTCTTCAACGCCATTTCCTGCGTTTACTGAACGTGAGACGCACACCCATGAGCAATATGGTTCACAAAGAATGGGCTAATCATTAACCCGAACATGTAGCTCGACGCATCGGAGATGATCTGCACAAACTCCTTGGCCTCCTGCTCAGCGACCTCGCGCGGCTGCGGCGACATTTTACAGTAACCGTCTAAAATATCAGGAAGCGCTTTTGCCAACTCCTCCGGTTTCTTCCTCGCTATCATGCGCCGCGTATTGTCCGCCGCGCTGCCGGAATAACCACAGATTTGCTGTAGGAATTTGATGACGTCCTCCTGATAGACGAGATAGCCATAGTTGTCGGCAAGTAGCTCGTCGATGATCGCTGACGGATTCTTGTGCGGCTTGTGCTTCATCAGGTCGTCGCGGTACGACGCGCCAGACGGACGCAGCGCCGCCGTGATGAGGCTCATATCGAAGATCGAGTGCGGCTCGTACTGCTTGAGCATGGAGAACGCGAAGTCTCCCTCAAACTGGAAGATCCCAACGGGGGAGCGGAGCATATCCTTCCAGACAGCCTCATCGTTCCAGTTGATTTCATGCGATTTCGGGTACGGCGTCCCGATGAGCTTGTAGGCATCCTTGATGATCTCGACGTTTTTGAGTCCGAGGATGTCGTATTTGACAAGCCCCGCGTCGTGGACGCAATCCATGTCGATTTGCAGGATCTCCTTGCCATCCGAGAGGAACGTGCCATAGTTGTCGCGCAGCGTGATCGGGCTTGCGACGATGCCGGCTGGGTGCATGGACTGCGAGATCGCAACGTCAAGAAGACCGTCGTAGTAGTAGAAGACTTCGGGATACTTCTCGCGCGTCTTTTCCTCGTTCGCCTCGAACTCATCCTTGATCTGCGTGGAGATCTTGCCGATCCACGGATTTTTCGCGGAAATGGCGTCGTTCTCTTTTTTCAGGCGTTCAAGCTCTTTCGACAACGCTTTTACGAGTTCATCATGCGGCGTTCCACTCATCTTCTCTGGAAAGATCAGTTCTCGTGTCTTTCTATCAAAGTAGTAAGCACCGGGACATCTGGCATCACCAAACGAAACATCAACGCCGTTATCTTTCAGAGCAGAGATAATAGAGCGTAGCTCTTTAACAGGATGCAGATGCTCGTTGTCCCACCGGACGCTCAATCCGCGACAAATCTCGTCGATCGCGCCCTTGGACTTGATCGTGCCGATGGCGAGGATGTACGCCGTTTTCTCCTGCCCGAAGCGGTTGATGATGTACTCATACACCTTGTCGCGGTCAGACGGCGAGACGTCGATGTCGATGTCGCCGATCTCCTTGCGGTCTTCGTTTGCAAATCGGCTAAAGACCGTTTTCCACGTTTCGGGATTGAGGTCGGTCGTGTCGGTCAGAAACGCCACACGAGAACCGCCGCACGAACCACGATTAAAGCCGAGCGGAATGTCGTGCGTCTTGCACCACGTCGCAAGCTCGCTCATAAAGAGCATGAATCCAGACATCTCGATCTTGTCGAAGACGTGCATTTCGTCCTGAATCGCCGCGCAGAAAGGCGCTTCCTGCTCCTTAGTCACCGCGCAGGAAGAGAGCTTTTCCCGCAAGCCCTGTTCGATGCGCTCCATCAAAACGCTGCGATCGCGTTCGCCGTACAAAATCGGGTACTTGAAGCTCTTGTCGAGGTCGAACGCTTCCACGGAGTCCGCGATGACGTTTGTGTTCTCGATCGCCTCAGCCCAGAGCTTTTCCGGTATGGCATCCTGCGCGCGGAACATCTTGCACAGCTCGTCGTAGCTCTTGTAGGTAAGGTCAAACGTGTCCTCATCCGCAAACTCGATGTGCTTGGCGAGCTGCATCATCGTGCGGCACTCCGCCTTGTACTTATCAAGGCTGTGTGTATCGGTGGTTGCCACCAGCGGGATGCCGTATTTCTGCGACATCTCCGCAAGGTGACGGTTGAACGCGATCTGGTCGGGATGGTTGTGCGGTTGGATTTCGAGATAGTCGTAGTGTTTTACCAACCGTTCATAAATCGGGTGCGTAATGGAAAGGCGATTGAGGGGCGAGGCAAGACAGGCGCTCATCTTGATCACGTTGTCGGAGATTTTGAAGAACTCATCAAACGTAATGCGCGGCTTGTAGTAGAAGTGGTCTTCCGTGCTTGAGCGGCTGACCAGCTCGTTGATCTCGCGCAGCCCATCCATATTCTTTGCAAGGAGAATCGTATGAAAATTGTCGCGGAGCTTGGACGATTCACCGGTGTGAGGATCTTTCCAGATGAGCTTTTCCGTCAGATAGACCTCAACACCATGAATGTACTTAATACCGGCCTTGTCGCAGGCGAGTTTTTTTGCAACCCATTGGTAAACATTTCCGTGCTCCGTGAACGCAATCGCTTTTTGCCCAAGCCCAACGGCGTGCGCGATATAGTCCTGAAACTTTGTCGCGCTGTCAAGAAGCGAAAGCTCGCTGTGCAGATGAAGCGTGGTGTAGTTGTTGTTCATTGAAAACCTTCTTTCGTTGGCTCCTCAAGAGACATGCCCGTGCAAAAGATACGGCGCTCTTTCTTGGAGCGTAATAAGTTGTTGACACACCTATCCGGTTCTTCCGAAAACCTCATCCTCGTCGCCCTGCTCGGTGAGTTGCGGCGGCGGATAGGGGAGGGAAGTCGTGTACTTCGTCTTGTCCCACCCGTACTGATAGTCCAGCTCCTCTTCGGTGGAGAAGAAGCGCTTGGACGGGCGATCGTAGAACACTTCGATACTGCGTCCCTCGTATCCGTTCAGACGGTCTTTGAGAATGTCGATCACAACGTCGCCCTTGAGCGGCTTCGACGCCATCCGGTCGCGCTCTTGCACACGGTAGAGTGAGATGATACGGTGCGCGAGGTCGATGATCGCAGAGATACCCTGCACGTCCATCTTGCTCAGACGACGCATCGCCTCGATCTTGTGCGGATGCACAACGAGGATTACAACGACGTTGAACTTTACCGCAAAAGCAATGAGATCCATCACAAGCTCCGCCTGCTTGTCGTACTTGTTGTCATCGTTGCTTTCAAGGTTCATAGCTGTCATGTTGTCGAGGATCAGCAGCTTGACGCCGTACTTTCGCACAGAATCCTCCATCGACTGAAGGATATCCGTTTTCTTGTTTGACTCACCATCCTTACGGATGAATAGCTTGCCGCGATAGTATTCGCTGATTGCGCGCTTGGCCTCCGGCTTGATTTTGTAGTACGGCGAACCGTCAAAATCCTTCTGCTCGACATTGCGCTGACCGGCGAAAATGTAGTTGATCCAGTTCTTTGCCTGAAAGTTTGGCAACTCTCCGGAAAACAAGTAGGCGTTTTCGCCGCGATCGAGACATCGGCAAATGACCTGATTGAGAAAGGATGACTTACCACTGCCGTTGATTCCCGTCACGATGTTCAGCGTGCCGTAAAACAGCCGCATGAGATAGCGGTCAAGCTCCGGAAGCCCCGTCTTGATGCCATCCATCGCGTCAAGATCAAGGTCTTCGATGTCGGCAAAGTCAACGACGCCGGGAACAGGGGAGTCCTTGGCGTCCAGAATGATACGGAGGACTTCCTCCTTGCCGAAGTAATACAGAACCTCGTTCAGGTCTTTGATTGGCGTTTTCTTGCCCTTCGGCGAGACATACCACCGAGGAACCTCGACGACCTTTGTGCGCCAGCTTCCAAGACGATATATGCACTCTTTCTGCATCTTCAGGCCGGCCTCGTCGTTGTCGGAACAGACAATGATGGAGTCAAACTGCTCCAGCCAGTCCCAATTTTCCTCGATCCAGTGGAAGTTGCCGCTTCCGAGCGGGACGGAAACCGCGTTGGTGAAGCCAGCCTCGATTGCCGAAAGGCAGTCCGGCTCGCCCTCGCAGATAAGGAGAGGCACGGTCGTGTTGATACGGTTCATGTTCCACAGCAACGGCGTCGTGTCTGCATCCTTCTGACACCAGCATTTGTTTTCGCCGTGCTCAACTTTTCTGGACGGCCTGTATTTGACCATCGTGAGGACGTCGTTGGTATCGTAGTAGTTCCAGACGATGTTCCCCTTCTCGTCTTGCCGCACGTCACAGTAGTCCAGCGTTTTCGGGCTGATTTTCCGTAGCTTGAAATACTCATAGACCTTTGACTTGTCATCGCAGACAACCTCTTTCGGATAGCGATACTGCCGACGTGTCTTCACACCAAGCTCGCCAAAAGAATACGGCATTTCCGCCCGTTCAAAGAGCCTGCGGCACGCCTCGGCGTACGTTGCGCCCTTATACATCAGCACGTCCAGCAGATCGTAGCTTCTTTGGCACGCGCCGAAGCATCGGAAGTTGTACCCCTTCTTGTTGTAGATAAACGACGGATGATCCTCTTGATGGAACGGGCAGCAGCACTTCATGTCGCGCTCGTCGTAGTCCTGAATGTCCAGCTCCTCCACGATCAGGCGGGCATTTTCGTCGCCGAGTTTTTCCTTCGCCTGCATGATCGCGTCTCTGTCAATCTGCAAGGCGACCACCTCCTTTAATCAAAGCAGCTCTTCATATTCGCACTCGGCGCTCGTATCACACAGGTGCTTGCAGTACCAGAAATCAAGAGCCGGCAGCCACTCGTCCGTCCGTGTGATCTCGTCGATTCTGCTTGCCGCCCACGCCTCAACCTCCTGCAACCGCTCTTTTTTGAACGGTTCCGTAATCCATACGCCATTTCGGAAGCAGTTGAACTCCAGATAATCCGGGTAACGTCCGTAAAGCTGGTGGACTGCGTGCGCATAGAGGTAGAGCTGCCGCAGGTATTGATCCAGCTCCAAATCCGACGCAGTAGGCTTTGCACGATTGCTGCGCGGTTTCAGCGCGCGGGATTTGTGGTCGGTCAGATAGAGCGTTCCGACGCTATCTTCAGACAGCAGATCGAGGAAGCCGACAAATGGATGAGCGGCAAACTCAAAGTGCATCTCCTGCTCGACCTTGAGGATCTTTCGCTCTGGGAACGACAGCACTTTGAGGTACTGCCGTCCCTGCTCGAAATATGCGTCGTAGATCTTCTGGCTCGGCGGCCTCCCCGTTACTTCATCGCGAAAGTGCATCAGGTAATACGCCACCAGCTCATTTCGCGCAAGTTCGCCGGAAAAGTACCGACGTAAGATGTCGTGCATAAATTTTCCATACTGCGCAAAGAACTTCGATTGCGTATCGACGTTGTAGATGTACTTCTGCATCCAACAGTAGGGGCAATCCTCAAACAGGGTGATGCGAGAATAGCTCCACTCCATCTGATCAATCAAAAGATCGTATCGCATAAGACCTCCTTAGAAGGGGAGATCTTCTTCGCCATCTTCGCCGTCGTCCTTGGCAGGTTCTTCTTTCTTCTTGGACTTCACACTCGACTTGGACGACTTCTTGGCGGGCTTGGGAGCCTCTTCCTCCTCGTCGTCGGACGCTCCGGCGTCATTCCTGCCGCCGCAGAACTCCACGCGATCCGCCTTGACCTCCCACGCGATGCGGTTGTTGCCGTCCTTGTCCTTCCATTTGCGGCTCTGAAGGACGCCCTCGATGAGGATTTCGCGCCCCTTGATAAAATACTTGCTTACGAACTCAGCGGTCTGCTGCCAGAACACGCAGTCGATGAAGTCCGCCTCGTCCTTCGCATACGGACGATCCACCGCCACGCTTGCGTTGCAAACGGCCGTGCCGCTCTCAGTGCGACGCAGCTCCGGATCGCGTACAAGCCTGCCTTTGATGATGATTCTGTTCATTCCTCGTTACCTCCGATGAATTTTTTGATGGCCTCAAAGAGGTCGGTCGCAGTCTTCATATCCTTCAGATTGCGATAATCGCCGCTGGGCTTACCCTTGCCGTCCTTGACGTACTTGCGAATGACCTCGGCGAGATCAGCGCGCGCCTTCTTCGACTCTGCCTCGTCCGTGATGTTCTTGAGATAATTGGAGACAACCGCTCCGATTTCGTCGATCATGCCGTCAACGAGCTTCTGCTCCTCCTGCTGCGCCGCCTCCTGCTTCTTGGAGCGCCAGTTGTCCGGATCGTCGTCTGGCGTCGCGACCTGAAAGAATTTGAGTAGAAAGTAGCGGTTGAGATAGCTCAGACCGGAGCCGACTGCCTGCGAAGCGTCGCTCTGCTGACCAACCAACGTCCAAGGCACCTCCAGCGTGTCAGTGGCGTTGTCGAGGTTGACCCAAGTAAAGGTCATGTCGGAATTGACAAGGATCTCGTTGACCTTCTCCTCCACGGTTCCGCCGCCCTTAACGCCCTTGACCTTCGTATAGCTGTAGGGCGTGACCTGCATCGTTTGCGGGACGATTCCGGGGTAGAGAAGGACATGGTACTTGTCCATGCCCGCCGTTACCTTGGCGAGGATCTCGTCCTCAGAGACGTACTTATAGTTGTAGCCTGCCTTGTTTTTTCGGATGACTTCAACCATCTTGCGGATGCCGGCGAGCTTCTGATAAATGCTCATTTCCTCGACGGCAAGCTCTTTCTTCTCATTTGCCATATATAAGCCTCCTGATATAAATTATTGGCGCGCTATCAATCATCAAGCGCCCGCAGTACAAAGCAGGCGTCGCAATAGCGTTTCCTGTCGTGTTCGATTTGGACGTAATCGCCCTTAATCGCTTCGCCGCAGCCGTCGCACACGATCGTTCTCACATAGGCTCCGCCACAAAACGGGCAGCATGTCGATGTCTCGTAAGGAGGCGAGTGAAACCCGTGACGCTCTACGATGGTTTGCGGATCGTCGAACAGCTCTCCGCAGTCCAAGCAAGTGTATGTCGGCATCATGCTCCGACCGCTTTCCAAACCGTCGTATTGCGCATCGTTGTCGGGCTGCGCCGACGACCAACAGCCTTAACAATGCCGTCGTCGCGCATTTCGGTTAGGCGGGGCTTGACATAGTTTCGATCGGTGGATGGGATCGTTCCGTTTTTACACAGAACGTCGGTAATCTCCTCGGCGGTCATGCCATTTGGATCGCCGTTTTTCATCACCGCGAGGATGTTGTTTTTGCGGTTTATGCGCGCAGGCTTCACCGCATTAAATGCTTCACGTCGATTTTTGAGAGGGATGCTCAATTCGTTCGCTCCTTTCAATGATACAAACTCCGGTTTCTTGCGCAGTGATCGTCGGGCATATCATTCCGCCGCCCTGCACTCTGCCGCGCCGCGTTTTACTGTTGGGATAGGACAGGTCGACAGCCCCCACGACACACTCGATAAATCCTTGCTTGGTGGCCTGCTTGATCTTTACCGTCTCAATACGCCATCACTCCTTTTGCGGGACACTGTACCATCCGGTCTTCGCACCCCCCCCCGCCTGCCTCTGCCTTGAGCGCGCGGGAGATTCCAGAACTGTCGTAGATGCGGTTTGCGTCGCCGTTGTAGTTGTTGATGTACCCGATCTGACGAAGCTCGGCGACGTCCGCCAACTCTCCGGTCATTTTTCTGCCATTCGTCGGATCAAGCCGCGTCAGCGCGGCCTCAAACGCTCCGATACCGGAGAAAAATGAACCGACCGTCATGTCTTCGAACAAATACGGCATCGCATCGTAGAGATTCGCCATGATCTGCTCAAGAACATCGACAACAATGCTGTTACCGGCCTGCTTGTAGAGCTGACTGCCGCATTTGTCCTTGCCGTGGTAAATCTTATCGTTCATAGCGTTCCTCGCTCTGTCAAACTGATCATCGAAGAAGCCCATCAAACGCCAGCACTCACGCTGCGTCAATTTGCGCACGCGAAAACCTGTGCGCTTTGCAATGCTTTCCATAGATCCCCTCTCTGTGTCATCCAGTTCACAAAAGCTCACCAGAACATTGTCCTTCTGCACGCCTGTCAGGGTGTTGGTAAAATCGTCTCGGCGCAATTCGAGCCGTTGGATAATACCCCCCCCATCATCGTATCTGCCGCGTATTGCGGCTGGGAAGATCTGACTGTGGTATTCCATCCGTCTCAATCACTCCTGTCATCTGCTGATTTCCAAACCCCTTATAATCTCTCGCAAGGAGAGCCAAGGATACATCCGAATATCCTTCAAACCGCTCGCCCTTGTTGCTGAGTCTTGCGCCCGCCTTCGACGGAGAGCAAGTCCCAAGTGTGGCGGTCGATTGAACCGCGCCCTCCCGAACGGACGGTGTGGCTGATGTTACGGAGCGGTGGGGGGGGCGAAGCTGTCAGATGAAATCATCTCGGCGACCTTTTCGTCGGAGAGATAGTATTTCTCGTCAACGTCGTCCTCCAGCAAATCGCCCAAAGCGACTTTGAGCGGAACGGGATCGGGGAATTTGAACTTGCCGTTGTCCAGATCGCTTCGGACAATGACGCAGTAGACGCGCTCGCGGTTCTGCGGGATGCCATAGTTCTTCGCGTTGAGAACCTGCCAATAGACGTTGTAGCCGTACTCTTCCAGTTCCTTGACGAACATATCGAAGGTGTCGCGGAAGCGTGCGCCGGTGATATTCTTGACGTTCTCATAGATTGCGAAACGCGGCTTTTTCTCGCGCAAAAAGCGGAGCCATTCTACCAAGAGAGAAGAGCGGGTTTTCTCGATCTTCGTTGAGCCGCACTTCGGGCATTTGTCGCGCTGTGCGTAATGCGCTTCTAACGGGTTATAGGTGTGACCGCAGTTTTTACAAGTCCACGCAGCCCCCCCCTGCTTGCCCGCGATAGAAAAATCCTGACAAGGTGAACCGCCGAACATGGTGTTAAAATCAGGGACAACCTTTTCGTCCGCCTTGGTGATGTCACCAATATTCAGAACCGGATCGACGCCGTGAATGGCGGCGTAACTCGTTGCGGCGTACTTGTCGAACTCGCAAAATAGGGCAGTTTTGTATTGCATGTAGATATCTCCTTAGATCAGCTTTTCGTGATCGAGTTAATCGCTCTCTGCGCAGCACCAACGCCGTTGTCGCGGTCGTACAGCCGTTCATCAATCTCGTCGTCAGAATCCAATGACACTTTCATAACTCTGCCTTTCAGATAGTCAAAGTACAGCATAGCGCCTTTTGATCTCATATCATCCAAAATAGCAGCCGCTTCACCCTCCGTCATATCGGCAGGGTCATATTGCAGGAATCCCATACCCTGCGGATGAGAGTGGTTATAGAGCGAAGCCAATACTGCAGCCTTGCTCAAACCTTTAATCAGAACCATAGTTACCTCTCTTTCAAAGCACACGACCGAAGGATTTCCTCTGTCAATACATCTGTGTCCTTTGTTGCTTCATAGAGCTTTTCTAAGTCGAACTCTTCTTCCTGAAACTTGAACTGAATCCATTTTGGCTCATGCTCGCGCCAGTCAAGCCACGATGCAGGATTTTCAATGCCAAGAACATCCTTGACCATTTGCAAAATGCGTTCTCCTGCTTTTTTGGATTTTACGAACCCGCTTAGATCGTAGCCAATACCGCGAGGACGCCAAAATTCGCCACCGCCGTCAGGTCTCGGATCAGGCCACTCATACGGATGCCACGGCGTACCCTTTCGCGGATGCTCTTGAACTTTGGGATAATAGAAACCTCCGTTCCCATCATCAAATCCGATGTTGGATTGTATTACCCCGTCATCAAAAAATATCTGCTTTTGTCCACATTCTTCACATGTCCCGAAACCACCGATACCGAATCCTTGAAGAACGATGTCGCAACCGCAATTAGCACACCCGTACTTCAAAAAATCGTGGTATCGGATTGCAATAACCTTGTTTTTCATGACGCAAACTCCTCATTTTCAATCGTTACAGCTTTCGCTCTACTGTGACGATCGTGTCGTTCTTACTTCCGCCATGCGGAACCAGCAGCACTTCGAGCATTTCAAAACCGCGTGTCTTTCCGACGCCGTTGCTGTTCCAGCCGAAGCAAATAGCGATTCCACCCGGTTTTGTGATGCGCCGAATCTCATCCAAATGCTTCGCCCGCCATGATGACTGCGTGGTTTCCTGCGTTACCTCGTATCCGAAGCCCTTGTAGCACTCTGCTACCTGACGTAATGAATACGGCGGGTCGTACAGAACGCAGTCAACGGTGCCGTTGCCAAACATCTTCAAAAAGTCCAGCGCGTCCATGTGATACATGCTGTCGCAGTCCGGATTGATGTCGTTTGTTACCGTTGCGATTTTCGCGTTGTTCGCAAACGGATCAACGACCACCCCCCCCCTCGACGTACCGGCCAAGAAGCTCGCGGATGGGCTTGATCGAGAAGGTGTATCGGTTTGGCATTGACCAAACTCTACTGAATTTCATTTGTGATCTCCTTGTGATTCAAAATGAACACTCGCACGGTAGGTTGTCGTCGTCTTGAATCAACCGCCGCGCGGTCGCCCAAAATTTCTGAGGCGTTGTCTTTTCCGTGGGACAAAGCGCCTTTTCTTTGAGCTTTGCAAATTCTTTCTCAAACTCACGAAGATACCCCTGCTTCAAAATGCTAAATCCGATCTGGTCTTCCGCCCATTTCGCCTTCTCCCAAACGTCAGGCCGCAGACAATAGACAATGAACCAATGCTGCTTTCCAGCTTTGAGACAGCCGATGCAGTTTGCGTGGTTGAATGTCGCGTAGGTGCTCGGTCTGCGGATTCCGACATCTTCGATTGCGTGGATCGTCCGAGCCTCCCATGTCAGCGGATACTCGGTCAGGTATCCCATTGCCGCCATGATGCCCTTGCGCCGCGTGATACGGTTTTGCTCCGTGGCGTCAAATCCATAGACGACGGACACATCCTGCCGGATGCTCTGCGGCGACGTCGGATAGTTCTTGGACAGCCATTTTGTGAACGGCTTGGTTTTCAACGTCTCCGTGCAAAGCGCCTGCGATTGAACGCCGTATTTGAACGCTTTTCGCTCTACACAGACGTCAAACTGGTCTTTTTCCAACCATCCCTGCATATTTGCGTATGTTATCGGTATGCCGAGATAATCGGCGACCTCTTTTTTGAAGCGTTTAATATCTTCGTGTTCCGTGCGCGGGCAAAGATCGTGGTTTAATAGGATCGTTTTGCCAGCGCCATAGCGCCTGACGGTCTCCACGGCGGCAAGCGCCGAGGAGTGACCGCCGGAAAAACAAACGATGTGAGTCATACCGACCACAACCATCACGGTTGAGGTCAACCGTCTAATCCTCCTAAGCTACTTGCCATGCGGCTTTCACGCTGTAACAGACGGCTTTACCCTGTGCTTATCAATCTCGCAGGAACCCGGCTTACCGGGATTGGTATTAGCTCCTTTCCCTCTTTCTCGCCGCGTTGATCTGGCGGCTCTTTTTCGCCATCTTACGGCGGATCTTGCGCTTGGCGGCGTAGTTCTTGGGCTTCTTCCAGCCCTTCGCGTGGCGGCCAAACGTATAGCCGTGGAGTCTGATCGTGGAATGAGCATTGGAAACCGGCATGTGAGAATCCTCCTTATAGATTATTGTCGCGCATAGCACGAATATTAGTCGTCTCTCTTTCTTGACGACGTGCTTCCCTTGAAAAGTATCTGGCTCAACAGCGAAACGCCGAAAGCCTGCCAGTAGGTAAGTGTTGTCAGCCCGAAAATGTCAGGCATGATTGCGTTCCATAGTAGCTTGACCAGAAAAGCACGGATCGGCATACCAACCACAATGAGCGCAACAGCCAGAAAGATTGACATGGCAAGTTGATCACCGTCTTTCATAAGCCCTCCTTAATGCGCGTTCCGGTCGCAGTTGTTCATCACCATGATGCGCTCCCAAGTCTGCTCGCCAAGCAAGCCCTTAAACTTTGCCTCTGTCTTCGGCGGATGATTGGATTTTTTCACCACGAACGGAGCCATGTGCCAGCGAATCAGCAGCGCGACTCCAGTCGCCTCATCATCGCTCAGGTCGCCGGTGTAGCGAAAGCTCTCGTAAGCGCCGACACGCTCATGGTTGTAGTAGTGAGCCGTTTTGCACGGATTTCCTTTGGAATCAACAAACGACTTGGTGCGCTCCTTGCCAAAGTCGTGCAGCAGCATGGCGCGGAGAAGAACGTCGTCCGTATTGGGATAGTGCTCACGCATATAGCTCCAAGCCGCCATACAGTGCTGCCCGATGGTCAGCGTGTGGTGCGGATTGTCATGCGCAATCTGAGAGAGAAACCGCAGCTTGTCGTCGATACAGCCGGAAACAAACGTCGGCGCGTTACAGACCTCAATCTTATCCCAGCCCTCCGCGTACATCGGCACGTCAAACTTGCGGTACATCTGCGAGATTACATCATTCGGAACAACACGATTGCGATTCTCGTTATATCGCAGACACGCTTCAATCGGCGTCGCCATGAATACGCAAACCGTTCGCAAATCGGGGATGTGCAGTCCGCGCAGACTGTGGAGAAACGCGCGGCGGTGCTTATAGTGGATGTTGGTCGCGTCGTAAACAACGCTGTTGCCGCCGCGCAGATCATCAAAAATGCGCTGATGCAATGTCTTGAAGACAAGATCCTGCTGCGTCTGATCGTTCGCATCACCCAAAAGCTCAGCACGAATTGCGTCGCTGGAGTGGACGACGACCTTTTCGGCAAACGGAAGCGCCTTAGATAGCTCCTTTGCCTTTGTGGTCTTGCCGCTGCCGGGAAGACCAACCATCATATAGAAGATTTGCGCCATCACTCAGCCCTCTTGCCGTCGCCGCTCTGCCGATTGTCGATGCAATAACAAATGTAAACGGGAGGATACTTGAGACCGAGCATTTTGGCGACAAGATATGCGGAGTAGCCGTCGATCAGCTCATGCTCACAGTTGATAGCAACCGTGGTGAAGAACGCGCGGCGCTTTCTGTACTCGTCAAGTCGTTTGGCGATCTTTTCAGTCGCCGGAATCGACTTTGCGATGTAATCGGGAATCTCAATCTCGTCCATCGGAATGCTGACGAGCACGCTGTCGATTTCCGCAAGAGGGAAGTGTGCGCAGTGCAGCTTCGCGACGTCCTCCGCGCCATCGCCGGTGATTACACCGGTCATGGCAATACCATCCTTCATACCGCGCGCCGTGTTGCAGATTACTTTGCTGCCGCGCCTGACGCTGGTGGCAAGATGATCGGGAACGGAAAAGCAGTAGAGCTTCGCGCTGTCGGGATGCTTGACGAGAATGATGTTCATGTCGTTTTCTCCTTATCGTATTGAATTTCGCTGAGGAAGTTCTTCCTGAACAGCTCCACCAGAGCCGTATTGAGGATTTCGTCAACGCCTCTGTCAATCGTCGGCTGATTGGCGAGCATATAGGCATCTTTGATGTTCTTCATGTAGGACACAGCGTTGTTGCAGCCGTCGATTGCAGATTTGAGATCGCCATACTCGTACTTCTTGATCGCAAGAAGCAGGTCGCGCTGCTTTGGAATCAGACAGTCGACATACGGCTCTCCGTCCATCCATCTAAGCATGAAATCCTGCATCCGAAGGACGTGATGCCACTGCTTGCTGTCGTACCCGAACCTTTCAATCTTCCACGCCGTTGTCGGATACGGATGACAAAGCGCCTTTTGTTTTTCAAGCGCCATACCGACCATGCAGTTGAGCGCGGCGAAGTCGTTATAGCGACCGATCCGTTCACGAGCGTCGATGACAGGCTGAAACAGCACCGCGTACTTCGGATTGAGGATTCTGTACGGAGTGAACAGGATTTCGACAAAGTTGATGTTCTGCTTGCGGAAGCAGTCAAACATCAGCCGAATATCCTTGACATCGACATGCTCGTCGTTCTCCATAACGTGCGTATAGCTGACCGGTTTGCGGTTGAGCACAAAGTCCTCGAACGTCGGCAAGACAATGAGTTTGGTGTCGATGTCGCTGCCTTCATAGTCCAGCTCGTAGTTCTGCGAGCCTTGCAGGAAGATTCCAACCCATTCGGGATGCCTATACTTCACGGCATCCAAATGCTCAGACAGCCGGCGCATGATGTTTGCATAGCGTTCATCTTGCGTCATGCAAGAATGTCACCTCTTTCTTTTCTCCGTACTGCGTGAGCAGCTTCATCACCTTTAGGCTGTCACACAGAATGATGTGATCTTTGATGATCTCCAAATCCGTCTTTGACGGTTTGAAATGCTGGCGACACAGCTCCGTGACGTTCTCGATGCAGATTTGCACATTGTCCGCCTGAATCTCCATGCCGTAAACCGACTCGATCGCCGTTGTAAAATCCGTGCGTTTTTTGCAACGGGCAAATTTGCGGCGCAGGATCTCCAGAATGAAGACGCCCTCACCGCAGGACGGTTCCAGAAACGTTGCGTCCGGAGCAAATGCGTCTGGATTCTCGCGCTCCAGCGCATCGCACATATCGCTGACCACCCACTGCGGCGTGAAGACTTCACCGTACTTCTGGATGCGTTCTTTCTTTTCCACCGTCACCATTACAAAGCACCGCCTTTACTGACAGAAACCATACAGGAGTCAATGAATGCGTGGCGACCGCCGTACTTTGCGGCGTTGACCTGCTGTGCTTTTGCAAGGCGGCTCATAGACGTATTGTAGTGTTCATCGCAGACCTTGAAGCGCGTTCCGTAGGTTGTGAATCCTTCTTTCACCGGCTTTCCGCAGAAGAAACACAGCCCATATTGCATACGACGCTGCGCATCGCCGGCGGAATAGCCGCGTTTCTTTTCGGCCTCAGCACGCTTGTGATTGCGGAAATATGCTCTGTGCTTGTCGCACATGGCATACGGCGAGCCTTTCGGCAGAGGTTTTCCGCAGCGAACGCACACATGATCGGCTCGTGATTTGGCGCGCTCTTCTTTTCTGCGCTTCTGACGATCGCTCTCCCCGCCGTTGTCGCGGTATTTCTGATTGTACGCTCTAAAACGTTCTGCGCACTCGAAGCAATACGATCGCCCGTTGAGCGTATATGCGTCCTGCTTATGGCAGTTTACGCAGCGATGGAGAGCCTTGTAGTAGCGGTAGTTTTCCGTACTGCTGCTCATCCCGCCATCGCGTCTTCCGCCGCCAGCTCTTCCGCCTCTTCCATATCAGGGGCGGCCGCCGTTTCCTTGATGAGACCTTCGAGAACCTTGAAGGAGAAGTTCTTAATCTTGTACGCCGCGAACTTCGGCCGATCCACGATGCGGACGACCACACCCTCACGAACATGCGTCTTTCCGACCGGATCAACGCCGTCGTAGAACAGCTCCGCCATCGCCTTGACATACTCACCGGCGGAACTGAGGTGCAGCAGGTTGCCGTCCCCATCCATGAACGAATATCCACCATTGGCGTCCGGCTCCGGAATGATGAAGCGCTTGAACATCTGCACGCACTTGACGCCCATTTGCTTGCAACGATAGCGAACAAAGTCGGGCGGATACTCCACCACATCGCCGTCCTCGTTCGTCATGGTCATACGGTAGACGAACAGATCGGACTGCGGCACAGACATATCAATGGAAAACGCGCCGTGATCGTCAGATCCGTGCATGAGCTTCTTGCCAGTCGGGGCGCATCCATAGGAGAAAACAGTTCTCGCACCGTACTGGCTGGAAAAAGTCTTGTCGCCGTTGGCGTTGTCGACCTTCTTGTTGTCCACGCTTGCCATGATCGGCGTGCCGTCCATCGTGAAGCCAACGACCTCGTAATAGACCGTCTCTCCCTTGAACAGCTTTCCCTCAAACGCCTTGCTGTGCTCCTCGCGGAAGGTGTTGTTGCCGTACCAACCGCCCTCGTAGCTTTCGAGAACCGTGCGGCGCGTGCCGGAAACGTATCCCCAATCGTAGACGGGGGTTCCGTCGCGTCGCAGGAGCTTGTCAAGCAGCGTGCGCTTGAAGCCCTTGAAAACAGGGAGATAGCCGGTGCGCTGGCTCGTTCCGTGCATTTTGAGAGTGATCTCAATGAGATCGCCGGGGTAGAACGCCGAAAGGTTGTAAGCAAGCTGTTCCGTGTCGGCGTGCTCGGCAAAGAGCGGAGCAATCGGCGCGCGCTTCTTGCGAGTACGATTGCCGCCTCTTCCTGTGTTATGACCGGAACGGTTGGCGCGGGGGATGTACTTCTCGCAGATGGTCACGCCGTTCAGCATGGTGATCCGGTCGCCCTCCTTGAGCTTCGAGACATCCGTGAAGCTCGACAGGCTGGAAAGCGGCATGAACAGACCGTCGCTCTTTTCTCCGCGCAGCTTGAGCGCCTTGATGTTGCGCTTTTCGGGATCGAGATAGCCGCCTGCAGGCTTTCCGTTCTCGTCCTTGCGGCGAAGAAGGTCGTTCTTGACGGCGTATTCCATGCCGAGCTTTCCATCGACAGGGAAATACACGCCGAGGGCGTTCGGCTCCGTTTTCAGATCGACGATCACTGTGTTGCCAAAGCACTCGCCACACAGCAGACGATCCGCATTGCTGTGCTTTCGCAGGTTTTCGATGCGCGTGATGTAACCGCAGTACATTTCTTCAACTCCTCATAAATAAATTATTGTCGCGCTAATAGAAGCGGTAGAAAGCACCGTTAAGCACCTTCTACCGCATATTATAGATTATTGTCGTGCAAAAGTCAAGACATTTTTGAAAGTCTTTGTGAGATTTCCGCAATCTTATATGCTGCGTCGACCACATCCGTTCCATCGTTGGTCTCGCCAAAAGATATACGGACTGTGCAGGCAGCTTCTTCATCCGGCATACCAATCGCACGCAACACATGGGAGACGCCATTGCCGGATGAACAGGCCGCGCCTGCGGAGATGCAGACGCCATCCATATCGAGCGCCATCAAAAGCGCCTCGCTGTGGACGCCGAAGATCGTCAGACTGACGATGTTGTCAATGTGCGGCGCGTTGTCGCAGTTGACACGAAACCGACCAGCGCCGAGCTTATGCGCAAGACTGCTCAGAAATACATTACGAAGCGCCATGTATTGTGTCATACGATCAATCAGACTTTTCGTGATGATTTCCGCCGCTTTTCCAAGCCCTACAATACCGGGTACATTCTGTGTCCCGCCGCGTAATCCACGCTCCTGACCGCCTCCGAAAATCAGAGGTTTCTTGTGTATTTTACTGCTGATATAGAGGAATCCAGTGCCTTGCGGCGCACCGAACTTGTGACCGGACGCGGACAGCATATCAATGTGACACTTTTTGACGTCAATCGGCGTATGGCCAACTGCGGCTACCGCGTCCGTGTGGAGCGGAATGTCATACTTTTTGCAAACAGTTCCGATTTCCTCCATCGGATTGATTGATCCAAGCTCGTTGTTCGCCCACATGATAGATACCGCACCGATCCGATCCTTTATGCTTGCCGAATTGTTGCGAATCTCAAAATCGAGCCACTTCGGATCGACACGGCAATCATTGCCGACGTCCAGAGCGATAGAAGGGACGCCGAGCGCTCCACGGTCATAATGCGCCAGAGGTTCGGATACGGAGTGATGCTCCGCCTTTGTGGTGATGATCGTTCCACGGTCGATGCAACGAAGCCAAGCGTTGTTGGACTCCGTGCCGCCGGACGTGAAATAGATTTCCGATGCGTCCGCGTTTATCATGGCGGCGACCTGCTCTCTCGCTCGTTCGATTGCCTGATGCGCCGCAACGCCCTGTGCGTGCAGGCTGGACGGATTGCCGACGCTGCCGTCGCCAAACCACGGAAGCATGGCCTCCAGAACTTCGGGACTCACCGGCGTGGTTGCCGCGTGGTCAAGATAAATCATGATTTTCCTCCCTGCAAAACATCTCTTTGTTGCACATCTCTCTACTCCAGCAGAAAGCATACTCCGGCAAAACGCGCCGCTTCTCCTGCGGAATACGGCGATCCTCCTCCAGATACCGCAAATACGACGCTTTGATGCTGTCTTCGTTCTCCGTGACCACGGAAGCGAGGCTTTCCACCTCTGCCCGGTCATACCATCGGACGTTCCACAGCGAGAGAATCAGCAATCGCTCATCTACAACGCTCAACGGCAGGCGTCTCGAAGCGCGCAGCTCCTTTGAGACAAGAAGAGCCAAATCCATGCCGCAAAGCGGCACCTTGACGCCGAAAAGGTTGGCGGAAAAACGCTTGACTACCTTGTGTGCGTGAGACTCAAGATACAGGCAGCGGCATTTCTGCTTGTTCCGAAAGCCCTCCCAAAAAACAGCGGATACAACGGCTTGAATATGCTTTTTCACGAGAAAAGAACAGACACCATCGTAATAGAAAAGCGTACTGTACGGAAAATCCCGCAGAGCGCGGGAAAGACAGGCTGAAATATATCCGCCGTTCCAAAATCCGAATGGAGGGAGCTGCAAATAATCGCGCAATTCGTTTATTTCGCAGTATCCGCAAGCCTGAATCCGGGATTTTATGAAATTTCGGATGTCGCGTATGACCGAGGCGTGGTCGTCCAGCGAAAAACCAAGCCTCTTATCACAGCTTCCATTCATCCCATAGTCGACGCCTGCCTTGATGCCAGCAATCGAGACGGACGCGAACGGATTGAGCGAAAGCGCCTCCACTCCGCGCGGATAAACCGATAAAACGAGGTCGTCCAACGTCGCAGGCTCTTTTTGTCTTACGGCATCGCGCATTTTTACAATGCGCTTGTGAACTGCCACATTCGACATGGTGCCGATCCTCGCGGCGATCTCACGTTCCGTCGCTCCGCGTTCCGCCAGATCTGCGATTCTTCGGTCTGTTTGATCCGCCGCGCCGGAGGTCAGCTTCCGCCTGTCCGGGTCTGGTTCTCCACGCAGATAGAGCGTAGACGGTTCATGCCCCGAACGGTAGCAGGTAAAATGACTGAACCACTCATTTTCCGCCTGACGCTTCATTTCCTCATAGGCGTGCAGCAGTTCTATATGCTCGCGATCCAGTTTTACGAACGATTCCAATTCTTCCGGGAAGCACTTGTATTGCTCGGCGTTGTTCTCAGCCGCGCGGAACCACGCATCGCTTGGCTTGTTTCCCTCCGTATCCCACAAGCCGGCGCTTTTTAGCTGGGTGCGCATCGCATCGAAACGCTCGTACAGATCCATTGCGGCATCGGGAAAGTCAGACGTCAGGACGCATAGGCGGTCGCTGCATCCGGTTTCCGCAAACAGGCTTTCTATCTTGCTGCGCTTCGGCTGACCGACGATATAAACCAGGCAAATTCTGTCTGGATAGTCGAAATGCGCCGCGTAGCGAACCATCTTTGCGATATTCCTTGCGTATCCGTGGAATGTCAGGAATCGGCGCAACTGCTGCCGTGAATATTCAATTTTTGGAAAACCGTCGAGTACAAATGTTTCCTTGTACTCGACGGCTCTTTCCTTCTTCATTTCTGCCACTCCTTTTGATCGAATCAGCGGTTCCATAAAATCAAACAAAAGTTGTTGCAAATCTCGTTGCGGGAAGCGGGACTTGAACCCGCAGCTTGCGAAGACTGTTCGCCGCCCGACCGTCGAGCTGTTCCCGCGTGCCGCCGCGTAAGCGGCGGTTGCCGTCTTTCCGGCTGCCAGAAAAAAGGAGAAACGTTTGCCGCCCACCACAACGGCTGGCGGAAGGGGAGGGGATCGAACCCTCGCGCCGCTTTCGCGGCCTAGCGGTTTAGCAAACCGCCCTCTTCACCGCTTGAGTACCCTTCCATGTCGGAGCATCCGCGAAGTGGACGCTCCGGAAAAGAAACCTGTTAAAAACACTCGAATATTATATGAAAGAATCGCCATTCAGGGCTGATCTCGTGCTCTCATATCTTCCTCCGATCGTATGCGGTTCGCCGGAGTCCGGCGTTCCGCCGCAGGTGTAGCCGGTGAAATCATTTGTGTATCACAGCAGGATCTTCTTCATGGGAATCATCTCCTTTTGCCTTTGCGTCCATCATACGGACACTTAGGGAAACAAGTTATCTACAAACCGATCCATGTCGGTCGTCAGCTTGTAACAGTTGCCATGAGAGGCATGGTTTTTCCAAGAGTTGTATTTTTCGTCAAATTTTTCGCGCGTCATTTTGCCGGACAGCACCAGCTTCGCGTCCTTTCGTAGTCTCTTTTTGATCTGGCGCTTGTTGTCGCCGGTCAACCTCCGAATGACCTTGCCGTCCTCGGTAAGATAGCTGTGGAACCCAAGAAAACGGACGCCCTTTCGCATTGGCACGATCTCCGTCTTGCTGTTGAGCGTCAGACGAAGCTCTGATAAATACGCTTCGATCTTCTTCTTGCAATCCTTCAAATAATTCTTATCGTCGGAGAGCAAATAGAAGTCGTCCGCATATCGGCCGTACCACACACAGCCAAGGTCTTCCGTAACGTAGTGATCGAGGCCGTCAAGAAACATCAGCGCAAATACCTGACTGCACTGATTGCCAAGCGGCAACCCGAGACCATCCGTGCTGTCTATCAGAAGATTGCAAATCCATCGAATACCATCGTCGTCGAAGTAGCGGCGAACGCAGGCTTTCATCAGGTCGTGGTCGATGCTGTAAAAGAACTTGGTAATGTCGCATTTGAGAATGTATCCGCCGCTTCCGTGCTTCGCGTAGAAATCCAGCAGGTTTTCCGAAAGTCGATCCAGCCCGAACAAGGTTCCCTTGCCTGCCTGACCGGCGTAGTTGTCGAGAACGAAACAGCTTTGCAGCCTCGGCAGCAACACGCAGTCGCACAGGCAATGCTGGAGAACCTTATCGCGGAACGTACCTGACTTGACGATCCTTCTTTTCGGCTCGGAAACAACAAACGCGGTGTACGCTCCGACGCGGTATGTTCGCTCCTCCAACTGGCGCTTCATCACGACCAGATTTTCAAGAGCCAACACGCTGAACCGCTGTGCGCTGCGCTTCTTTCCCTTGCCTTTGCGAGCGACCTGATAGGAACTAAACAGATTTTCAAAGCTGGTCAGCTTCTCAAAGTCGCTCACGGCTTTTGTATTTGTCCCGCCGACGGCGAGAGAGGTTGTGTACTCTTTTGATAGTATGGCGCACTCCTTGTAGCTGTCTAAGCAGCTTATAGACCTCGCAAATCCACCAGAACGGGCGAACGTCGTTGCTGTAGTCGCAGTCATTCCAGTTCAGAATGCCATTGGAGTTGACGTAGCAGACGTTGCGAGCATCAGCACACAGCCTGAAGGTCGTCGTCAAGTCAGGTCTTCCGCCAAGCGAGTGTCATATATTTGACATCGTGGGCTAAGGCAGACCACGATTCGCCTGTTGCGGCGCTGATCAGATGAGCGTGGAGGCTGTATTTCACAAGACTTAGGAATTTATTGCAGTTCGTAACCGCGCTTGTCTGGAAATCAAAGCGTTTTTGCCGCTGTGAGGATGAATCTGTCCGAAAGGAATTGGCATCCATCACATTGCTGTGGATGTTCAGCGCGTATGTTTGAAGCTGGTCGGCCAGCCGACGGAACTTTACCGGATAATGCTGTCGGCTGGTCGTCAGATCAAACACGCTGAAAAGAAGCTCCTCTGCTTTGTCTCCTATGTCAAACTTAACCTCTTCGCTCATCACAAGACATCAAGATACGAAGATGGAAGAATCCAAGATACAAAACGGGCGAACGTGGCGGCTGCAGTCGCAGCCATTCCAGAACAGAATGCCATAGGAGCTGACGAAGCAGACGAGGCGAGTGTAGCTGGTACTCTCGTCGAATGTTACGCGCGTGGCAGTCCACCACGGTGAACCCATCTTGGGAAGATACTCGCGATAGCGGCGGTAGAGATCGGTCGTGAGCAAGGAAATATTGTCACGGACGCTGAACGACTTACCCGTACCGTCGTCTGCGACGAGCTTGACGGTGTGCTCCACGATGTTGCTTGCGCCAACCGCCTTGGAAAGCTCCTTATAGAAGGTATCGTTGAGATAGCGGCGCACGTCGCTCTTTGCGTAGTCGCCGCCACCGCCGTATTCCATCGTCTTGACAGAATCCTTGGCGAGAACCGCCGTAGTGGTCGCGCTGTGCTCCAGAACGTAGAACTCGCGGCTGCCGATTTTCACAACGGAGCCCGCCTTGATCTCGCCGAGCGTGCGGCGAGGCTGCTCAGACAGGGTAACGATGATGTTACCGTTGCCCTGCTCCTTGACGTCGACCTTGACGTTGGGGCATTCGTTTTTGATCTCGATCTGCATTATGCGTCCTCCTCATTCTTCGGCGATTCATCCGCGTCGTCCACGGACAAGAGCCTTGTGAAGTTCTGAATGATCGCGCTGTTGTGCGAGCGCGCCCGCGCCATCGTCTGCCGCGTCTTGGCAAGCTCGCTCGTGTAAGCGTCCAGCTCGTCCATTCCGTCGCTGATCTGCTGATTGATGAGTTCGAGATTGCTGATCGTCTGCGTGACCAAAGAGACGGCGTTATCCGCCTCCTGTGTGAGACGCTGAATCTCCGCAGACTTTTCGCGCAGCATGTCGCGTGCTGCGGGTGTGTTGCGCATGTTTCTCATATCGACCTCCTTACTCCATACCGCCGATGCTGACAATGGCTCCGCTGCCGGAAACCGTGGGAAGTTCGCCGTTCCACTGCTCGTACTTGATCTTCTCGATCAGCTCAGGCGTAAGGGACGCCGCAATCTTGCGGTTGGCGTCAGCCTCCGCCTCAGCCGCAATACGCATGACCTCAGCCTCCGCGTTTGCCTGAATGACGGCTGTTTCCGCTGTGACCTGCGCGACCGCCTTGTCCTTGTTTGCCTGAACCTTTGCGGTTTGCGCCTCAATGTTGGCCAGCTCAAGCTCCTGCTGGGCGTTGACCTTCTTTTGGATTGCCGCCGCAGTCTCAGGATCGACGTCAATATTTGTAAAATTCACGGTGTCGATCAGGATGCCGTACTGGTCAAATTTCTCGCGCAAATACTCGTCCAGATGCGCGTTGATGTCCGTGCGTTTGTCGCCAAAGATGTCGGTGACGGGATAGAGCGCCGTGATTTCCTGCGTCCATGCGGAAACCTTGGGCTTGATAAACGTGTCCTTGATCGTCTCACCGTTTTTGCCCTTGAAGGTCACGAACGTACCGGAGACACGCGACTCATCGAAGCGATAGGAAAATTCCAGCTCGACCGTGACGCTCTTTCCGTCTGACGTGGGACACTTGAAGCTCTCATCGTGCTTGGAGTCGCCCTTTTCGCCGGAGACAAGGTAGGATTGCTCCAAGCCGATCGAATAGGTTGTGACCTTCTTCGTGGGGCTGACCATGTGCCATCCCTGCGAAAGAATCTCTCCATCAACGCCGCCGTTCATATTGTAAATGACGCCGACATAACCGGCGGGGATCTTCTTGACGCACATAAGCGTCAGGGTCAGCGCGAGGACGAGGCCGATGCCGAGGATAATGCCACCGATGTATCCGTTTTTCTTCATGCTTACTTACTCTCCTTTTCTTCTTTGTTGTTGGTGTTTTCTGCTTCGGATGCGGGATTATCGTCTTCAGTCATGGCTTTTTTGGCGTCGCCATACAGCTTGTTCGCAAGCCTTCCGATCGGCTTGAAACAGAACGGCAGGAGAAACCAGAGAAGAACCACGCCGAGGATCAACAAAATGTAGAACACAGGCATGAGATCGCCTCCGTTACGCCGGCGCAATCGCGGCTTCCACGTTTGCCTCATCCGCAGGCTGCGCGCCGGCGCTGCCTGCCTTGGGCGTCTGCTTTTTGACACCCCATTCGTTCCCGTTCGTCCAACGGAGCGTTCCGTCCTTGTAGCGGACGAAGTAGCGCAGGAAGGAATCGTTGGGATCGACCTTGCGGATCACACCGCGCACCTTGCGCTTGACATCGTAGACCACATCGCCGACCTTGTGAATGATGGGAGCGCCCTTCTTCTTGTGTTCCATGTTTATGCCTCCTAAAATAAATTATTGTCGTGCTAATGAAATCTGAAAGGCTTTCGCCCTCAGATGCGCTGTTTTAGTAGAACAGCTTCTTGTAATGCGCGTAATCGGACAGTGCGTTCCGATATGCCTGATCGTTTTCAAACGTCGTCTCAAAGACACGTTCCGCGAACGCTCTGTCATTGAGGTCGAACGTTCTGATCTCCACCTCCAACGCATGAGCTCGGTTAAAAATGCCGGACGTATGGATCACATTGTAGGTCAGAGAATAGCGCCCGTCCATGATCGCGTTGAAGCGCTTGAGGAGCTGGTATAGCTGCTGTGTAGTGATGTGGCTGCTGCGTTCCGTACGGAAGAGATATTCCGACGCTTGGTATGTGTGGAAGATCACACCACGCGCCTGCTGGTTGAATCCACGGGAATCCTTGTAGTCATTGAGCTGATCCGCAACAAACTGCGGCAGCTCCATGAACTTCCCACCGAGCAAAATCCCGTTTTCCAGCACGTCAGACTTTTTCAGCTCGCACATCTGCTCCATCGTCAGGCCAAACCATGCAAGATAGCAGGCGGACATGTGAGGGTCAAACTTTCCGGTATTGTCACGCTCCGGATCTTTCGCCGTCTCCTCCACACAGAAGCGCAAATCGTTCAGATTGCGAAAGTAGGCGAGCTTTTTCCCGCCGCTTGTCGCATTGGAATCCACAGCGCTGAGATCTTCCAAATTGACAGACTTCAAAATCTGCATCTGATTCTCCGAAAAACGTCCGCTCTCTATCTGGTAGCTGACATAGCGGCAAAGAGCCATTCGGTATTGCACAAAGCTGGTCTTGCGGCGTATGCCGATCGCATTGAACAGGGAGATGTAATCATCTCGCGTCATATCCGAATCTAGCTTGCCGTTGTTCGCCTTATCCCATGCGCGGATCGCCTTTTCCTTCTGTAGGAAGACATTTATTATAGAATCCGAGCAGGATTTCAGCCCGCGTTTCTCGTCCGTAAAAAACGAATCGTTCATGTCGCTCCCTCCAATCCGCTGTTCCGGTGGCGTATAGACATAGTAGCATGTTGGAGGTCGCTTGTCAATAGCAAAACATAAATTTATTGGAAATTCTGCATTACCACCGATTGACAACGGACTTGAGTACCTCGCGGCGTTCCGAATCCATCTCGGCAATGTTCGCTCGCAGGCGGCGGGGCTGTTCCACGAAACGCCGCCAGCTTTCGTAGCACGCCTGCCTGTAGCCGTAATAGTAATCCGAGATCGCGCCGCGCGACTTGTTTGCGCCGTAAAAGTAGCGTTCCAACAGCGATTTGATTTCATCTGCCGTGGTGCTGAGCGTATGCCGCTCGTTCCGCCCGTCCGCGTAATCGCAGATCATCGCGGCGCTTGCCTCGCAGCCAAGCTCAACGTTTATGTAGAGCACGCAGCTCTTCGCATCGGCGAACCGTTCCGGCAGTTTACCCTTGTATGGGAAGAAAAGGAACTTGTCGCTCTCACTGGCGAGCTTGACCTTGGAAAGATCCAGCTCAAAATTTCCAAAATCCTCTACGGGATTCCCGACGAGAATCAAACAAACCGCCTCCAACCTCTTATTGTATATTGACAGGCACGATTACAAGTGGTATGATTAAAACAATCCACGAAGAAAATCGTTCCATCTGCGGCATACTATACCACGACCATAATCGTTATGTCAATACCTTTTCACGAAAAAATTCGTGAGCTAGGAGATTTTTATGGACTCCACAATTTATATCCGCACAAAAGAGCTGTGCGATGAACGCGGAATGTCGATCACCAGACTTGAGGGCGAGCTTGGACTTGGACAATATGCGATCGGTCGGCTCAAATCCTCATCCAATCCGACGGTCGAAACGGCCATGAAGATCGCCGGATACTTCGGCGTTTCCGTCGATTATCTGATCGGAGCCTCCGACATTCGCACCAAGGCAGACGATCTGGTGCATGACAACGACTTTGTATCGCTCCAGCGCGCACGCGAGAGGATGACGGATGTTGACCGAGACCGCATGATGGCGATGCTCCAAATTGCTTTTAACAAAGCGTTCGGAGATGAGACCGCCAGCGTTGAGCAGTATATCCTGAATGTCGAACGTGAGGAGAAGAAGGAGTGACATGATCCGATACGGGAAAATCCACGATGAGGTGTTGAAGCTCTACTGCAACATGAATCCGCTGGTGTTTCCGATCCAACCGGAGGAAGCTATGCGAGCCGTTCCAAATTGCAGGATGATGACATACCGCGAGTTTTCCGCACTCAACAACTGTTCCGTAGAGGAGACGGTGCGGCTTTGCAGCAGCAAATCAGGCTGCACGCAATATGACGTGCTCCGCAATCGCCATCTTATCCTGTGGAACGACGATCCATCCGATAATAATGTGCTTGGTCGCCAGAGGTGGACGAAGGCGCACGAGCTGGGGCATGTGGTTTTGCGGCATCTTCCGCAAACCGCGCGTTCCAGAAGCGAACCGTCAGGATTTTATGCCGAGCACTGCAAGGAATACGAGGACGAGGCGGATCTGTTCGCGTCGATCCTCCTTTGCCCGTGGCCTCTCTTTTTCCAACTGCACATTCATTCCGCCGCCGACGTCGCCAATGTGTTTGGCCTTTCCACAGAGGCTTCCAATGTGCGCTGGGCGGATTATCTGCGGTGGAGAAGCTGCAAACGCAATGACAAAGAGCTGCGCTGGGCTGGATGGATGGAAGGACTGTATCAGCTTCGTAAAAAATCCGGTATGGTGGAGCACCCACCGTTCCGCTACGGAGGAAGAAGATACAGCGGCATCGACGTATGGCCGGAAAAGGCTTCAGGCGATCCCTAACATGGGGTCGCCTGTTTTTTTTGCGCAGCCTGTTTTTTTTGAGCGGTTCCAAAATCAATTCCGGCATGGAAGAAGAATCGCTGTGAGCGGAGAATCCATGACGCCCGCCTTGGAGTAGACCATCAGTGACGCGACGCTCCCCACAAACGGCTTCGCGTAACCGAGATAGGCCGTGCAGCCCGTCCCGGCCGACTCCAAGGTCGTGATCAGACGGCGAACGTCGAAGACGCTGCTGATCGTCGTCCCGTCAAAGCGCTCTGCGGTGAGGGTGATCTTTCCCGGCGTCTTGCGCAGCACTTCCAGCGCCGGAAGATCCTCGACGAGGAAGAAGTCGCATCCCTCCGCCTCGCGCATCATCTCGTCATACTTGTCCTCGCGCGTTCCCGCCGGCAGTTCGTCCGGCGCTTCCTTGAGCATGACGAGGGTGTATCCGTCCGTCACGGCGTAGCGGTCGCCGGAACGGTGGTAGCCGGTAATATGATGCGGATACCTGCGCCACTCTTCCGAGATGAGCCGCTTGAGTGCGGCGAGCTGTTTCTTTGTGAGCTTCATTTTGCTCCTCCTTTGCAAATCATGCGTGCGGCGTATTCCGCAGCGGATTTTTCCTGCGCCTTTTCCACGCAGAGACGGATGATGAGATAGATAATGCCTGCCATAAACGACATGTTGACACCTCCTCAAACCATGTGCTCGGCCATGAAGTTCTCGAAGACGTCCGGCGTCCAGAGTCCGGAGCCGTCATCCGCCGCGATGCCGGTTTGTTCCAGCTTCGTCACAAGACTGTCATAGGGGAGGGTATCGACCTCCAAGCCGAAGTGCAGGCACAGCGTCGTCCAGAGCGCTCGGAGCTGGCTCTGGAAGCCGCAGTCGTTCCAGTCGTCGCGGTGGTACTGGATAAAGATTTTGATGAACTCAAACTCCGCGTCCTGCTGAATCTCCTCCGCGCGGCGCTCCATCTCCTCGCGCAGCATTTCCTGATCCATGATCTGTTCCATATTCAGTCCTCCCGTTTTCTCAGTCGTTCCAGTTTTCGTGCTGCGTCAGGTACACGGCATAGTCGAACTCGGTCTTGCTGACCTTGTAGGACACGGAATCCTTCGCTATGCGATACTCCGTTCTGGGCTTGCTCTCCTTGACGTTCCAGCGGCTTCCGTACCACGACGTCACGCCCTCCTCCTTTTTCGGCGTCCAGCCGTCCTTGATAAGCGATTCCACAAACGCGCGCTTATTCTGCACGCCATATTCACTCGTGCGGATGAGCTTTTCCATCGCTGCGCGGAGCTTGCCGAAGCGCATGGGGGAGAAATCATCAGCAAATCCGTGGTACTTCGCGCGCTCCAGCCTGTCCTCCTCGGCCGCCTGACGCGCGCGCTCCGCCTCCTCCGCGCTGCGCTGCTCCTCGCGGACGCGCTGCTCCTCCTCCTTGCGGGCATACCACGCGGCGCGGTGCTGTGCGTAGACGTCGGCGCGTTCCGGATTCCACTGGCGCACGAACTCGATCCACGCATTGCCGATGAAGCGATTGCTTTCCATCGCCAGATTCATCGCGGCGACGAACGCCTCCGGAGACTCGCCGCCAAAGTTCTTGACGCCCTCGGCGTAACGATCATCGGTCATATAGTCGCGGTAGATGCTGCGGTTCTCAACCTTCAAGCCGTCCGGCACGCCGTCAAAGAAGATGAACGTGTCAAATTGGCGCTCGCCGTACTGGTTGGTTCCATGATCGGCGGCGTAGACCGTTCCGACGACGGGGAAGACATCGTAGTAGTGGCGGACGACCTTGTTGCCGTCCGCTCCATATTCGAGCACGCGGCGCTTGCTCGTCGGCTGCGCGGACAGTTCCAGTAACGTTTTCATATACTCCTCCTTATTTGTTGTATGGGTAAGTCAACATCCACAGGTTTTTCACTTCGTCCAGCGTCAGGCGATAGTGCTCGCCCTGCGGGGCGCGGTCAGTCGTTCCGTCTGATTCGAGACTCAGCCACGCTTCAACGACATCGCCGTTCGCATCCTCGCGCTCGTGCAGCTTCATGCTGAGCAGAGACGGATGGACGCGGGACGGGTCTTGCGAGAGGTACGAAAAGATAATGCGGTACGCCTCGGCAAGATAGCGCTCATCCAATCCGACGCCGTAAAACAGTGCGTCCTCCATCTGTTGCAGCGTAAAGGCGTTCGGATGCTTCGCGCTCTCCATGTAGTGCTGAAACACCTTGCCGTTCAATCGCTGCTTTTCTGTTTCTGTCATGGCTTGTTCCTCCTTCCTCTTGTACCAGAGAAGAGATCCGTCGGGCGCTAACCGGCGGGTATGAATTTTTCCTCCACGCGGATCACGCCGGTCGGATTGCGGTCGGTCAGACGTTGCTCAAAATAGCGCAGGCATTCGCTGAGAATGACGCCGCGCTGGAATGCGTTGAGGTCGTCCAAGTCGATTGCCTGAGCGGTTTCGTCCGTCAGATCGTAACGGTCTGCCACCGTGTCGTCCTCCGGCCTACCATAGACCGTATAAACGGCGCGGAAGCCCTGCGTTCCGCTGAACATGGCGGCGGCCTGCTCGTCCGAAAGTTTGTAAAGCCTTTGGAAATAGGCGTGGTCGTCAATGGTAAACTGAACTACTCTCACTCCACGCCCATCTCCTTCGCAAAATTGTCGATCTGTTCCGCCGTCAACCACTCCGGCTTTTCCGGCAGAATCGCGTAGACCGCACGCATCAGCTCGATCTGCGTCTTTTCATCGTGCGTCCAGAGATGCTTCGTGTGCCGGCTGCGTCCGTCGTTGCCGAGGAAGTAGCTGCAATCAGAACGGAGACGGTCGAGAAACATGTAGTAGAAGCGCGAGCTGTATGAGGTGATGTCGAAACGCCGCAGGACGGCCACCGCATCTTCGTACTCGCGCGCTCTGAGGTTCCGGCAAAGCTGCGCATCGCGCAAGCCTTCGCGCATCCATTCCAGCCAGTCCGCCGCATCCACGGGCGGACGCAAATTGTAGGCGACGACACAGATCGCGCCGTAGGTCGCACCGATGTTGTTGACACCGTAGTCGCCGAAGTCCGGCAGCGCAGCGCCGCACTCGCGGGCAAATCGCTGGCAGCCCTCTTTTCCGCCGTAAAACATCCCATCCGTGCAGAGATGAGCGGCAGCGCGCGCTGTGGTGGACATCCAGTTATTGAATCTCTCGGAAATATTCTGTTCCATTTTTTTACTCCTTTCCCTCATAGCGGAACGCATACGGTGTGCCGACGCGGTACGGATAGAGACAAAACCAGTCGTCGCCGTCGATGTTCAAGGCGTGCTTGCTTCCGTCCTTCCGAATGACCACGCGCGGAGACTCGCGGAAGAGCTCGTCGAGCTGCGGCGCGTTGTACCGGCAGGCGTTTTCCAGCAGCGTGATGATGAACGACGCACTCGTCTCTTTCATTTTGACTTTTACGAAGCCTCCAAAAATACCGGGTTCGTCGCTTTCCCATTTGTAGATGCCGGTTTTTAGCATAATGTTTCCTCCTTCGATTTTGCGCTTCTTACGCCCATATAAGAGAAAAAGGAGCGCAAGTGCTAACCTGCGCTCCAAATTTTCTTACGCGGTGAGGAGAGGCATAGTCGATGCGGGGGAGATGATGTAGTTCTGCGGCGCGCGCATGACCTCCTCGTACTCCTCGCGGCCTTGGAACTCATCGACCACGGCGCGGGATTCCGCGTCCATATCGTTGTAGTGCTTCTTTCCATAATCCGGCGGGAGCCACTGGCGGCTGCGCGCTGCAAAGATGTTGAGGCGGTCAATCAGGCGCTTCGCGTCGTCGTCAAACTTGATGTGGCAGGTTCCCTTCTTGTAGAACGTGGCGGTGAAGTATTTGAAGTTCATCGTCGTGCGCTGGCACTGTTCCGCAACATGCGCCACGGTGTAGGGGTCGATGGAGGAGCCGGTTTCGCCGCGATCCAGATAGTTCAAAGCGCGTTCGATGTCCGCGATTTTGCCGGAGAACTCGCGCGCTTCCAATTTCTTCTTGCCGTCATATTTCGTGTAGAATCCGTTGATGGGGAGAATGACCTTCATACCGACCTTGTGCGCCTTATTCGTCGCCCACCCACTATAGTAGTGGATGTTCTTGGCGCATTCCGGATACCATGCGTGTTCGGCGGACAGCTCATCGAAGAGCTTGTAGATCGCATCCTCCACGCCACGCGAGAGACGCGCGGAGATTTCCAGCATGACCTGCTGAATGTTGTAACGCGAGAAGTCGTAGTCCTTCATCTCGCTGATTTTGTTGTAATACTCATTATGGAGATCGGAGGTCATCTTTTCCGTCAGTTCGCGGCGGGAAAGCAGCAGATTCCAATACCTTGAGCGCAAACCGCGCAGATAGGAGTTGATCGTGTCGCTCGTCGCATGGTCGCACTTGTGGTCGTTCACGGAGAGCTGGATGAGCGGCTGGCTGTAAGTATCGGAGCCGTTCATAATGTACGGCGCAAGCGCGTTATACTCGCGCATGAGAGCGACGCCGGCCTTTGCCTCCATGTTGTAGCCGGAAACAAGCTGATCCATCCAGTCACCGGCGACCAGATCGGTGACTCCTGCGCTGCGTTCCTCCTCCATCTCAGCGGCGCGTTTGAGACCTTCCAGAATGTTCGACTTACGTTCCGGCTCCGGAATCCTCAGATAGACGATTGCGACCTCGACGTCGCTCTGACGCTCGGCATGTGAGAAAGCACCGGAAACAAACTCAATCTTGGCCTCGTAACGGGCGAGTTGCTCCTGCAGCACCTTCCGTCGCTGCGTGTACGGGTTGCGGATGGTCTCTGCATTGAGCAGAGATACGATTTGTCCGCCCGCGTCCTTCTGCATGGAGATCGCCTTGAGTAGGTGTTCGTCTCCATTGGAAAACGGCGGATTCATCAGGATCACGTCGTAGTGCTTCATGGTGAAGTAGGTGAGAAAGTCGTCCGACACGACACGATAGCCCTTGCCTTTGAGGATCATCTGAAGATTGGCGTCGCGTTCGATGCAGTCCACTCGTTCCATAAAGAAATCGTCCCGATAGTTCCCGTGCTTGTGGTTGAAGCACTTGAGCGCACAGGAAATCAAGTCGCCCTTTCCGGCGGACGGTTCCAACATTGTATCCGCGTACCGCCAGTCGATCAGATTGACCATGCGACCGGCAAGCGCCGTCGGTGTCGGAAAAAACTCTGCATCAGGGGAGGCTGGAAGTGCTCGGACATCCGCGTGCAGCACTTCTGCTCTGTGCTCTGCATACCAGTCAGCGAAAATTCTCTTGCCCTCTGCGACGGTTTTGCAGCGACCGATGGGGTTTGTGCGAAAATAGTTGCCGGTGCGCTCGGTGTAGTATTCCACATCCATCGGCTTATCCTTATTCCAATGCTCGACCGCAGGCGTGCCGTCCATATAGAAGATCCCGCGAATCACGCCGACCGGCTGCGCGTCCTTGTGGATGATGACGCTGCGCTGATAGGCCGGTTTCTCCCATCTGGTACAGCGCTCGGTTTTTTCGGTGTAGTAAAACATTCCGTTCCTCCTTTTCAAATTTGCTGCTTGCACTCTTACCAGAGAACGATTTGTGAATTTGCTAACTGAACAAAAAAAGACGCCGGATTGCTCCGGCGTCTCACAATTTACAGCAGCTCTACACAGGTCAGATAGTCATATTCGTCTCCATCAACGGATACGGTGTCGCCGCTCTCAAAGAGGTTTTGCAGCCACTCGTCGTATGCCTCCGGGCTTCCGGCGTTCCAGCGCTTTTCGTCCAGCCACTCACGGAGCGCGCGGACGCTGGAGAACGTGTAGTTAAACACAGCCGTCAGCCTCCGTCATCTTGTGGTAGGTGTGCTCCTGCGGCTCGTCGTCAAACGTGACGTGCAGCGTACAGCCGTGCATATTCGAGCCGAACCAGTTGTTGAGAAACAGCGTCGCAACATTGACCAGATTGCGCCGCGCGTAACGGTTGTCGAGAAGCTGCGCAAGATCGGGTCGTCCGTCGAACTTGACGCTGACATACTCGCCGCTTCCATAATGCGGCTTGTTGGGATCGGGGTCGAGTCGGGTGAAGGTGAGCTTTTGGGTGAAGCTCTTGCCATCGCAGACGCCGGAAACCTCGGCGACGATCATACGCGGATTCTTTTCCATATTGCGCTCCTTTCGTTAGTTGGCAAGCACCAAGATCGAAGAGTCAAGAGTCAAAAACGGGCGAACGCCGCTGCTGCAGCCGCAGCCATACCAGTTCAGAATGCCATCGGAGTTGACGAAGCAGACGAGGCGAGCGTAACCGTTACTAGGCGTGGATGCGGGCGTGATTGTCCACCACCAGCTTTCATAGCTGCTGTTCAGTCCGAGCGTCTTGTGGTACTTCGCATACTCGGCGGCGGTGAGCAGGCTGACGGAATCCGCACACTTCCCATAGTCATCGAGGCCATCCAGCGACGTCAAATCACGCTCCATCGAGATAATGTTCTCGACGCCGACGATTGCTGAGAGCTTCCGGAAATACTCGTCGTTCAGCTTGTCGCGGATGGGGGATTCCCTCCAGTCGGAGCAGTCGCCGAACTCCTCGCCGCTGTACGGGAAGCCCTCGGAGATGACGCGCGTGCCGTTCTCGGTCTGTTCCAGCACGATGAACGTCTCGTCGCCGATGGAGAAGGTCTCGCCGGGTGAGAGGGTGGAAAGCGGCACCTTGCGCTCTTCAAGCAGCGGCGCGAGCGCTGCGGCATCCGACACCTCGATGATGAGCTTGTTGCCCTCGACAGTCACGACGCTCTTGTCAAATTCCAGTTTCATGTAATGTTGTCCTCCTTTTCTGTCGTTGTGTTGTTACATGAGAAGAGCGGGCGGCATTGCTAACCGCCCGCTCCGTTTTCCCGTTACACCTTGGCAGCGAGCAGCTCCGCCATCTTGTCCATCATGGCGTGGCCGTCCATGATCCTGCCCCAGTTGTTCTCGCGGTAGTTCGCCGTCTGACGGCGCGGCGCGTTGTGGGATACCATATCGCTCATGGCGTTGATCGCACCCCACGCCGTTCCACGGAACTTGATGAGATCGGGCGCGAACCAGCAGACCATGTACTCGTCCTTGATCGCCTTGACGTTGTTCTTCTCACGGTCGCTCGCGTCCTCCTTGAGCGGGAACATCTCAGAGAGAATCTTCTGAATCTCATCCTCGCTGACGTTCGTGTTGGCGAGCTGATCGGCGTAGACGCCGAGCCGCTCCATATACTTGCCGGCCATGTCGAGGCAGCGATGCGCCTCCGCGAGCTTCATCTGAAGGTCGCCGGTGTGACGCGCCGCCCACGTCCGCTTTGCGCCGTGCAGGGCAAGGTTGAGCGTGTTGTTGCAGACCACGCGAATCGGCGTCATGCAGACGCGAATCGCTCCGCCGCCGTCGTGGGAGTTGGTGAAGCACAGGTACGGCTCCGTCTTGTCGCCGACGATCTCCGTGTCGGGGAGCTTTGCCAGCAGCCAGATCTTCCGGCCTCCGCTCAGGCTGCCCGCCGTCTCATAGCGGACGTCGCCGCCGATGAGATTGTCCGTGAACGCGAAGGCGTCCGCATTCTGACAGACCTTGTAGCGGTCGGAAACGACGCCCAAGACCGTGCCGTCCGAGGAGCGGACGTTCGCCTTGAAGCCCGGAATCTTGCTGCCGCCGCAGACCTGCATCTCCTTCTGATTGACATTCCAGTCGAGACCGGCCAGCCTGAGCGCGTCCGCGCTCGTCGGGGCCTCGGCGACCTCCGTGCCGAGACCGTGCCACGGCTTCTCACGAACGTACATCATGGTTTCCACATTAGCAGACATTTTCAAGTCCTCCTTATATTTTGTTTGTTGTTGGTTTGTTGCTTACACTCTTACAAGAGAACGGATGTGGGATTTGCTAACCGAGTGTTGATTTTTTCTCGTCCGGCATATCAACGCTTTCCGCGATGACCTCTTCCCAGCTCGTGATGATCTGGTTCCAGTGCTCGATTGCCTTCTCCCGCGTGGGACTGCCGCGCAGATTGAAGCGGCCTTCGTCGCAGCGAGAACACACAACGCGCCACGCCGTCATTTTCCCTTTGCCGAGAAATCCGAATTTGAGCGATATGAACGATTCCAAACGCGGCGCAGCGCCACAATAACAGCGCTTCATATCAATCTGCCCCATCGCTTACTCATCCCACAGAGAATCCCGATAAAGGAAGATCGCCGTCAGGCTCATCTCGACGTCGGACGCCGCTCCGGTTTCGTCGGTTTCGCCGTTGACATTTTCAATCACGACGGTTCCGTTATCGCGGTCGATGCTTTTTACCGTTCCTGAGTTGATGCCGCCGCCTTTGGTGTCAGAGAAAAGAATGTAATCCCCAACAGTAAGCAAATTGATTGCCTCCGCCTGATGCTCATACGGATAAACCATTGTTCAGTCCTCCCTGCAAAGTTCTTCGACCTCTGCGCGCTTCCAGCCGTTTTCGTCGCAGACCTGCCAGTCATCTTCCGTGAAGTCGGCCAGTCCGACGCTGCTCTCATAGTCCATGATGGCATAGGGAAGTCCCTCGTCACGCCACATCCAGTTTAGCTCGCCATAGGCGTTGAAGTAATTCTCCTTCGCCTGCGCGATACGGTTGCGGAGCGTGAACGCGGTGTCCAAGACAATGCGCTGCACCGTCCAGTCCGCTCCAAGCGTCGCCGTACCTCTCCGGTCGAACTCGTCGCGAACTTCGACGGTGTAAATCGGGTTCCCTGCTCCGTCCGTCAGGTTTTGCTTCATGTCTGCGGTGTTGAATTTGTAGAGTCTTCCGTCGTGCGAAAAGAGCACTTCGAGATCGTTGATTCCTTTTGTGATTTCCGTCATTTGATGTCACCTCCTGTTGATATATGAGACGTTTTCTGTGATTTGCTAACCTCTCTCGCGCGTCTTCCAGATGTTTTCCACGGAGAAGCTGTAACGGATGAAGTCGTCCACCAGACTGACGACCACAAAGTCCGCGAGTTTCAGCGCTTCCGCCAGAAGTCTCGCCTCGGCCTTGTTCATCGTCGTGATCGCCTTGACGTCCAGCCGGATTGTGGCATTCCGTTCCTCGCGCACAGGCTCGCTCTCCGTTATCTGATGCGCTTCGGCACAGACAGACATCAAATCCGTTACGGCGTCCTTGAGCGCGGCGTACCGGCGCAGCTTGTCCGTATCGACGTCCTTGCCGCAAAAATTCTCGTTGAGATCGTAAAGAACGCCGATTTCCTTCGACGTCAACTCGTTAATGGGCTTGCGGCGAAGCTCCTGCTCATAGGCAAGCTCCGCCTCGGCCTGTTCCGCCTCCCGTTCCGCGCGATATTTAATAAAATCTACCATTTTGCCTCCTTATTCCACATCCCACTGACAGATATAGTATCGCGTTGGATAAGCTGATACCTCCTCACCAAATTTTCTCCCATGCCGGATCGCTGGCGATTGCGTTGATTTCGCGATCTTGCCGTGCGACGTCATCCAGCTCTCCTTCGTCTGGAAAAGCCGACACATCCAGATCGTAAACATCGCATCCGACGCGCTCGCCGTCCGTATAGACGCTTTGCACCATGCCGCCTTCGACGCAAATGGCAACAGAGACGCAGGGCAATTCGATTTCGCACTCCTCGATCATCCAACCCTTTTCATCTCCGTAATCCTTGATTTTCGCCACACCCGTATCTTCCAGCCCATAACAGTTGTGGTCGTCCGTCTGTTCGCTCGTATCGAAATTCCACAGCCGCAGCGTCTCCTCGTAGTCGGCGCGCAGCGCCTCACGCGCGGCTTCCTTGGTTGTGAACGATTTGCAGGATGCAAGAATCTCGCATTCCACGCAGCCGGCACAAATCAGATTGTAGATTTTCATGCTGATACCTCCTTAACAATTTCAAATCTTGGATGATAGAGCGTTCCGATATTGTTGACGTAGTATTTCTTCCGATCGAATACGACGTATTGGCGGAATCCTTTATCCATGATACTGCACGCTTTTTCCTTTGTGCCGTCAGAAACAAGCAGCTTCCCGTATGGCATGACGCGGCTGTTTCCAAACGTCGGTATCGTATAGGAAAGAATCTCCAACACTTTCGGCAGATCGGGCTTGTGAAGCCTCACGTTTCTCACCTCCACGGATATAAGAGAACGATTCGCCGATTTGCTAACCGCTTAATAAAAAATCCCGCCTCTCGGCGGGATTTGTCAAAATGCTGTCGATTTTACTTGTTGAAGTTCTCGTTGAAGGTGCCGGAGTAGGCCATGACGTCGTTCCAGTCGTCGTATGTAACCTTTTCACGCTGCCCGTCGCACACGAAAACCGTGTTGGGGCGCGGCAGGCTTCCGTCTCCGGCGTTTGCGCTGCAACCGTAGCAAAACCACTTTGCGCAATTCTCGCGCGGGAAGTAGACCTCGCGGGCATAGTACAGATCGTCCAGCAGCCCACGGTAAATCTCGCGGCCGGTTCCGTTCTCGGTCTTGACGAAGCGAACGGGAATGACACGCTCAGGATTGCGGTGCGGATTGTTGTGCCAGTCGCTCTGCGAGACTTCGACCTTGAAGTCGCCCAACATCGGGACGATAACGGCGTGATCGGCCACATACTGAACGCCGAGGCGTTTCACGGTCTCGCGCTCCATAAAAACAACGCCGCTTGTGCCGGTGCAATCCGTTGCCGTCACCTTGACGCGCTTTGAAAAGTCGATGTTGAATCCGTATTTGATAAACGGCTGAATATCCTCCTGCGTCGGCTCGGAAAAACGAACCGTCACATCGGTATCGCGGTGGGAAATGATCGTCTGTTCCATGTTGTCCTCCTTATCTGTACCAGAACTCACCTTTGAGCGCCATGTCCTTCGGATAGACGGGATGGACTTCGCCATTTGCGAACTCGATGCGCTCCTCATCCAAAACATCCAGATCGCCGTCCACGCCGGACAGCTCGATTTCCAAGACCTCCTTCGTCTTCATATTGACCTTGCACTTGCTTTCTGCGGAGATTTCGCCGTCGTTCCACAGACTGATGAATGTTGCATCCACCAGCTCATCCGCCAGCGGCGGAACAGAGAAGACCGGCGCGTCCTGCGTGGCGGAGATCGTCGCCGTGGAGCTGATTGCCATGCGGTAAATCTGCCCGACCACCTCGTCCGGAAGATCGGCCTTGTAGAATTTCACGCTGCGGTCAGATGCAATGTGCGCGACGTTCTCATAGTCGCCGTGCTCATATTTGAGACGGTTCCAGACAGACAGGCCATTCCCAAAATGACCGAAGCCCAGAGAAAAATCCTTGCTTGTGCGTTCCATGCTGTTATCCTCCCTTCGCCTCTGCTTACCTGTTTTCCACGCGGCGATAATGGGCTTCTCCGTTGGAAAACGTGCCGACAACATGGTATTCCTCGAAGCCGTATTCCTGAGCCAGCTTGCGAAGCGCGCGGGTGATCTTGCGCTGCTCGCTCGCGTACTTCCGCCGTGCCGCGCTCCGGCAAAGGTCGAAGTAGTAGCGGCAATCCTCGTTGTCGTAGTCGTCGCCGTCCAGATCGTGCTCCGTCTCGACGTAGAACTGAGCGCCAGTCCAGTAACCGCCGCGCAGATCGGTCTTGTGGAACAGCAGGTCACGATTTAACTCCTCCATCCGTTCGCCGACATCATGGAAGATTTCGTCTCGGAGAAAATCATCGAAAGATGTGTCGTCTTCCAGATCGTCGCTTCCGCAGACGGGGCAGACGTCGGTATCGTCGTAGATGATCGCGCCGCAGTCGGCGCAGCGCTTGACCTCCGTGTAGAAGTCACGGGCGAAAAGAGGAAAATCCCTCATGGTGCAGAAATTCGGGCAGCTCATAGCTCACAGCCTCCGTTTTCAGATTGACCTTGCGGCCATCTATACAAGAGAAAGAAAACGCCGGCTGCTAACCGGCGCTTCCAAAATATTTATGCCTCGCGGAGCTTCTTTTGCAGCGCTTCGATGCTGTCGATACAGTCCTGATCTGCTTCGACAATATCCATGTCGTCGCCCGCCCATTTGATTTCGCTCTCCCGCGCTTCGGAGAGGGCGTTCAGCGCGTCCATAATCAGCTCGTAATCGCTGCTGTCCAGCTCGACCAGTGTGTTCTCCCGATGCGTTTTGCTGACGGGTCCATCCTCGATCTCATAGACCAGTTGCTCCGTTTCGCTGTCGCTCAAGAGTACCGCCGTGCGTCCATCGTTGATGATCTCGCGTGCGGTGATTTGCAGTTCGTACTGCCTGCCGTTCCATGTGATGTTTTTGTGCATGGTGTTACCTCCTTTTCACATATACCAGAGAAGAAAAGAGACCGGTGCTAACCGGTCTCTGAAAAATTCTCGTTGCCTGCGTCATGCCCCAGCTCGTAGACCTCATACGCCGCGCGTTCCAGCCGGTCGATCGTGTTGGTCGCATACGGCTCCGCCTCTTTCAGTGCATCCGCCTCGGCCGTCAGCACCTCGTTGACAAAGGCGAACGCCTCCTCGACGTCGCTGTCCAGCACCAGTAGCGTGCTGTGTTTTTTGACGATCTTGTTAAACTGCTCCTTGGAAAGAACCATATTGTCCTCCTTTTCACACGTTGATGATTCCGTCTTTGATAACGCCCTCGGTGCATCCGTCTTCCTCCGTGATGACCGGCGGACGGTCGAAGACCGCTTGGAAGCGGCACTCGCCGCCGTTGTTGTACGCGCAGGCCGTTGTTCCGCAATCCTGCGGCTCATCCTCGCCGCTCAACTTGATCTCGTCCTTGTTCCATAGGATTCGCGAACAAGAGACAGACTGGATGCCTCCGGCGTTCCCGCGCTTGACATGGCAGTCGATGATACGGCTATACGCCTCCGCCAGACTGTTCGCCTCCACGGTCATGCCGCGCGCCTCGCCGTTTGCATAGTTGACAATCGCGACGAATCTGTCGGGCGCGTATTCCTCCTTAAACTCCACGCGGCTGAGACCATCTACCACATCGAACCCGCAATGCGGGCAGGCCGTGAAGCTCTGGCCGTAGATTTTCTCGTCGTGAAGGGAAGAGGCAAGAAACATCTCACCGCAGGCTTCGCAGCGAATGAGCTTGCCGCTGTCCTCCATCTCTCCGGCGCAGGTGTCGCAGACCAGACGCGCCGTGGGAAGTCCGACGTCGATCTCGCGCAGCTCGTCCTCGTCGACGTTCCAGCCGCACTCGGTACAGATTTTCTTTTTACACATGATGAAGTCCTCCTTTCAGGCTTCTGTCTCTATATCAGAACTATTCCACGATTTGCTAACCGCTAAATAAAAAAAGCGGCGGAGTGATCCGCCGCTCCTGTTCCGCTATCCGTAAACCAGCTCTCCGAAAAGCGCATACTGGACGATCATGTCCGCCATCTCCGCGTCGATCTCGCCCGTGTCAATCTTGCCGGTTTTCAGATCGACTGCACCGTACACATCGCCGCCGTTCTGAATCCACAGCTTGATGCCGGACAGCAGCTTTTCCAGATTGAGAAGCCAGCCCTCGCCGTCGTCCTCGTCCTCTGCGTCGAAAAAGCGGATAGACTTCATGGTGGACGGGCGTGCGCTGTCGCAGTCCAGCAGTATCTTCGCCGCCGTGGTCTCCACCGGCTCATCCTCCGGTGCATTTTCAAACGCGCTCGTCGTGTTGTCCAGACACGCCCAATAGCCGATTCCGCCTTCCAGCGCGGCGCTGAGAATGTCCTTGACGTCCTCGTCCGTCAGCGTGACGGTCGCCTCGATTTTGATTTTATATTCGTTCATGGGAAACCTCCTCGCTTTAAGTACATATATTAGAGAAGCATGTGTATATTTGCTAACCGTTCCGATTTTGAATATGCAAAAAAATAGAGCGGGGAAGACCGACCACCACGACGGCCTTCCCCTAAAAAAGAGATACCTTATTTTTCGTGCCAGAAGACAGGCGCAATGTAGTATCCGTCGTGATACAGCGCACCGCTCCATCCGTTCAGCCTGTCAAACAAAAACTCAAAAAGAACATGCCACACACCGCAATCCGTTTGAACAGTGAATAAACGGAAATCCGTGTCGATCTCGACAGACAACACCTCGCGCGTCTCCGTTCCATCCGAAATGAGCACGGGCACGCCCTTGGCCTTGTGAAGTGCGATTTCGCGGAAAATCTGATGGACGTCGCTTGTCGCATCCGCTCCCTCTTTGCGGAAATGCTCCGCCAGATAGACGGCGCTGAGGGCGTGTTCCTTGTTGTCATCGTCCGCCGTGATGATTCCGCCGTCCTCCATGTAGTCCAGCACGGGGTAGAATTTTCCGGCGGTGAAATACTCGCCGTCTGTGATTGCCTGATAGTATTGCATGATCGTCAACCCCTTCCATACATACAAGAGAAACCGGCGTGATTTTGCTAACCACGCCGGTAAATTTTTTCAGTTGATCGCAATGCGCTTGTCGCCGTGTTCCAGCGCGTTTTTCAGCTTCTCGCCGATGATCGTCAACTGCTCATAGCGCAGGTGAGACAGTCCGCGCTCGACCTGATTGGACGCGCGGCGGCTGTTGTTGTCGTAGTGTTGGCCGGTCATCTTCACGACCTCCGCGAGCCATTGCAGCTCTGCCTTGCTCAGATGTTCCATTTTCAGACCTCCATGCCTCTCGCAAATTTCTCCTGGTCGATGATGCAGGTGATCGCGCTCATGGCGTCCATGTACTGCATCGACTTGTCGCGCTCGCCCAGATGATCGCAGCGGTCGCTCATCTGATTATAGATTATGACCACCATGTCGCGGACGTTGTTCAGCTCGATAGGCGTTCTGCTTTCCAGTTCCAGAATGCGCCTGATCGTCTCCGCCTCCTCAGCATTCACGATGCCGCGCTGTGCGGGCGTATAGGCGTTGTTCAACTCAAGGATGGATTGAAAATCTGTTTTTGTCGTCATATCGAAGCACCTCCCACAGATACTTGAGATTGTTTTCCGGTCTTGCTAACCACTGTTACTGAAAAATCGGCCAGTCCGATTCGCCTGAGAAATCAAACGCTCCTTCTGCGTCCTTGCGCGTCCACTCTTCAACCAAAATCACCTCGGATTCGCGCAGCTTTTGCATATCCTCGGCAACAAATGCTGCAGCCTCGTCCAATGTTGGTTCCCGCAGCGCCTTGATTATCATGGAATATCCGCTACTGAAACAGACCTCGAAGTATTTGATTTTCTTATCCATATCGCTATCCTCCAATCAATATTCACCCGGCCACCGTTCCACGATACCGGGATGCCAGCGGTAAAGTCCGATTGCCTCGCACTGTGCGTCGAAGTTGTTCGGAAAGTTGACCGCGCTCGGCACGACGGTCGTTCCGTCCGGCAGCTCTACCGGCTTGCTATATCCACCGAGGTCGTGGATGCACTCGTCCAGCGTGTCGAAAAGACGGTCAACCAGCCGCGCTCCGTTGTAGATCGCCACGCAGCTACGCAGCGGGCTCGTGCTCAGGTTCCGAACGCCGCGCCGCTCGTCGTACTCTCGGACGACCATGCCTCGTGCAGTAAATTCAGGATAGTATTTCATGTTCATCGCCTCCATCCATACATGAGAACGGTTCCGCGATTTGCTAACCGCTGAAAAAACTTTTTTGCGCGTCGCAGTTGGCTTTCCAATGCCTCCGTGCAAAAAGAAGAACGGCGGGCGATTTGCCCGCCGTGTTCCGTTACGCCTGCACGCAGCGGCGAAATCCGTCGCGCTCGCGCTCTCCCATGTGCCACTCCGCCACGAAATCCCAGCCACGCTGATACTGCGTATAGCGGCGGAAGCTCCGCACGATTGCCAGCACCGCATTGGGGTCAGCGCCGACCGTTTTGCAAACCAGCCGCAACGTGTCCCATGCACCGTCGCTCTCCGCATCTCTCTTCCAGTAGATGCCAGATTCCTTGTCCGTCATTGTCCTACCGGCGTACAGGCGGGCAATCTCCAAAAAGCTCCGGCGCGCCTCGATGTACGCCTCAGCAGCCTCCATAACCGCCGCGACGTCGTACTTGATCGGCTCGTGCTTCGCAGCGCCTTGTTCATTACTCAGATACCCTCCGCCAAATGCTACACAGTTATCCATCACGCGCGACCATACTCCCCAACTTGCCGCCATTGTTTTGTACCTCCGTTCTGGATTTTTGGATTTCCTGTTGATACAAGAGAGTATTTTCCGCATTTGCTAACCTGCTCCCAAAAAAATTGCGGCGGACAGAAATGTCCGCCGCTCGTCTGTTCCGTCTGTTCCGTCAATAGTCCTCGCCGAGTCCGGCGTGGTATCTCCTGCGCGCCTCGAAGTATGCGCGGCGCTGGACGTCGTTGAATCCAAGGTCGTCGAAGTAGCACGCCAGATTCTCCTGTTCCCCACGCCAGCGGACGCGGCCAAATGCGCCGAGCGTATCATAATCCGCCTGCCAGTTGATGTGATACTCGTGATTCGCCATCTCCCGGACGAAAGCGTCCACCCAATACTCGAAATTCTCGCTGTTTCCATCCTTCGCCGCCACCAGCGCCGCATAGAGCTGATCCTGATGGTCGCGGAAATCCTTGTCGGCGTAGTAGCAGAAGGAAACCTCGCTGTAATAGGGATAATTCCCCTTCAGCCGGTCAAAGACGCTCTGCTCCTTGATGTGCGTGACCGTCGCTCCGCTGTAGTCGATTCCAAAAATGGACAGGTGATCGACGCGCAGCGGGTAGAGGTCGCGCAGAAAACGCTCACGGCGCTGAAATTCGTCGTACTCCGCCAGCGGCGCGGTCAGCTCCTCCTCCGTGAAAAGCGTCTGGCGCAGCTTTTCCTCGTACAGCGCGCGCAGCTCCTCGTGCGTCTTCTCGTGCTGATCTTCGTCCCAGCGCGTCGGACGGTGGTGCAGCTCGTAGTCGTTCGCGTACCCGATCTGATGCCCATTGAAAAAGACCAGCGCGCTGTATCCGAAGTGTCCGCCGAAGTCGATGAACAGGACGTCGTGCTCCTTGATGACCGTCGTGTCCTCCGCCAGCTCAAACGCGGCGTCCTCGTCCAGCGCCTCAATGTCTGTGATCGTCCAGTTTTTCGTCTGTTCCATGTTGTGCTCCCTTCCGGCCTGCGGCCTTGTTCTGTGAATACTTGAGAATGATTTTCTGTTCTGCTAACCAAACGGCTGAATTTTTCCAAAAAAAAGAGACGGACATTGCTGCCCGCCTCCGCGTTCCGTCACGCGCTGATCTTGTCCCGCTTGCCGTCCGTGTTGACGACCTCGCTCCCGTAATAGCCCCGGATGTCGTCCATCGAAAGGTTCCGACTGCTCCGCTTTTTGTAACCGTCGCGGTGGAAATACCACGCGCTTTTGTTGCTGCTCCACCGGAAGGACAGCGCCTTCAGCTCGTCCTTGTGCGGCTTCGTGTCGCCCGTCACCCACAGCCACGAGCCGCAGACCTCGATCGTGATTCCCTCCATGTGAATCAGCTTTTCAATGACGTCCATGAACTCCGCCGCCGTCTCCGTCGTCGCCGTGCGGCTCGTGTAAAATTCGCCGTCCTTGTTCTGGTGGACGTCCTTGAGGCGCGCAAAGAGCTTTTCATACTCCGCGTTGATCTGCTGCATATCCACCGTGCTTCCGCCCATGTCGGGATGGTGCTTCATGGCGAGGCGCTTGTACTGCTTCTTCAGCTCTTCCAGCGTCTTCGGATTATCAAACCACTTCATCGTCGTGTCCTCCAAAAAATCAGATTTGGAATCTTCCATCCATATATGAGAACAGTTCCGGCGTTTGCTAACCGTTCCAAAAAATAAAAAATCCGGGAAGTTTCCCTCCCGGATTTTCCACCGATTCAAACAGTCGGCACATAATCAAAATAGCCGATGCGCTCGAAGATTTCCAGCGCGCCGTGCGCGGCCTGTTTCGGCATGTCCGCAGCCCACATAAGCGGGAAGCGTAAATTGTCCATGTCGCAGACCTGAACGTGCGCCCTGTCCTCGTGAAAATCCGCCCTCATGCGGTACTGGCCGTATGTCTTTTCCATCGTGCAAAGCGGCGTGTTATACATGGTTTCGCCCTCCGTTCCAAAAGTCGGTTTGTTCCTCCCGCTGATATATTAGAGCGTTTTCCGCGCCTGCTAACCGGTTTCAAAAAATATTTTCTTGTTCCATTTCGCGCGAAACATGAGAAGTGGCGGCGAAACAAAAAAAAGCGGCGGGATTGCTCCCGCCGCCCGTTCTGCTACTCTGCGTGAAACTCTCTTGTCGGCTGAATCGTAAATGGTACGCAAGAAACGATTTCGTCCAGCGCATCCTGCTCTTCATCCGACAAGACGCCTGTTCCATAACATATTGCGACCTCCACGTCCTTTGTGTCGCTGAAAATGTTGATGATTTTGCCGTTTACAATGTCGATTGCAATTCTCATATTCAAATCCTCCGTTCCGTTTTTGTGATTCCTCACACTGTTATATGAGAAAGAATGCAGCGCTTGCTAACCAGTCTGCAAAAAAAATCAGTCGTTCCAAAAAAAATCGAAAGAGGCGGAGCGATCAAGCTCCGCCCGTTCCGTTACAGGGATTATGCGGCCTGCTTCGGTTCGTAAACCGTTTTGTAATACTCCGGCAGCGTCATCCACCGGCCTTCCGGCGAGCGTTCCCACGCCCACATCTCATCGAAGAACGCCTGCAGGTGCTTCGGCTGTTTTGCCGCCAGATCGACGTCCCGCAGCTCGTCGCTGTCCAGGCAGCCGGACGCCTGAAGCTCCGGGTAGGTTCCAGCTTTGCGGTATCCGTTCATCTTCGCCACCCACAGCGATTCGTTCACGACCTGTTCCAAACTCAACATTTCGTTCCCTCCGTTCCAAGCTCCGCGGCCGCGCAAGCGCGCGCCGTCGTCTCATCCATTCCGTCGTCCAGCAGCATTTCCAGCAGCTCGTTATAGCTCATCGTGTTGCCCTCTTCAGTCCACGACCTCAATGTCGGTCAGCTCGTAGTATTCCAGCAGTTCCAGCGCGTTTGTGTAATCGCCGAAGTCGTAAAGCTCTTCCGCCTGCTCGATCATTTCGCAGTAGGTCAGCAGCTCGCCGGTCTCCAGATTCATGTAGTAGCGCCTGCGCGGGAAGGTATTCCTCATCGTGTTCATGTGTTCCAGCCTCCACTATTTTAACTCGCGTCGTCCGGTGGTCTCCGCAGCTTTTGCCGCAGTCCGTCGCGCGATTCTCACCTATACTTGAGAACGTTCTGCTGTTCTGCTAACCGGCAGCAAAGAAAATTTTCCAGCCGTTCCAAAATCTGAGCCGTTCCAGCGCCAGCCCAGCAGCACCAGCACCGGCGCAAAAAAGGCGGAGCCGCAAAAGCTCCGCCCTGTTCCGTCATCGCCGCGTCAGCGCTTCGGATTATCCAGCCATTCCACAAACCGCATAATCAGCTCCACCACCCTGAACGCGCCGACCGTTACCACGATGTAATACAGTGCGCCGTACTCCATGCCGTTTTACCTCCCCTAATCGTTTCATTCGTTCCGCCAGACGTTCCACCGGCAGCGCGGCCAGCCATTCCAGAAGCCAGCCGCGCGCCGCGTTCCGTCAAATGAAATACATTTCCCCGTTGAGCTCCAAGGCGACAGCCTCCTGCCCCATGTCCGCCTTCAGCCGCTCGCAATGCTCGACAACTTCGCCGATGTGCTCCTGCAGATCCGCGTCGCTCGCGTAGGCGAAAACGACCGTTGTATTTTCCGCGACCAGACCGGCCGCAGGGCTGAGCCAGTAACCCAGCGCCGGCGTGCTCGTCGCCCCACCGAAGAGCCGCGACAGCAGCGCCGCCGTCGCCTTGACCTGTTCCGTATTGTCCACGGCCTGATCGACCGCAGCCGTCGCCGGAACGTAGACCGTTATCTTGCTGGACAGCTTGAAGCACCGCTGCAGCTTCGCATTGTTGATCGTCATGGTGGTATCTCCTTTTCCGTTTTGAAGTAGGGGCGAGCGGATGCCCGCCCCTCGCATACATGAGATTAGATTATTGGCTTGCTAACCGTTCCGAAAAATTTTCTTACATGTGCAGCGCCGTCAACTGCTCGCGCAGCTTCACAATACGCTTGTGCACGGCGACGTTGGAGATCGTTCCGATGTCCTGTGCAATCTCGCGTTCCGTGTATCCGCGCCCGACAAGCTCCAAAATCCTGTTGTTGATTTCGTCGCAGCCGTCCCGGAAGTCCTCCATATCTGCCTTGAGGATAGCGGCGCGTTCCGTGTCGTCTTCGCTCGCGCAAATCGTTTCGACCGCGCTGCAGGTCTCCCCGTCTTCCGTTTCCAGCTCGCGCACGCTCGCCGCGCTGTGCTTGCTGTCCTGATAGAAAACCGCTGCAACGCTCGCGTCGGCAGCCTCATAGACCAGCTTGACCAGCTCAAGCGGGCGCTTGCCCTGAGCCGCGCGGCGCTCGTTTCGCTTCGTCAGCTTGTCGGCGTCGAGCTTGACCGCCAGCCGCAGCCACGTTTCTGAAACGAACTCGTCAAGATCGTGCAGCCCGTACAGGCCGAACGCGGGCACCTCGGAGAACTGCAAATCGTGGTCTTCGGTGCTGTACTTGATGCGGTCTTTCGCGGCTTTGTGGATGCACTTCTTCATGAATGCGACCTGCTCGCCCTCAGACAGGGCAGCCCACGCGGAGACGACGCGCGCCGCGTTCGCGCCAGCGTTCGCGCCTTCGGTCTCTGCCCACGCAATACGCAGGCAGGCGGAGAAGAGGACTTCAGAGACCTTGCAGCCGATTTCAGAGGCAGCCGCGCGGCGAATGTCCCACGCGCGGAGCATAACGGCGGACTTGTTGGTGGTGTTGGTGGTGGTGGTTTTCATGGTGGTATCTCCTTTACAAAATAGATTTTTGTCGCCATATCGGAAGAGCCGGAGCGGAGCCGGAGCCGAAGCCCCGAAGCGCCCCGCGCGCCCCTCTTGAGCTACCTATATTGTACCACGGTCAACCCTATATTGCAACAGATTTTTGTCTTGCTAACCTCAGAACGGTATAAATTTTTGTCGTTCAAAATTGTGCAAAATACCGAAGCCCTGACAGATCAGCCGGAGACCTGGCACGGCAGCGGAGCAGGCGAGCAGGGCGACGCATAGCGGAGCCATGCACCGACGAGCGAAGCGAGCGCGAGCGCCAGCAGGCGCAGCGCAGCGGAGCCAGCAAGCGAGGCCGCCAGCCCAGCAGCAGCACCAGCACCACCGGCAGCGGGCAGCAGAGGCGAAGAGCAGCCAGAACGGAGAGAGGGAAGGGGGAGAGGAGCGGAACGCCGCCACACGTCCAGCACATAAGGCCGGAGACCGAACGCCCAGCACCAGCACCACCGGCACGCCCTCAGCAGGCCGCCACCAGCGCCCGCAGATCGACCGGAAGAGCGCCAGCAGGCGCAGCCTACCAGACGCGGACACAGCGCCAGAGGCGAAGCGCCGCCGCCGTCACCATCCCGCGCACGGTCTCCGCAGGCGCTCCGCCGGTTCTACTTTTTGCGAGTATGCAGAACCGGACGCCCGGAAGCCCTGAAACGGCGCGCCCTCAGCGCTTGCGCCGCGTCGATGCAGGCAGCGCAGCAGACCAGCGCGCCGCGAATAGTCCACAGGGGGAGCCTTGACATTTTGGCGCGTACCCATAACGCAACCTCGTGGTATAGTACCTCACACCACGCACCAATTCTCAAAAATCCCCTCACACATCACACCCCACCTTGCACCACGCAAGTGTTCTGATAGAAACAATACAAACTACCATACATAATTGAGAGCTTCTAAATAACCGGCGTTCTCGAACGGTTTTTCCAAGCACCTCAAAGAATCATTCTGCATTTACATCCCTTTGTGTTGTTATACCGACAACGCTCGGAAAGCATACCATAAATCTATCCTCAGCACGGTAAGAAACCCGCATACAGAAAGGCTTTGACCGACATGACATCGTGCGATCTTGCGTTGAATGATGGATTCTAGCGTTTCTGCAGGATCATCGAAATCGTCAAAGTTCATAAAAACATACGCCGAAAGTACGATAAAAATTTATATAATGTATTGACTTCAGCAGAGAGATAAAGTATAATAAAGCCAATGAGACAGGCGTGTTTTTTGCTTTTTCTAAAGTACGACATAAATCTATTTACGGAAGGAGCAGCAATATGAACGAGCAGATAGACCTCTTCTCTGCGGCTGTATATGCTGAGCGCACTGCGGGACTGGCCGTATGCGGTGAACATGCCGTTGAGATCAGAGACGAATCGGAAATCGACGAATGGCGTGACAAAGCGATAGACTCCGCAACCTATCCGGGAACGACGATCACAACCAGAAACGGTAAGAAGGTCTCTGACAAGCTGCTGCTGTTCCCCGGCGTCGATCCTACGCTTGAAGCACACAGTAAAGGCTATCGACCCAACTACCGTAAAGGAGGAACACAGACTGTCTACCCCATCAAGAAATGGGATGAATTAGAACGTGTCGCTCTTTGGCTCTACGAGAACAAGGATCGCAAATACCTTCTTGGATTTATCCTTGGTATCAACCTCGGATTGAGAGCAAACGAGCTTTTGAAGCTCAGGATGCTTGACGTCTATCTGCCTGACGGTACAATCCGCTACGTCGAAGATACGCAGGACACCAATGACCGCATCAATATCTCTCAGAGCAAGACACACGGCAAGATCCGTACTGTCTATCTCAACACCGCTTGCGCATCTGCTTTGCACTGGTACTTTGGTGATCATCCTTACGGATTGGATAAGAATAAACTGATTTTCTCCTCAAGAGAGGGAGGAGCTATCGAAGTCGACACCTTCCGCAAGGTACTGAAGGAAGCCTGCGAAGCCGTAGGCATTCGTCAGAACATCGGTACTCACACCATGCGGAAGACATGGGGATGGTGGCAGTACACTACCAACACCGGCAAGCAGTACGGTGATGTCACACAGCTCCAACGGTTGTACGGACATGAAAGCCCGATGACGACCTTGCGGTATATCGGTGTGATGGATGAAGAGGATAAGGCTCTCTATCATTCGATGGTGCTTGCGGTTGCCGGAGACGTCATCGCTTATCGGGACGGAGAATACAAATAATTTATTTTTCCATCCCATTTCTGTACGGTAATACCATCATCGAGACCTTGTACGGTAACGAGTCGAGGATAATCTGGCGGTATGTAAGGCTTGGCAATTATTATAAGGCTTTACGGTATACAAAATCCGCATCGCGTAAATTGTCCGTCTTGCACTGCTTAGGAGGTGCTGCGCAAAGCAAAGCTCGACGCCCCTGTCGAGCGGCAGATGGCAGAACGGCCGCCTGTCCGCTGCAGAGCTTTCAAGTATCCCGCGAGCGAAGCGAAGCGGACAGGTGCAAAACGTGAAAAAGTTATTTTTGCAACTTTTTTGCAAGAAACAGAATCCCCTTACCCCTTTAAGGGTCTACGTTCAAGAATCGCCTGTTTATGCGGGTTTGAGATGGGTCAAAATCGAGTTTTGGAACCTCGATGGTTCCAAGCAAAAAGTGAAACTGCAATTTTGCAACTATTTTGGAGGTTTTGGATTGAGTGCCGACGTGTGCGTTTTTGATTTGTGGCTGAAGGGCTGCGAGATAAACGAGACAAAAATCTATCCGTTGGAAGGGCAAGGCAAAACGGCGCTCTACAAAGTTTGGAAAGATTTTATCGGCGCGGACTATCACGAATACCACACAACGCCGGTCTTTATCGGCTGGGTGGACGGAAGGCAGGTCTGCGCGACGACGAACTATAAAAGCGCTTTGGCGTGTTGGAGAAATTACGCGAAAAGCGGAGGTCGTGTTTGAGATTTGGAGGTGGATCGGTGCTTTACTGGTGGCAACGGCTTGAAATCTGGTTGTGTGGGAGAATGTGTCGGCTGCGTAACCGTTATTGTGGCTGTGGCAAGATGGGAAAGTGGTTCTGTATGCGGTGCAGATTAAAGTAGGAGGATTGATATGGCAATAAGAGATGACCTGATTCGCCGCCGTGATGCGATTGAAAGCGTTGCTGGTCTTGCGGATACCATGTCCGTGTGTGTGAGCACGGATGAGTGCCGTGGCATGATGAGAATGAAAATGTGTGCTCTGTCTGCGATCAATGAAGTACCTGCAGCAGCGCCGCGCGGTGAAGAGGCGGACGGTGAACGCGAGAATGCGTGGGTGAGCGTTAAGGATGCGCTTCCCGACAACCACACGGACTGCCTTGTCTACTGCGGCGATGACTACGGCATTATGATCTCTCATTACTGCTATGGCTTTTACACCTACGATAGCAAGGTGACGCACTGGCAGTATTTGCCGAAAGCACCGGAGGGAGAGCTGACTCGTGGGTGATATAAAGCGTAGGCTGATAGCCTGCCAGCATTGCGGGCAGATATACCTGACGCAGAACGAAGTAACGGGAAAATGGGGCGTTGCTTGCGATTGCGGATTTGCAAAGAGAAAAATCGGCTGGTACGATACAGAGCGCGAAGCAATCAAAAGGTGGAATTACGTCGCTATGGACTGGGAGGCGTGACATGGAACGACTGACACAGAAAAGTTTTGATATTTGCGCGGATTACTGCGCGTGTAGCAAGGATTGCGGGTTCTTTAAGCATGAAGTCAATGTAATGTGCAATGACGCGGAGATATACAACAAATTGCGCGCCTACGAGGACGCGGAGGAACAAGGACTGCTTATCCGCTTGCCGTGCAAGGTGAACGAGGTGGTGTGGATGTTCCACCCGAAATATAAAGCAGTGCATAGATGTATGTACCCATCGGCGTCTAATATGTTGGCCGATATCGAAAGCGGTTGTCTAATTTTTAAGACCCGTGAAGAAGCCGAAGCCGCGCTTGCCAAGGAAGGCGGCGCGATATGACCGCAGTTGAGAAGCTGATATTGGAAAACCAGAAAATAATACTTCTCGGCATCTCGGCACTTCTCACGCCCAAATGCAGGGGAATGATGGATGCCAACGGAGAAACAAAAACGAATGTGCGCCTTATTGAGAGATACAAGGGAACCAGTCGCTTTTTGGAAGAAGCTGCATTAAAGGATGGTGACGAATGGCACGAATTGAACTGATGGACGTCGCGGATCGTGTTGGGTGGCACTGCTATTATTGCGGAGAGCGCAGAAGTGTTAAGTACAAGTTGCATTTTGGCAGTTTTACAATCCCTGTTTGCAATGCTTGCGCGGCGCGATTGTCTGGAAAAACAATGCTGAAGAAGGAGGAGAATCATGGGTGTGTATAATCCGCTTTTGGATATGCCGGTGAGTTGTGCGGAGTGTGATACGCGCGGCGGTAGCAACTGCTTTTTATCAAACCAGTTATCTTATCCTGATGTTCTGAGACGCAGGCATCCCGATTGCCCGCTTGTTGAGGTGAAGGTTCCACACGGGCGGCTGATCGACGCGGACGAGGCTTACATAAACATGATGTGTGAGATGTGTGGGTCTGGGTATCAGGGTCGAGCACTGAGTATTTTGAGATCTGATTTATACTCTCCTTCCATCATTGAAGCGGAAAGTGCGGATTAAGGAGGTCGGCTGTGATTTTCTTTACGAAAGTAAAAGAGTCGTGCTCGTGTAACAACTGCCATAGTCCGAACTACTATACGCCGATTGCGACGTTGGAAACGGTGGATGAGCTGTTCGATTTGCAGATTGGAAGTTGTGTAGTAACGCTTTGCCGCGACTGCATAAGGCAGTTGAGCCTGCAGGCTGATATGCTAAACGGTGTTACCCGCGAGAGCGGACAATATACCAAGGAGAAACAGCATGAGGGGTCTTGAAAACGGGATCACGCTGTCAAAGGTGTGGTTTTTTGTATCGGCGCTTATAATCGGCGTTTCGCTTAAAGAGCCGTATTTGGGAATGGGTGTGTGGTTCTTTGGATGCGGGATTGAAGCCGCGATAAAGGGGGTATAGCGTGGGAGTGTATAACCCGTTTGCGGAGCTTCCGAATAGCTGCGTATTGTGCGAATCCAGAGAGAAATGCGATTTATACCGCCAGAACGTCGGCAGGTCGGTTTACCGACACAACGATTGCCCGCTTGTTGAGATAGACAGACCGCATGGCGATATACTTGACATCGAAGAGTACGAGCGATACGGAGAGGCGAAAATACTTATAGAGGCGGAGAAATAAGCAATGGAACGACTGACAGGTAGGTATGACGGCGGTGCCATTTTAATTTGCGAACAAGATGCGTGCAAACTGTATGGTGATGGTATGTGTTCTGCGAGCAATCCGTGCAATGTGGAACAAAATATGATCGACCGCCTTGCAGCATACGAGGACGCGGAGGAACAGGGTTTGCTTATCCGTTTGCCGTGCAATGTTGGCGATACGGTGTACTGCTTGTGGTACGAGCCGTGCCACTTAGGAAATAGTCACCCTAACAGCTATGATTGCGAGGGGTGCGAGGACGAGTGCGACTTAAAGAAAGCAGTTGTTGAGCAGGTAGCGGGTGGCGTTGAATGGATAGTTCGCAATATGCTTGGTAAAAGGCCGTTTGCATACGCTACGCGCGAAGAAGCCGCAGCCGCGCTTGCAAAGGACATAAATGTCCCCGGCAAAGATGTCGGGAAGATGGAGGGATAGCATGGGAGTGTATATTAAAGGCATGAATATGCCGAAGGACTTTTTTCGATGCCCGTTTGCAGTCATTCTCAATGCGATAAACTCAAGCGGAAGAATGGGTTATGGTGATTATTGCGAATTGTATGACGCAATCTCGGATATTTATGGAACGACTGGTGGTGCGGTATGACAGTAAAGGATTTTAGCGTTGGGAAGCCTGCGTACCTTTTGCGTTGCAATGGGTATGACAAATATCCTGATCCGCCGCGAGAAGTCGAGGTGGCAAAGGTTGGTCGCAAGCTGGTTTATGTTAAGACGAGCAGTTGGGGAATGACTTCGTTTGTTGCTCCGCTTTGTCCGGATACGCGCCCGTACTTTGAGCAGAACATTGACTACGGTAATAAGGATCTTCTGTTCTCGACGATTGAGGTGTACAACGAGTGGATGGAGCAGAAGGAGCTGTCGCGATGGTTCCGTGAAAACTTCCATAAAATCGAATCGCTCAACGCTGAGCGCCTGCGCCTCGCAAAGCAGGTGCTCGTGTCGGACGACTGGCACGACCCAAAACGCGCGGCGGAGTGGAAGGGGCTTCGCTGAATAAATTGTTAAGGTGTTACCCCGCGAGAGCGGATAATATACCAAAGCCATTGCCGATTTGCACATCTGCAATAAGAAAGTCCGCAGACGTATGGTGCTGCGGTGAGCGGGTGGGATCGCCGATCGGTTGGGAAATGACGCCGATAAAAGTACCGTAAAACGGCCATTCGGCAAATCTATATGCGCCATTGGTGTAATTGGTATTAGCACGCCCCATAAGTGGGAGGGCAGCGGAAATAGTTGTTGCCGACGAATACCACTGACGATGCAGAAAAAATCGTGAACGAGGGCAACATCGCACACGATTCTGTTTCGGCTTCCGGTTCGAGTCCGGAATGGCGCACCAAATCCGCAAGCGGTCGAGGAAGCGCGAGAAGTTAAGCGCATGGAGCTGTGCGCACAGCAACGGCCATTTAAGCCGGATGTACCATGTGGCTGATGAAAAGGCGAAGCGCGGCGGATGATACGCGGGAGTAGCTCAATTTGGCGGAGCACCGGTCTTCCAAACCGGGTGTTGCGGGTTCGAGTCCCGTTTCCCGCTCCAAAAGTGGCGGTTCGATTCCGCATCGGTGATAGAGCGCTTGGCAGCGACGGGGTTCTCCGGGCAGGATCGGAGATGATTTGTGGCGAGTCAGACGGCGACTCTCGCCTAACCTTCCGGCGTGACCGGACAGTAGGACAAGATCCGTCCGCATGGCAAGGCGGACGTTAAACTGCCAAAGATTCCAAAAAATTCAGAGACTACTTATGCACTGGAATGGAGGTGCGGCGGATGGCAATGTATAAGATCGGCGTGACAGAGGCCGGTGACGCGGGGCTTGACCTTTCGTGGGAAGAGAAGCTCGACAGCGTGGATGGAGCAGTCCTGATTACGAAGCGCGTGACGCATGACTTCATCAATGCAGTCCACCGACATCCGGAGAAGCTGATCGTCCATGCGACATGCACCGGATACGGCGGTACTGTGATCGAGCCGCGCGTGCCGCGAGACGGATACCAGCTCGGTTCCGCAAAGGCGCTGGTGAACGACAATTTCCCCATTGATCGAATTGTGATACGGGTAGACCCTATTATTCCGACGATGAAGGGGATGCGGCGGGCGGTCGGCGTGATCAAGACAGCCATCATCCTTGGTTTCAGTCGGTTTCGGATCAGTGTGCTTGACATGTATCCGCATGTGCGCGAGAGATTTGCGGCGGCGGGGCTGCCAGATCCGTACAACGGAGCGTTTCAGGCGTCCGAAGAACAATTCAAAGACGTCGATCTTGTTGTGCGGGCGGCCAGACTATTTTGGCTTGGTTCGCATGGGACTCTGGACGGGCTGCGGATCGAGGCGTGTGCAGAGCCGATGCTGAATGACGACGAGGACGTCGGCGTGACGCGCTGCGGATGCGTTTCTGCCTATGACCTCGCGCTGCTCGGCCTTGAGCCGGACGATTGCGGCGGCGGAGGGTATCAGCGGAAGGACTGTATGTGCTACGCCGGTAAGGTGGAGCTATTGGAGCGCAAAAAGCAGTGTCTGCACGGTTGTCTGTACTGTTATTGGAGGTGAGATTTATTGGGCGTCAATGGGTATGTTGAATATAAGGCGGTCACGAAGGAATTGCTGGATTTTATTCGCGTTGGCGATCGTGTGAAGGTTAACGACTGGAAGGCGGGTTACGAAGTGCGCGGCGTGTCAGCCAATTATTTTGTAATGGCTCGCACATTCGGTAAGCACGATCATTATTCGGTTTGCGAAAAGAAACCGTGGGAAGGTGTTGGCCACAATGCCATGCGCGGCGGAATGTTCCATGTCGGCACGGACTTCTGGTGCTTCGGCGCGCCGATCTCATGCGATAACCTCTATCGCTTTGCCAATGCGGATGCAACGGCTGAGTATCTTGGCTTGTTTGAGGATGGCGTGAGCCAGCTTTCATGCCGCACATCTGTGCCGATCAAAAGACTGTATATCAAACGGGCGAAGGGAGATACCGAGAGATGAAATAGAGGGTGTAGTGATGAAAATATGGATCATAAGCTATTATGATGTCGGTGAAGATCCTGTTGTGACTCCGTTTGACAATAAGGATGCCGCGACAAAGTGCTATGAACACTTTATTGGGGAGCACGACAGGGTAAACATTGACGAGTGTGAGGTTTACAGCAGCTTCATTGTGAGCTGAGCTGGTTGTTTCAAGAGGAGGTACTTTTGAAAATGAAAGAACGGTTTATTGAGCTGTATCGGCGGTATATTACGCGCGAGGGCGCGGATAAGCTGCTGGCGTGGCTGGAAAAGAGTGATTTTTTCAATGCGCCGGCAAGCACGAAATACCATCTTGCTGAGGCTGGCGGTTTGTGCAAGCACAGCCTGCATGTTTATGACCGGTTGGTCGGTCTTGTAGATATGGAGGCGCGATACAATCCGGATTTTGTGCGGCCGAGCGACGAAAGTATCGCAATTTGTTCGCTTTTGCATGATCTTTGCAAGGTCGGCGTTTACATTTCCGAGCCAAAGAACCAGAAGACGTACGACCCCGATAAGGTTGCCGCCGCGCAGGGATGGCAGGTCAAGCATGACGATCTCGGCGATTTCATCTGGGAGACGGTGATGGGTTATCGGTTCGACGATCCGATGCCTTACGGTCATGGCTCGAAGAGCGTCTACATCATCGGCGGATTTATGAAGCTGACGCGAGAGGAGGCGTTCGCAATCCGCTATCACATGAGCATGTGGCAGAGCGACGATATGGGCGATCCTGGCAAGGCGTACGATATGTACGAGCTGGCGCTTTTGACGCACATGGCGGATGAGCTGGCGTCGTTCGTGGATGAGAAGGAGGGATGATGAAAATGACGGAGGCGAAAAAGAACAGCGACTCGCTTCTGAATCCGCAGGAAGTGAGCGACGGATGAGGACTGAAAGCGAGTATCAAAAGCTCGTCGAAGACAACCATAAGCTGATCTATGGCTTTCTCAATAAGAACCATCTTTCCGATGACTGGTATGGAGAATGCGCCGTTGGACTGTGCAAGGCCGCCAGAGCTTATGATGAGAGCAGAGGTGTTAAATTTTCCGTGCTCGCCTATCGGACGATGATGAACGAGGTTCGGATGCGGATGCGGACGGAGCGTAAGTTGTGCGATGCCATGTCGTTCGACGAGTTGGTGACGGACGAATCGAGCAATACTTTTGGGTATTTTGTTTCAGACCCGTATGACCGATTGGAGGCGCAGGATACCATCGCGCTTTTTGAGTGGGTGATTGAGCGGGCAAAGCTGAGCGATCTGGACATCATATATCGGCGGCTGCAAGGGCAGTCCGAATGCGAGATTGCCGCTGCACGCGGAACAACGCAAGCATGGGTATCAAAGCGACTTGTGATGGTGAAGCGTTGTTATGCTGATCAGAGACAGATGTACTGCGCGGTAAGCGAAGAAGATGAGGCGGAACGTGCTGCGCTGCGCGCAAAAATCGTCTGTTGTCTGAGGGAGCGCGTCGGAACTAATTAGCGCGACAATAATCTATCTATTTGGAGGGAAGGATATGGCGTGGTATTGGATCGTTTTCCTGACGATTCTCATTTTCTGGACGGTTTCGATTATTCTGGCACAGTTTGACGAGGATTTGGCGCTGCGCTGGGCGTTCGGTCTGCTTTACCCGCTTCTTTATTGGCTCTGCTACCCGATCAGAGCAATCCGGCAATATGAGGACTATCGGGAGCACTACGAAAAGCACGGGATTACCAAGTGGCAATTCCTGTTTGGAAAAAGAACAAAGAAGGATGTGATGCAATGAAACTAAAGGACACTTTGGAGGCGATTTGCGAGCTGGAGCAGAACGACGGGTTTGCGCCGCTGAGCGATAAGACGAGGAAGGCGGCGCTTTTGGCGCTCGGCGCGTACGATCCGCAGCAGCAGGAATACATCGAACAGCTCGAAGCCGAGTGCAAGACCTACATGGACGCGGCGGAGCTGTACGGAATTGACGCGATGACGATGCTATCGCTGGCGCGCAGCCAGATCAAGACATCCGCGAACAATATCCGCCTTTCCGAACAGATGGAAGAGTATCGCAAGCTGTTCAACGAGCTGCCGAGGAATCTCACGGACGAGGATGTTACGCGCGCGATCATCGCTTATGACGGGAACGGAGCGATGCCGTACTGCGATCTTGTTTGGGCGGCGCTTTGGGCGGTGAGAAAATATCTCAGAATGAGGTGAAGCGATGACCGTTACGGTTTGCGACATGATTATGGGCGCTGGCAAGACCAGCGCCGCAATCGCAAAAATGAACAGTGATACGGAAAGCCGCTACATCTTCATTACGCCGTTTCTCGCCGAGGTGGAGCGAATCAAGGAGGGCTGTGCCGCGCGTTCGTTTTACGATCCGAAGAATTTCGGATGCCGGAAACTCGATGACCTGCACGAAAAGCTGTCACGCGGCTGCAACATTGCCAGTACGCACGCGCTGTTTCACACCTATAACGACACTACCATCAGACTGATCCGTGAGGGTGGGTACAAGCTCATACTCGACGAGGTGACGGATGTTTACGAAAACTTGAAAATATCCCCGAAGGACATTGAGTTGCTGAGGCATCACAATACGATCTCCGTCAGTGAAGCCGACGGTCGCGTGCGCTGGCTGGACAACGAGTATGACGGCGAGTTCAATGAGCTGCGCGATACGATTTTGACCGGGCATGTGACGCTTTGCAAGGGCTGTATGATGCTTTGGACGTTCCCAATCGAGGTGTTTGAAGCGTTTCGTGACGTGCTGGTTTTGACGTATCTGTTCGACGCTCAACCGCAGAAATATTACTTTGACATCAACGGCGTCGGCATAAGGAGAATCGGCACGACGTATGAGCGCGGCGCGTATCACTTCTGCGATGTGCCTGCTGTTCCTGCGTATGTGAGGACGCTGCGCGATAAGATCCATATTCTTGACGACGCAGCGCTGAACGCGATTGGAGACGTGGACGGTACGCTTTCCGTATCGTGGTATCAACGCGAAGCGAAGAGGCGAGGCAAGCCAAGCATCAACAGGCTCAAAAACAACCTCGGCAACGTATTCAAGCACCGTTATGGAACGCCGATGAAGAGGAACCTTTGGACGACGTACAAGGATTATTGCGACGTTTTGAAGGGAAAGGGCTATACAGGCGGATTTCTTTCTTGGAATACGCGGGCGACGAACGCATACCGCGACCGCGACCATCTGGCGTTTTGCGTCAACCTCTATTTCAACCCGGTGCTCAAAAACTTCTACATGGAGCGCGGCGTCGATGTGCAGGAGGAGCGCTGGGCGCTTGGCGAGATGATTCAATGGATCTGGCGCAGCGCAATACGGGACGGGAACGAAATTTGGCTTTACATCCCGTCGCGGCGGATGCGAATGATACTGCTTGACTGGCTGGACGAGCTGGCAGGCGAGGAGGTGGCGTGAAACAATGGATGATTTCAAGGAAACTGCGTGGGATCATGTGTCAGGCGAGAAGTATGCCACTTTTTCAACCTCTGAGAAAAAGTGGATGCGAGCGATCGAGGATCTGAAAGAGAAGTATCCAAGCGACGTCGATATACGATACAAGGGGGATGAAACCATTGTCGTGCGTCTGCCGGCCTCGTGGTTTAAGCTGAGACCAAAGAAGCAGAGCAACATGACGGATGAACAGAAGGAGGCGGCGCGTAAGCGCCTTGAGGCTGCGAGAAGCAAGCGGTTTGAAAAAATCCAAGATGATCGGGCGGTGAGCGGATGACTGGAGGCGTCTACATCGTGTCGGCAGACGCGAAGGATCTCTTTCTTGCCAACTACTCCTCAGAGCGTTGCGCCGGCTATACGGTGAAGTACAGCTCTGATGGGAATGCTGGTGAGTATAATACAAAGCGGTTTATCAACACATTGGATTACAGTCTTGACCTCATCAAGCTGCGCGAAGTATATGAGAAGGTTTACCGACGCATGGACTTTACGTTCAACAAGCGTGGTAAGGAATACTGCCGCCGTGTGATCAACGTGACGTTCAAGTATAACATCAAGGAGTTCAATCGGTTCTCAGGCAATACCTATGTTAAATTCGGATATTTGCCGAGTGACGTGGAGCTGCGCGACGGCGTGTGCGTGCGTGACGGAGAGTTGCTGGCGGTGCGTGTGGACGAGCCGGTGAAGCATCCGATTGACAATGCAATTCTTGGCAAATGTTTCGCGTTTGAGGATGGCATGTATCGCCTCGGCAAACAGATGAAGGTGATTTTTACGGTGGCGCAGCTTCGCGAGAGGCTGTATCGGGATGGGTTCCGATGTGACGGGATCGACTTTTGCCGGTTTAAGAGATCCAGCGGTTCGAGCCGCGTTGGAAAGTGCCTTTTCATTGACAAAGACCTGTATCGCCGGATGCACAAGTGGGAGATGTGCGGATTGACGGTGAAAGACGGGCAGGAGGTAGATCTTGCAGCGTTGGAGGCGTACATCTCGCTGACGTTGAGCAGCATCATCGACACGATTCCCCTGCGTCCTGAGAACTTCCTTGTGATTGATGACTACAAGAGCGCTTTCCGTGATCGAGCCGTCGTTTCACGCATTGGCGCAGACGGATGGTTGCAATCGAAACCGGAAGAGGTGGACGTTGAGAATAGCATTTGGGATGGACAATCTCTGATCGAGAAGGATGCGATGGGGGCGTATCAGAATCGCGGCATGATCCTGCTGCGCAACCGATTCTTCAAATCCGCTTGCTTCAACGCCAATATCCAGCAATTCTTCCGCGATAACGGCATTACTGAGATTTCTCAACTGCACGGATTTACGCTGGCGAAACGTGTGGAAGATATCAAGATCATTACGACGCCGAGCAGCATCAAGTATGTGAAATTCGGGAGCCTTGAACGGTGGCTGCGTCTCTTGGATGAGGATGGGGACTTCGGCGTGGTGAAGCACGAGAAGCCTACGCACTTTTTTGATGGGCGTATGGTGCAAATCCACTATCAGCTTCTCAACACGTTGCAGCTTTCGCAGGCGGACGTCGATGAGCTGGTAAAGCCTGCGCTTTCGTATCTGCAAATGATTCACGATGACCCCGCAGTTCTGCGCTATCACATTCGTTACAGCGGAGAGGATGAGGAGATCCACGACGCGGCAACCACGAACGATGTGATATACCAAATGCTCGGTGTGAGCGACAGGTTTTCCCAAACGCGGCTTTACTATGACTTTAAGCAGGATCTAACAGAGTCGTTTATGAAGACGCTGCGGTGCGGACACATATTGGTCGATGGAAATTACTCGACACTGCTTGGCAATCCTGTTGAGATGCTTTTGTCAGCGGTTGGAAAATTTGACGGAACGAGTCAAATTGGCGTCGGGAACGTCTATTCCAAGCGATTCCAGTTCAACCAAACGCTTCTTGGCAGCCGCAGTCCGCATGTGACGATGGGGAATATTTTGCTGTCAAAGAACAGGGCAAACCCGCAGATCGAACGCTATTTCAACCTGACGAACGAAATCGTCTGCATCAACAGTGTTGGAGAGAATATTTTGATGCGGCTTTCCGGAGCCGATTTTGACAGCGACACCATGCTTTTGACCGATAATCCTATACTTGTGCGCGCGGCTGAGAAAAACTACGGGAAGTTTCTTGTGCCGACGAGCATGGTGGAAGCGAAGAAGGTCGTTCGGCATTATACATGGTCGGAACAGGCCGATCTCGACATCAAGACGAGCGTGAACAAGATCGGTGAGATCGTCAATCTCTCTCAGGAATTGAATACGCGGCTGTGGCACACGATCAACGGCGGCGGGACATTTGAAGAGGTTGAGGAGCTGTATTGCAATATTGCAAAGCTGGATGTGCTTAGCGGCATTGAGATCGACAAGGCGAAAAAAGAGTTTGCGGTGGACAGCATCGGCGAGATTAAGCGGCTCAAGCAGCAGTATGAGATCCGCGATGATGACGGAAGGCAGGTTAAGCCGAACTTCTTTGGAAAGATCGCTCGCATGAAGGGCTATTATGACAGCGCGCGGAAGAATTATCGCTTTCACGATACGACGATGGACTATCTGCAACACAGCCTGAACCGTTTTCGGGTGAATCGGAAAAAAGATGGGTTCATCCCGTTTTCCGATATGCTGATTCCGCGTGACGGGTCGATTGGGCTTGCGGTATGGTATCCGCAGGTGAACCGCATTTTGGAGCTGGTGCGAAATATGCGCGCGCAGATCAGGGCGGTATGGGATGACCGAGAGAGCAGTATGGAAAACCGCGACAGGGCGATGTTGGTGGACGAAATCCGCAGGGAGTGTTATGACTACATTAAAGCAATTCGCGTCAATCGCAATACGGCGTATCGCTTGCTCCTTGCAATCGAAGAGCCGCAGAATAAGGATATTTCAAGGAGCCTTTTCTATATGCTCTTTTCGCTCCCCAATCAATGTTTTCTCGATCTTATTGAGGAAAGCCGCGAGCCGATCATGCTGCTAGAAGAAGATGATACAGCGGCCGGCAGCATCACGATTTATGGTCGGCGTTTTCGTAAGATTCCATCCATCCCGTGCAAAATATCCGGTGTAGTTTGCTGAAAACACGCAGAAATGTATGGATTTTGCAAGGTTAGTTCTGAACAAATGTGCGGATACCGCCAATGTTTTGTGACTGGACAGGAGATCGCAGAATTTCCCGATACAGGATGGAGGGGCGCTTTTTTCACCTGCTGTATGTCTTCGCGCGAGCGCGCAAGCGTAATGTGGTAAAAAACGACCCGTATCGTCCAAATCTATTTGAAAAGGATGTAGTTTTGTGATTTCTATTACCAAGGACGAGAAGATGCTTTTGGAGAAGCTGTATCCGCAGTACAAGTATCCGCGCACGATGAAGCAGCGTACAAAGCGCCATCATTATTTCTGCACGGAGTCCGAGGAACTGATGCGCGCGATTGCCGACACGAACAGCGCTGCGGCAGAGCTGGTTCGCGAGTTTGACCGGCGAAGAGCAATGCGCGAGCGCCGCAGGCGGCACGATAGGAGTCGTGATCGTTGATGGCGTATCAGGACAGGATTGAGCGATATGAACACGCCACGATCGACTGCGCCGACGGTACGCTGACGGAGTATCGTGACGACGCGGCCAGATCGTACGCGATCGACGAGATACTCAGACGTTGGGACGGCGTGCCGGACGTGACCATTACGATCGAACGGCGGCGTGAATTACCGCCGACAGAAGGAGGGTGACGGAGGACGTGAATCCCAATTATGAGCGCAGAGACGGTGAGGGTGCCTATGAGTACGGGCTTCGGCTGATTGCGACGAAGGTAGAGGAGCGACCGGAGGATCTGGATTGGCAGGACATCGTTGAAGCGATTGGCCTTGATTGCCACCGTGACAGTTTGCGCAAGGCTGCGTCTGTGACGCCGTACTCAGGATATGCTGTGATGCAGTATTTCAAAAAGAAGACGGGCTCGTCCTCTGACGCTTCGCGAGACGCCTATATCGACGAGATCGAGGAGAAGACCATCAAAATGCGTAAGGAGGCCAAGCGATTTTTCGATCAGCGTCGCGAGTTCAACAAGCTCGTGGATCGCTTGGGACGCGAGGAGCATCTGGAGGATCGCCTCGTTGCGGCGGCACAAGAGCTGAATTGCTTATCCCCGCTCGCAGTCGAGAAGGAGAGCCTTCATTGCAGCGATGGAGAAGAGGCCGTGCTTGTGCTCGCCGATTGGCACTATGGTATGGTGACGGATAATATCTGGCAGCATTATGACACGGATGTTTGCCGAGAGAGAGTGGAAAAGCTCGTGACCGAGACGATTAAGAGATTGCGGCTGCATCGTCCGAGGCGTCTGCATGTCGTTTTGCTCGGCGATATGGCGCATGGCGCAATCCACACGAGCGTTCGAGTGGCGAGCGAGGAGCTTGTTTGCGAACAGGTGATGCAGGTGAGTGAGATCCTTGCGCGATCAATCGCCGCTCTTGCCGACGAGGTTGAGGAAACCGTTGTTCATGCGACGTATGGGAACCACCTGCGTACGGTACAGAACAAGAGCGACAGCCTGCACGCAGACAATATGGAGCGGTTGATCCCGTGGTGGCTGGAGCAGCGGCTTATGGGGCGTGGCGATGTCGTTTTCCCGGAGGCGGAATACTACGAGTTTTTGTACTTTGACGTCTGTGGTTATCATGTGTGCGCAACGCATGGCGATCTCGACCATGTGAAGAGTGCCGGCCGCACGCTCAACACGCTCTTCCAGAAGAAGTACGGAACCGGAATCGACTACGTTCTCCTTGCCGATAAGCACCACAAGGAAGAATTTGAAGAGCTTGGCGTCGAGACGATGATCGTTCGTGCGCTTTGCGGCGTAGACGACTATGCCAACGACAGGCGACTTTATTCGATACCGGGACAGCTCTTACTATTTTTCAAAACCGGCATTGGTGCCGACGCATACTATCAAATCAGGCTGTAGGCAGCCATAAGGAAGGAATGATACCATTGACCAAGGAAGACCTGACCTCGGTGATGTCCGAGATGGGGTACTGCAAGGATCAGGCCAATGAGTTTATCACGGAGCTGTTTCGCACCATCGGAGAAACGCTTGTGCGTGGCGAGTCTGTGCGCATCCGTGGTTTCGGGCTTTTTGAGGTTAAGACGCACAAGGGGCATTTGGCGCACAACGCCATCACTGGCGAAAACCGTATGCTGGAAGCATATCCGGTCGTTTCGTTCCGCCCCGGCGACAACCTCAAGTCCGCCGTGAGGAGCGGCGACGCCGAAAAGCTCAAAGTGCCGTCCAAAGCGGCAATTCAATAATTCGTATTCACTAATCATGCCCTCGGAGGTCTTCGGACTGACCGTGAAAGCTCAACGTTTGCGGACGCATGAGAAAGGCGCGGGCTTTATTTATCTACGGAGGAGTTTATGCCGAGAATCGCAAAGGGGCGTCAGTCCGGCGAGAGGACTGTGCGCAATTTGCCTGCGAGCGAGAGCGGGTACGGCGTTCGCTATATTGCCAAGTCCGGCGCGGAGTATTGCGTCAGCCATTGTCCTGAGAAGGATCGGTTTACGCTTTGGCGCGTGACAGACGGCGGATATGTCAGAATACAGACAGCGCCTACGCCGCAGGAGCTTTATGCGCTTGCAAAATAATACGGGAGAGTGGTAGAGCGGTCAATTACAGCAGACTGTAAATCTGCCGCCTTCGGGCTGCGATGGTTCAAATCCATCCTCTCCCACCAAGTATTGCGGGATATAGCAGAGGTTAGCTTACCAGCCTCATGAGCTGGAGGTCGGTGGTTCGAGTCCACCTCCCGCAACCATAGCCGCGTTCGATTAACGCAAGGGCGGCGTTCGCCAGAGAGATGCCACATGGCGCTCAGGAGTTTCGACGCGGCAAAATGATATGACCGACCTGCCATGTGTAGGCGCGGTGGAGCCGCCGCGCAGACGCGAGCTGCGCGGCGGTGTGAACTTCACGTCACGGATTCCGTATGGTTTCCGTGACGTTTTTTTCATGTCTTGCTCAGTGAGAAGGGAGGTGTCGCTATGGCGGTGAAAAAGCAACTGAAAAAGACAGTTCCGAAAATCAACAAAAACGCGAAGCCAAGCGACATCGTTCCGCAGACTGTTTCTGACGAGTCATACCGTTGCTCCTGCTGCGGGCATAAGTATCCGAAGCAGGAAGGGAATTTCAATGTTTCCAAATCCCCGATCTACAAAGGGAATAACGGCTATATGACCATCTGTAAGCGCTGTATCGGACAGCTTTTTGACCAGTACGTCGACTTTTTTGACAAGGATGAGGATGCTGCGATGGAGCGCATCTGCCAGATTACGGATATGTATGTGGACGATACGGCATGGGCGGCAAGCCGCAAGGTCAGCGCAAACCGCAGCCGTATGAGCGCGTATGTGTCCAAGCTCAATCTCAACCAGAGCACGGTCGGAGCGACATACGCGGACACGCTTTTGCGGCGCTGGGAGGAAGAGATCAAAAACGCGGAGAGTATTGAACAGGCGGCAAGGAACGGCGCGGACGAGGACGCTGCGCGTCGGTTCGGGCTTGGTTTTTCCGACAGTGATTACGATGCGATGCAGGCGGAGTATGACAGTTGGGTGCAGAAGGAAGGAAAGCCCATCGACAAAAGACAGGAAGAGCTTTATGTGACGATGTGCTTTCTGCGGCTCAACCTGCAAAAAAGCGTGCAGAACGGTAGCGCCGGCGTCGGCACTGTTGCAAATTCCTACAAGAGCTTTATCGAAGCGGCCACGACTGAGATCGAAGATCGCAAGCGTCTTGCCGAGCAAGAGGCTGAGATGAAGCCGGTCGGTATGCTTTTCAAGACCATTGAGCAGTACACGCCCGCTGAGTTTTATAAGGACAAAAAGCTCTACGCAGATTTTGACCAGCTTGGCGAGTACATCGAGCGGCACATGGTTCGACCGTTGCGCAACCTTCTGACGGGAACGAAAGAGCTGGATAAGGAGTTCAGTCTTTCCGGAGCGGAGGAGTGATCGTCATGGAGCCAAACTACGAAAGGCTGATGGACGAAAACCAGCTCCATTTGTACGAAAAATTTCCAAGCAGTCATTATTTGAGCGATCCGGAGCATGTGAAGCGGCTGATGGACTGGATGACGTTTTGGCGGCGCAATCCCGGTCGATTCGCGGAGCAGTATTTCAACATCAAGCTGCATATCTACCAGCACATCATTTTGCGGTTTATGTTTTGTTGTCCGAGCTTGATGGTTGTTGCGTCCCGTGCGGCAGCAAAGAGCTTTGTGATTGCGGTTGCGGCGTGTGCGATGTGCATTTTGTATCCCGGCACGCTTCTGGTCGTCGGTTCTGCAACAAAGGGGCAGGCAAAGCTCATTGTGAGCGAAAAGATCAAAAAGCTGATTTTGCCGAACGCCCCGCTTTTGGACGCTGAGATCCAGACGATCCGAGACAGTCAGAATGAAACGGAAGTCGTTTTTAAGAACGGAAGCTCCATCGTTGTTGTGCCGGCGATCGACTCGGCGCGCGGCCACCGAGCGACGGCGTTCGTCTACGAAGAGTTCCGCATGATTCCAAAGCACATCATTGATACGGTGTTTTCGCCGTTTCTGGAGACGCGCGTACCTCCGTGTATGCACACGGAGGAGTATGAGCATCTGATCGAGGAGCCGAAGGAGGTCTATATCAGCTCTGCGTGGTACAAGAGCCATTGGATGTGGAACATGATCAAGCTGTTCACCAAGGACATGCTGAACAAGGGAACATCCATGCTGATTGGAATGGATTACTCCATCACGCTCAAGCACAAGATCAAGACGCGCAACTATCTCATCAAGGAGCGCAAGAAGCTCGACCGCGTGGCGTGGATGATCGAATACGAAAACCAGATGGTTTCCGAGAACGCGCACGCCTACTTTACCTATGAGCTTTTGAACAAGAACCGCGTATGGAAGCGCGCGTTCTATCCGCGTCGTGCCGAGGACGTGATTTCGCATACGAAGAACCGGTATGCCATTCCCAAGCAGAAGGGCGAGATCCGCGTTATCGCGTGCGATATTGCATCGGAGGGCGGCAACGGAAACGACAACTCGATTTTCTCGTGCATCCGCGCGCTGCCGGAGAGCAAGGAGTACAAGGCGACCGACACGGGCGGCGAGCATATCGAGGTCAAGCAGGGCTATCGGCGTCAGGTGGTTTACATCGAGGCGCAGAAAGAATTTGAAACGACGAAGCAGGCAATCCGCATCAAGCAACTCTTTGCTGATTTTGACGCGGATTATTGCGTGCTGGATACCAGAAATGCTGGAGTTTCGATTTATGACAGCCTTGCAAAGGTGCTCTACGATGAAGAACGCAATGTGGAGTATGAGCCTTGGACGTGCATGAACGACGACAAGCTCAAGGGCAGAGTCGTGATTTCCGGACAGAAGGAGGTCGTTTTCTCCATCAAGGCGCAGCTTGAGACGAACAGCGCGATTGCTGTGTGTATGAAGAAGACGCTGACCGACCGCATGATCGACCTGATGGTGAACCATCAGGAGGGTGTTGAAGAGCTGATGCGGCATGTGCCGGAATACTCGTACGCTGACGTTGACACACAGATTTTCTACGAACGGCCGTATCTGGAAACCGTTGCGCTGGTGAACGAGATGATTTCGCTGGAGTATACCATCACAGATCAGACGCAGCTTATCAAGATTGCGGAGAGGCCGAGTGAGCGGAAAGACCGCTACACCTCGGTTTCGTACGGTAACTATTTCATCGAATTGTTGGAGAAAGACCTGTTTTCGGACAATTCTGATTATGAGTACACACCATTATACAACTGAGAGGAGGTGAGGCAGCATGGCAGACAGGTCGAGATTTCGGTTGTTTGAGCCGAGAGGCGGGACGAGAAAGCCGGACATAAGGACGGAGCAAAGCGCGAGCGAGGCAGCGCCGGCGTCTGGCGGAGAGGTCAATTCCTTCGGCGCGTGGGTGAACATCAACGTGGATCGCATGGGCGGCGAGCAAGCGCCGTTCTCGCCGGAGGAGGTTACGCGCATGGCGCAGAACCCGACTTTGTATATCAGAGAGCTTCGCGCGTGGGCGAAGTGGGCGTATTACGCCAACGGCACGGTGACGAACGCCATCGACAGCTTGGAGACGCTGCACTCGCTGGACTATATTGTGGTGACGAAGCCTAAGCGGGAAAACGTGCCGTGCGGAAAGACGCGACAGCAGCGGGACAAGATGGAGTCCGTGCTGCGCGCCATCCGCTACAAGGAGGTCATCCGCAACGCTATTCACCAAGAGGTGAACGACGGTATGTACGTCGGCTATGTGGAGACGCGGCGTGTGAGCGTCGACAAGCGCATGGCGCTGACGGACGAGGACATCCGCAGCATATCAGAGATCAGCGAGAGTGGCGTCAACACAATGGTTTTCACGCTTCCCGTCGACTATGTGCGGATCATCGGACGGCGAAACAACTGCTATGAGGCCGCGTTTGACCTGCGGTATTTTGATCAGTTTTCCGAAGATGAGCGGAAGCTGCGGCTGCGGAGCTTTCCGAAGCAGATTCAGGACGGTTGGGAGAAGTATGCAAGCGGCGTATATCAGAACGGCGAGTGCTGGCTGCGTCTCGACTGGCGCAAGACGATCGTTGTCAAGATCAAAAGCGGCGTCAACGATCCGTATGGCATACCGTTTGCTGTGGCGGCGCTCGACGACATCGACTACGCCAACTACTTCACCAAGACGAAGCGACACGTTCTCGACACGGTGAACAACCAGATCTACTACGAAACTTTCCCGGAGGGAAAGGACAAGGGAACGAGCGCGCTGACGGATAAGCAGCAAAAGGCGCAGCACAACACCGTCAAGGGCGCTCTGACAACGCGCAGCGAAAACGGCGTGAGTTTCTTTTCGCTTGCGGCTGGTACAAAGATGGAGCGGCTTCCGGTCGATGTCGACATTCTTGACGAGGAGAATGACAACGGCATCAAGGATAAGGTAAACGACGGAATCGGCTTTTCCTCTGCCGCGCTGGGCGGCAGTTCGACCGGCAACTATGCCACGGCGTCGCTTAACCTTGAGGTCATATCCGGTAAGGTGTTCACATGGATCGAGGCGATTGTCGAGGAGCTGAATAAGTGCCTGAGTTATGGTGTGATGAAGGATGCGGATTATCGCGTTGAGTTCCGTGTGCTGCCGATTACGTTCCTCAACCGCGAAAAGCAGATCAAGGTTTTTTCCGACCTGTATGCGCGCGGGAAGGGAAGCCTTTTGGCGTGGATTGCCGCGAGCGGCGTGAACGCGGACGACTATCTGACGTTGATGGATTATGAGCTGGATGAAGATTTTGAGAATCGTTATCCGGTTCACAAGACGTCATTCACCGTTTCTGGCAAGGACGCGCCGGACGACGACGTGGATAAGAGCCACGCTGGAGCGGAACAGAATCCCAGCACGGAGAGCACCACGGAGAACGACGGAAATTCGCTCCCGTCTCCCAATTCGTGAAGGGAGGTGAACGGAAGTGCTTGAAAAGGTACAGACCAGATTCCCGATTTTTGAGATCGAGAGTAAGGCGGCGCTGAACGGGCGACGCCATATCAAGGTGATTTTGCACGAGATTTTCCCTGACGACACGGCATGGCAGGAAAACGGAATCTCGTGGAACGAGCAGTATGTGCGCGACAACATGGAGACCGTAAAGGGTATGTCGCTGACGGTTGAGTTTTTGAACGAAGACCGTGACGTTCCGTACGGACACGGCATGACCGGCGCGCGCAACAATATGCCGATTTTCGAGGACGCCACGATGGTTGGCTTCTGCGATAAGGCGTATGTGGAGGATGTGCAGCTCGGCGGCGAAACGCACCGCGTTTTGATCGCGGAGGGATGGCTGGACGAGATGCGCTATCCGAGGTTCGTTGACTGGCTTGCTTTCCACATGGCTGACGGCACCGTGAAGGGCAGCGTTGAAATTGTGGGAAAGCGGGAAAACGACGGCGAGATTATTTACTCCGGCGGTTGGAAGGAGCGAGGACGTGTTCCACAGATTTACGAGTACAGCGGATACGCGATCCTTGGCGTCAAGCCGGCAGATGAGACGGCGATCGTGATGGAGTTAAATAATAAAAAATCTGCGAAGGAGGATGACAGCATGGATTTTGAACAGATGAAGAACGATGTGACGGCCGCCGTCTCGAATGCTATGGTCGAGGCCAATAATCGCTGGGATGAGTATTGGGCGAAGCTCAGCGAAAAGGACGCCAAGATTGCACAGCTTGAGGCGGAGATCAAGGACAAGGAAGCCGAAATCGCGCATGTCGAGGAAGAGAAGGCGCAGCTTCGCGCCGACTTCGACGCGAAGGAAGCCGGCCTTTCCGAGGCCAATGCCAAGCTCGAAGAGGCGAACGCCAAGCTCGCCGAGGTCGAGAAGAAGAATGCCGAGCTTGCCGACGAGCAGGCGAAGGCGGAGCTGAACGCGGCTCTTGCTCCCTATACCGAGGAGCAGCGCAAGGTCGCCGAGGCGGAGATCAGCGCGTTCAACGAACATCCCGGCAGCATCGAGATCAACATGATCGTTGGCAAGATCTGTACGGAAATCGTGCGCGCCGCGCATGAAGCGAAGCTCGTCGAGCAGAACGCGGCGAGCGACATCGACGTGTTTGCGATGGGTGACAGTGCTGCGAAACAGCAGCCGGAAGCTGACGATAACGTCAGCGTTTACTAATTGAAGGAGGTACACCAACATGAAGTACAAGACCATTGGCGCGTTCAAGAACGTGCAGAACGTTGGCTATTGCAAGGCCGCTGTCGATATGAAGGTCGGCATGGGCGTCATTCTCGATCAGGCCGCGAAGACTGCCAAGCTCCCGACCACGGCTGCCGAGGCGAAGGCGTGCTATCGCATTGCCACCAACATCGACGACAAGCCGGAGATGCGTCAGTTCTCCGATACCGTCGTGATCAACGCGGGCGAGAAGGTGCGCGCGGACGACCTGAACACCGTCGCGAATCTGGAGATCGAGTTTGCGGCGGCCGAGATCAGCACCGCGTATGCCAACATCGCCAAGAACGACAAGCTCGTGTTCGGCATCGGCGGCCTTCTGGAGAAGACCGACGACGTTGACGGCTACAAGGTCTATTTCGAGGTCATCGACAAGACCGCGTACATGGGTTCCGGCGTGCTCGCCGTGATCCGCGTGCAGTAAGAAAGATAAAAGGAGGGCTATACAATGAGCATCTATGAAATCAATATGGCGAACGCCCGTCCCGACGTCGCTCAGGCGCGCGTGACCGCGAAGTCTCCCATTGTTGAGGTCTTCTCTGCGCTGGTGCGCGGCGAGACGCCCAACGTCAGCGACAAGGTTCTCGACAAGTCCGTCGTTGAAATCAGCTCCCTCGCTGAGAGAGCGCTGAACGGCGACGAGATCGCGCGCAGCGAGATCAACGCGATCATCCGCTTTTCCATCGAGCCGAAGCTGATGCAGTCGATCAAGCTGTTCAACTTCCTCGGCTCCTTCAAGCGCATCGGCTACAACGAGCAGGCGCTCATGAAGACCTACAAGTACGAGAGCATTGACAGCCGCATTCAGGCGTCCAGCTCCGACGTGCCGTTTGCGGCTGTCAACTGGCGTGAGTATCCGATTGCCACGCAGACGATTTCTGCCGGTATCAGCATCGACTACCGCGAGCTGCAGAGCAAGAACTTCGACGGCAATCTCGCCGAGGGCATCAATCAGGTCAAGATCGACATGCAGAACAAGGCCGTCTACTATGTGATGACCGTGCTTTACAACGGTCTGAAGAACGCCAGAGGCGTCAAGCATTTTGCCGAGTCCACCGGCATCGCCAAGTCCGGCGTTGACAATATGCTCAAGTCCATGCGTCGCTACGGCAAGGTCAATATCGCCGGCGACTACAGCGTCGTGAGCCAGTTCAATGACTTCGCCGGCTACCTGACCGTCGGCGCGAACACCATTCCGTTCGGCGCGGACGTCGTGGCGGATGAGATCCGCAAGACCGGCCTCATCAGCTACTACAACGGCGCGTATGTCACTGAGCTTCCGAACGCGATCAACTGGACGAAGCTCAACAGCGCCGGCACCGACTACGATCTCTATATGCCGCAGGGTCTCCTGTTCTTCCTGCCGCAGGGCAGCGTTTCCCCGCTGCAGTGCTTCCTGCGCGGCGGCATGACCAGCATGACCGGCGACGACATCGTGACGCGCCAGCGCATGACGCGCTTCGACATGGAGTTCGGCGCTGGCATCGCGGAGGGTATGGAGGATCAGATCGGTCTGATTTCCGACACCAACTACGACCGCCCGAACGTCAACTAACCGTTTCACGCGGCAAATATGAGAGGGAGGGGTTTTGAGCCTCTCCCTCTTTTTCGCGAATACCCAAATAATCCCCTAAATGGGGTGTATGAAAGGAAAAACACAACTATGGCAACGAACAACAATGTTCTGGTAGACAATCTGTGCTCTTGGCCGCTGTATTTTCGCCGTGCGACCGGTCAGGGCGACGTGATGATTCCCGCGAACGCGAAGGGCTATCCGCTTCTCTCCCGCGAAGAGGTTCAGGCGCAGATCCAGCTTGGCAACGTCATGTTCACCGGTGAGGACGGGCTTGGCAGTCATGCGCGAATCCGCATTGTGGATGATGCGGCGCGCCGCGACGTGTTCGGCATCGAGGGCGTTTCGACCGGCGAGGTCGTTGTTCTCGACGATGAGGCAGTGAAGGCGCTGCTTGCGATCAAGAGCAAGGCGAAGTTCAACGAACGCCTGCACGAGCTTGTGAGCACCGACGCTGAGAAGCGGATGCTGGTGGATCTCGCGTTCAAGTGCGGCGCTGAGGATGCGGAGACGTGGAAGGTCGACACGCTGCGCGCGCTTGCGGACGACAGAACTTTTTAATGCCTGAAAGGAGGCGTGGCTATGGCGACGACTTTTTCGGACATCGAGACTATCTTCCATTCCATGCCTTTGACGAAGTTTGAGATTCCAGAAAACCTTGAGGCGGCGTGGCTGAATGTCGCCGTTGCGGATTATGAGCTGAACCTCGATGTGGAGCTTGGCTATGATGCAGACGCAAAAGTGTTTGCACTCGATCTGTCGATGCTTGCGCAGCGGACGCTTGCACAGATGATGTACGTTCAGTACCTACAGCGCGAGCTGAGTCGTGTGATGGCGCTGACCGGCATTTATGGCAAGGACGTTCAGCTCACCGGACAGGATTCGACAAAGCGCGTGACAAAGGCAGAGTTGGATGACCAGATTGCCAATGTGGAGAAGCTGCTGCATCGGCAGAAAGATCCTGCTTACGGATGAGGAGGTGCGAGGCATGTCAGAGGAGTCGAGGGAGTGGTATCGGATGAATCGCCCTCTATTCAACAGCGGGTTTGAGGACGACGAGTTCTGGGCATACGGACAAGACGGTTTTGATGAGCTGTTGGGTTCCTTTGTCGCCTCGGACGTCCTGATTTATGATAAGAAGATCGCGTTGCCGCCGCAAATGGCGCGTGCGATTATACAGCAGCGCACAAGCGATGTGTCCGGATCTGCGACTGTGCGGCAGATTCTTTGCAGGATCGGTACGCTTCACTGTGGTCAGTATGTCAAGTGTGAGAACGCGCTTTGGTTGGTCGCGACGTTGCCGGACAACAATCGGGTTTACGAGAAGGCAATTCTGTGGAAGTGCAATCATACGCTGCGGTTTCTCTCGCCTGTTACAGGTGAGGTCGTAGAGTACCCCATTCACAGCGCCAATGCAACGCAGTACGGCGACGGTGAGAAAAACAAGCCGAATATCAGCATTGGCGACGACCAGCTCCTCATTTATGTCCCGTATAATGAGGAGACGATCCTGATTGACAACGGTTTTCGTTTCATTATGGACAAGAATCGAGTTCATCCAAGCGTTTACACCGTGACGAGAGTGGACTCCACATCGTTTGCGGTGGGTGGTGAGAGGTTTGACGACGGGCTTTTGCAATGGATGGTGCTGCAGGGGCAGTTCAACGAGGCAACAGACAGCCGTAATGAGATGATCGCTGATTTCTACAAGCCCAAGGATGGCGATACTGATGAGGAGCCGGGAGCTGGCGGTTATACGCTGACGCTGCGCGATCTTGAAGGGGACTATCGGCTTGCCATTGGCGAGGAGAAAACAGTCGCGGTCGGCTGCGTTGACGCGAGCGGTGCGGACGTTACGACATTCCACTATCGTATGGAGTACGATCTTGCGGACGGCGCGGCAACGGCGAGCGACATCGGGAACCACATGATTCTACTGCGCGCCGAGGATGACGAGCAGTTTGTCGGTAGGGAAGTAACGATCCGCGCAATCAGCGACGACTTTGGAAGCACTGCGGAAATGACCATTCGCATCGTTGAGTGGTAAATACGGAGGTGTGGATATGGCACATTTCAAAAGCATCATCGACCAGAAGCAGGCGCTAAAAAGGGCGCTGCTGAAAAGCCAAAGCGTTGTCAATCTGCTGGTGAATACCGGAGATAACGTTCTGACGTTCGACCAAATTCAGACGGGGAGCAAAAGCCCCGCGAAGGACTTGATCAAAACGCATTTTTATATCCCGGGGACGCAGCAACACGATAAGAACTTCATCACAATGCGCTCGCGTGTTTCGTTTGCGGACAGCAATGTCGTCAAGGAGACGGAGCTGATCGTATTTGTCGTCTGTAACGAAGACCAGATTGACCTTTTGCAGGGGTCGCGCGCAGACCTGCTTGCTGACGAGATCGACCAGATCCTCAACACGACGGATGCTCAGCTTTTCGGCTACGGATTTATCAAGATAGGCAGCGCCGAAGAGGTGCAGTTTATCGACGGATATTCCGGTTGGCAGCTTCGCTATGGCGTACATGAGATCAATCGAAAGGCGGAAAATCTGGCATGAGCAGCGATTACGACGCACTGAGGATTTTGCGCGGGAGACCGTGTGAGATCGGCGGCGGCATCACTGTTCGTCAGCCGATTCTTGATGAGATCGAGAATTACGGCGAGCGCGACTACTTTGCGCTGGTGCGGACGCTTTGCGCGACGCCGGCAGATCAGAAGGTAGCGATATGGGATGCGCTGCATATCTATTGGGATGCAATGGACGAATACGAGCTGTTTGTGTCGCTTTTTGGCGCGGTGCAGAAGCAGGATTGCTCCATTTTGTTTTCTGGGCTTGACGTCGGCAGCTTTCAGCCGATGATCGACTCAAAGACACAGGAGGTAATACTACGCAACGTGGACGGCGTTGTGATCGACCGCTCAATCCACGCGAGCCTGACGGATTATCTGCGTAAGGTACACCGTTTTACAAAAAACGTGGACGTCGGTGCGGACATCGGGACGAAGGATATTATGATCGCGGACGACCGCGATGAGATGGAGCTTGCTGCACGCAAGCCGCCTGTCTCGCTTCTTTCGCCGCTCATATCTGCTATGACGAATTGCGCGGAGTTCAAGTACGGTTTCTTTGAGGTGTGGAATCTGCCGATTGGCGCTTTCATGGACGCCGTGGCGCGTGTGCAAAAGGTGAAGAGCTGTGATTACACGATTCGCGGTATTTATGCCGGCAACGTGGACATCAAGAAGATCCCAAAGAGTCAACTGGACTGGATGGCAGAGCTGAAGCAGCCTGTGTCTGTGTCATAAAAACTGAATACTTTTAACGACGAGAGCCGGAAGGCTCTCTTTTTATTTCAATATGAAAGGAAGATGTTACCATGTTCAATGCAACCAACTTCATCATTGACAAGGTTCGTCGCGTTACCCGCGTGAACCTCAACTCCGGCGAAGTCGATTTCTCTATTACGAGCATTGCGAATCCGCAGATCGAGTTCACCGGCGAGTCCACCGACAAGACCGATGCGCAGGGTACGCTGCTTGCCCGTTTAGACACCGCCAAGGGCGTCAACTTCTCTGGCGAGGGTTCTCTGCTCTCTCTCGGCCTGATGGCTGCGCAGCTCGGTACTGATGTTCAGGTCGCCACTTCCGCTGCGAAGCTGACCGGCAAGGTCTTCGAGACGCTGAAGGTCGTCACCTCCGGCGATCCCGCTGCCAAGACCGCTACGCTCACCCACACGCCGAGCACTGCGCCCGCCTGTGTTTACACCCTCTCCGAGGACAAGAACATCAACGGCAAGATCGAGATCGGTGCCGATGAGGGCGACGCCACCATTTCCGGCAAGGTCATCACTCTGCCCGACGGCTTCACCGGCACTATGATCGGCGTCCTGTACGAGTACGAGACCGAGAGCGCAGTCAAGGTCGTTGACGGCAGCGAGAACTTCGCCGAGGCTGCGGAGTACATCGTCGACATCCTTGCGGCGGACGTCTGCAATCCCGCGAGCAAGCGCGCTGGCGTGATCGTGTTCCCGAAGGCGAAGATCGACAACAACTTCTCGATCAATCTCACCACCGAGGGTACGCATCCGTTCGGCTTCACCGCGCTCAAGGACTATTGCTCCGACGATGCGGAGCTGTGCTACGTCCTCTTCAACGAGTAAGAGGATGCCGGCATGACGAGAGTTTGCCAGATTTGCGGCGCGTCGTATGAGACCTGTTATGTGTGCGAAAAGACGCGCAGTTGGCGGACTCTTACCGACACGCAGGAGCATTATCGCGTTCTTCTTGCGCTGATGGACTATAGAAGCGGCAGTAAGACTGCGGATGAGACGCTGGACGCACTTCTCCGCATGAATGTGGAGCTGGACGACCTGAGCGGCTATACGCAGAGTACGGCAAAGCTGCTGCAGGAGATCATTGGTGACAAGGAAGAAAGGGAACGGCGCACAAACGACTTCCAAACGTGGCGCGCCTCTTTTTCCAGCGACGATAAGGAGTGAAAAAAGGCGGGCGGATGCCCGCCTTTTTTTAGCGTATGGGAGGAAGGTATGAAAATCATTGCTGTAGACCAAGCGCGACGCGGCGCGTGGTCGGTTTTTGACTATGAAGAAAAGAAATTGCTCGATTACGGTGTGTGGTCGTTTCCGAGCGAGAAATGCACATTTGAACAAGCTGTTTTGCAAATCGAAACCCTGCTCGATGGAGTGATACGCAAGCATGGTGTTGACGCTGTTTTTCTTGAAGATATCCAACTGCGCAGGAACGTGCAGTCCTTTAAGAAGCTGGCGCAGCTTCAGGGCGTACTCGTGAACTTATGTAAGAAGAACGAATACCTTTACGGTTTGGTTCCACCGGCACAGTGGCAGAGTTTTTGCAAGGCAAGAGGCAGAACAAACAAAGAGATCAAGGCGAAGGTGACTGAGATCGAGGGCGTAAAAAAGACGTCCAAGATCCTTTTGATCCAAGCGGCAAGAAACATATATGGGGTCGAGACGGATGACGACAATCTTGCCGACAGCATTATGCTGGGTCATTACTGCGTCAACCAAATCAAGATCATTTCCAAAGGAATCAATGAAGCAGAGACAGAAACAGGAGGATCGCACTATGAGTAATCAGAAAAGCATGGGCTTTGAGTTTGAGAGGGATTTCATCGACGTCGATGGCCTGATGGATACGCGACTGCCCGATCCGACGATGCTGGAATACTACCGTGGGCTGCATGATCGCATGATCGAGTGGAACGGAGACATTGACGACGGCACACTTGAAATCGCGCATTATATCCGCAAGTGGAACCGCGAGGATTGCGGCCTTGAACCGGAGAGGCGTAAGCCGATTCGCATTTTCATCAACTCGGGCGGCGGAAGCGTGGATGCCGTGATGAACGTGATCGACACGATCCGCCTCTCTAAGACGCCTGTTTACACCATCGGCCTCGGTCGTGTTTACAGCGCGGGCGGGCTTCTCCTGATGGCAGGACATAAGCGTTACATCTTCGAGCATACGAGCTGCCTTATTCACGATGGCTCTTCCGGCGCGGTCGGCAGCATCGGTAAGATGCTGGACAACCTTGAATTTACCAAGGAGCTTGAGCGTCGGCTGAAGAAGTATGTTCTTGACGCGACGAAGATCGACGAGGAGACGTTCGACAAGAACTATCGCCGCGATTGGTTCCTGTTCAGCGACGAGATGATTGCGCTGGGCGTCGCGGATGAGATCGTGAACGATCTTGACGACATCTCATAAAAGGGAGGCTCGTGTATGGCGCGAAAGAACACGCAGAGCGCACAGACGGACATCGCGGCGGCAAAGGATGCGCCGCAGACGCTCAAAGATCATCCGTACTACGGACTCAGACTTGACGAATATCAGGAGGCTTTTCGCGACGCGATCTGGAACCCCGATATTCGCTTTGTTTCTGTTGACGCCGTTGCAGGTTCCGGCAAGACCACCATCGCAATCGCTACGGCGTGTTTGCTGTATGCCTATGGGTTGGTCGACGGCTGTATCTATTGTAGGACGCCGGCATCCGAGGGTCGGATCGGTTTTCTTCCGGGCGATCAAGCGTCAAAAGAAAGGCCGTATATGCAGCCTCTTTACAATACGCTGTGCAATATCGGCGAGAATCCATACACGGCGATCGACACCAGCTCCAATATGGAGAACCGGAAGTATCAAACCGGTTATTGGCAGGCGATTACAGACGTGTATCTGCTCGGCGACGATTTCAAGAATAAGGCGGTCGTTATTGACGAAGCACAGTGCATGACGACGGATCAGCTTCGCACGATCATCACCAGATGCCACGATAGCTGCAAGGTCATGGTGATCGGCTCAACGCTCCAAATACAGGGCATTGCCAAGGAGGAGTCAGGGTTTACGCATTGCATTGAGCATTTTGAAGATCGTCCGTGGGCGAAGCACTGCGTTTTGGTGAACAACTATCGTGGTGAGATGAGCGCATGGGCGGACAAACTTTGATGAATATTTGGAGGATTCCAAAATGAAGAAAATTTCTGTGGATACGGTCAGGACATATCTCAAGGCAGTGGGCGATCCGACCGACGCCAAGGTAAGCATGAAGCTCGCGGATGGCACGGAGATCGGCGTGACGTTGCGCACGAAATTGTCTACGACCGAAAAATCCGTGTTCATTTCTCGCGTGCTGAGCGGGTGCTTTGACGAGCGCGGCGATTTTCGCCCCGAATATGTCACGCCCATGCTGCGCGCGACGATTTTGCAGATGTGCAGCGACCTTCCTGCGATCTCTCCGCGCGGCAAGAGCGCGGATCTCGACATCGACGCGATGAACACTCTGTATGAGACGCTTGCCCTTGATGAGCTGGATGACGCCGGCTATCAGAGGATAATGCGCGAGATGGTCTTCCTGTGCCAGGACGCGATTGAGTGGCGCAAGTCGCGCGAGCTTCACAGCGCCGAGAACGCTGTGAGGAACGCGGCGAACGCCATTCGCGAATTGATGAGCGTGTTGACAGACAAGTTTGGCGCGCTCGATATGGATGCGCTTGCAGAAAGTGCGGGAAGGCTTGCCAAGACAACAGACGGACTGCAGGGCGACGCGCTTCGCGAAGCCTTTGTTAAGGCCGGTTTGGAAGTTGTGAAGTAATATCGAAAAGGAGGCGTGCGCAATGAAGGCAATGTCAATCAGCGAGGCGCTTAGATATGCGAATCAGAAGATCCGTCCGATGGTCAACGACGCATTGGGCGGGGAAGTCCTTGATACCGTCGCCGAGGTTGAGCACGCGAAGATCCAGAGTGAAGTGTACGACAAGCACAAGCCGAAGCATTACAAGCGGCGCGGCGATCGCGGCGGCCTTTCTGATATGGAGCACAATCTTGCAATCAACAACGCATCACTCAAGCTCGGCGCGTTGTATGTTGAGAACGTGACACCGCCCAATCCGTTCAACAACGGCGTCGGCGTGCGACCAATCGACGGTGTAGGCGGGTACTCATCGACAACTCCGGATGAGCCGATTGCCGGACTTGTTGAGCGTGGAACCTACAATCCGAACGGGTACGGATACGATTACTGGTCTGATGCGTTTGCCAGACCGTTTATCGCGAAGACGCGCGCGGCGCTGCGCGGCGGGAAAGCGCAGAAAGCGCTTGCGGACGGACTCAGACGGAATGGTCTGACGGTTATTACTAAGAAAGGACGGTGATGAGCTTGGCTGAAAATGACGATCTGATGATAGTGGTAAGGACGCGGCTGGAGGCTGACGAGGAAGCGTCGGCACAGCGAATTTCGGCGCAGCTTCCGTCCATTGCGGCAAAAATCAACGAGAAGAGCAGCATCAAGGTCGGTGTGACGCTGGATGAGCGCAACACCGACAGGCTGCAAAACAGCATTTCCCAGCAGCTTTCGCGCATACATGTCGATCCCGTCAATATTGGCATCAAGGTAACGGGTGATGCAAAGAAGATGCTGCGAGAGGCAATGGCCGGCAGCGGTATCGACGAGAGCTCCGAGCTGATGAAGTCCATGACGAAGAACCTCACCGGCATGGATGTGCAGGTCGGTAAGATCCATGCGCAGTGGGTGAAGGTGGGAAGGCAAAAAGAGCGGCTGCTACAGCTCGACATCTACGGGCGCGATGCGCTTGGTAAAGAAGTTCTGCTGATGCAGCAGTATGCGCAAAACGGGCGCAAGGTTGATGAGCAGGTAAAGGACGTCACGTTGAATATTGATAAGCTCAACAGACAGTCCGAGCAGGCGGCGAGAAAAGAACAGCGCGACAACGAAAACCGCCTCAATTACATTCGCGCGCAGAGCGACGCCCTTGAAAAACTTAAGGCGCAGTATTTGTCGCCGAAGGACGGTCTTCACGGAGAGAATCTGGAGAGCGCCGAGTCGCAATATGCGAAAATATCTGCGAGGCTTGATGAGCTGCGCGCAAAGAACGGCGCGTTGACGGACGAGGAAAAACGCGGCATTGACGGCGTTATCGCCGAGATGCAGCGCGAGATACAGACCATGAAGCAGGTGGAGTCCGTCGAAGAGAGCGCGGCGCGCAAGTCAAAAAGTGAAAATGACGCGCGCGTGGCTTCGCTTACCACGTTGTCGTCAAAGCTGGATGCCGTACAGAAGAAGTATCAGGGCTTGACCGGCGTGAAGGGCGTGCAGGGTGAAGGCCATCTGAGCGAGCTGAACCGGAAGTATCAGGAAATCTTTGATACGATTACGCGGTTGCAAGGTGCAACTGGCGCGCTGAGCCAGACGCAAAGGACGGAAATTGACGCGCAGATCAAAGAACTCGACAGGCTAAGCGATCAGTATTACCGTGTTGAGCATGTGGCGACGCAGCTTCGCACCAAGAATGTCTGGGAGGTCAATTCCGATTATGCGAATGAGCTGGACGTCTACGCGAAGAAGCTGCAAACGTCCGGGCTTTTGACGAAGGATTTTGAAGAACGTATCGCCTCGCTTCGCAATCAGCTTTCAACCGCGTTTGACAGCAAGAGCCTGACCGACTTTGCAGATCAGTTTGACCGCTTGAAGGGCGCGGTCGGATCGTTCAAGGCCGGACAGGAGCTTGAGGCGACGATCGGGCGCATCAACAGCGAGATGGCGGTCATGCCGTCTCAGTTCCAGGCGGCGGAAAGACGTCTTGAAGGCATAATTCATCCAACCGAAACGCTTGAGGCGAACATGAGGCGGCTTCGGGATCTTTCGGCGCAGGTCAACAGTGAGCAGGACGCCAACCGCAAGATTGAGGCGTACAACCGGCTGAAACAGACGCTTGCGCTGGTAAATACCGAGATGGCGGCGCTGACGCGAACGCAGAATACTGGACTGCGCGACGAGAAGCTGACGGCGAATTTGGAGAAGGCGAAGGCGGATCTTCTGACGGTCGGAAGAACGTGGAGCGCGCTCAAGGCTGACAAGGGACTGAATTTGCAGTTTGAGCAGCTTTTGGCGAATCTCGACCGCGTGAACAATGCCGGAGATCTTTCCAAGTGGCGCGCGGAGTTCAACGCCTTTAAGAGTGAGGTCAAGGCTGCCGGAAAGAATGTGCAGTCGCTTGGTGACATCCTCAAGAACAACCTTGGCAAGGTTTTGCAGTGGGTGAGCGCAACAACGCTTTTATTCCGTGCGATAAGGTACTTGCGGCAAGGCATCCAGACGGTTGTTGACCTTAATACCGCGATGATCGACCTACGCAAGGTGACGAAGGCAACCGGCGAAGAGTACGAGGCGTTTTACCGCCAGTCGAATGAGACGGCAAAGCAGCTCAATCTGACGACGCAGGAGGTCATTTCGCAGACGGCCGAGTTTGCCCGATTGGGATATGCACTTGAGGATGCCTCGAAGCTCGCGCAGAACGCAGCAATCTTCAAGATGGTCTCTCCCGGCATGAGTCAGGAGACGGCGGTTGACGGACTTATCAGCATCGTCAAGGCGTACGGCATTGAGGTCGAAGACACAATGGATGGCATCATCTCGAAAATCAACGAGGTGGGTAATAAGTTTGCCGTCAGCAACAACGACCTCGTTGAGGTGATGACGCGCGCGTCGAGCGCGATGTCCGCAGCCAACAATACGTTTGAGGAGACCGTTGCGCTTGCGACGGCTGCTATTGAAATCACGAGGGACGCCGCCACGACGGGCAATGCCCTGAAGACGCTTTCCATGAGGATTCGCGGCTACGACGAGTCCACGGAGGAATATTCCGAGGACGTTGCCGTTCTGACCGGCAAAATCGCCGATCTTACAAAGGTCGCAGGGAATGGCGGAAAGGGCGTGAGCCTCTTTGAGGTAGGTGATCCCAACACATATCGTTCGACCTACGCGATCTTGCAGGACATCGCGGCGATCTGGGACGAGTTGACAGACAAGAACCGCGCGCAACTGCTGGAAGCTCTGTTCGGTAAACGTCAGGCGCAGGTTGGCAGCGCGATCCTTTCCAACTTCTCTCAGGCAGCCGACGCGATGGACAAGATGGCGGACAGCGCAGGAAGCGCCGAGCGCGAGATGGCGAAGGTTATGGAGAGCGTGGAGTACCGCGCGAACGCCCTCAAGGAAACTTGGGTAGGCATTGCGCAGAATATATTCCAGAGCGACGATTTGAAGCTGGGGATTTCCCTTCTCCAGACTATCTCCAATGTTATTGATACGCTGACCGACAAGCTGGGATTGCTTGGCACGGTCGGCATCGCGGCGACTATCGCGTCTTTGCGTAAGTTGAACGCGACGGCGGGTGAACCCAAAGTGACGGGTTTCATGATTGCGCCCGCCTATACCCCGGTGGCGACACGGAACGAGCTTGCGGCATGACCGCAGGCAAGGGGGTATTGGAAAAACCGACGAACATGGCTCCGCGTGGAGCTGCGAGTTTAGATCATTCTCGCACGGGAAGCCCGAAAGGGTAATCCGCAGCCAAGCTCATTATACAAGCAGTCTCATAAAACAGAACAGAGAGCCGGTGCTACTTTCACCGGCTCTCTGCCGCAGTCTGCGCATTACCTGTCGCGCCTGCTGAGAATTGCGTCGTAGAGAGCCATCGAAATGAGGTTCAGTACGATGATGTTGATGTACTCAGCCATAGCGTTCACCTCCGTCACGTCCGAAGTGTCGGGCGAATCGCAGAGCGATTGAAGCACAGAGGCTTGTACGGAGGACAGACTGACAAAACGATTATACTGCGACAGGCAGAGCTTGTCAAATTGTATGGTGAGAGGGTTCAGAGAGCATAATGTCGGCACGGTCTACGGATTGTGATGGGGTGCTCCAAATCCAACCGCCCGCCAGAAATGGCGGGCGGTCAAAATGATATGCGGTCAAGCCGCCGCAGATCGAAAATGGCTAAAATCTACATCCACAGTTGTTGCATTTCCACGTTTTGCCTATGTCACCGGCTCCAAAAATGCCAAAGGCGTAGACCTTGAGAAAGCTGCCGGTCTTGGAGATTTTCGTCAGACTGGTAGAGCGGCAATAAGGGCAGGTAGGGATGTTGGCTGCAGGTTTTGGTACGGCGGTTGAAATCGGTTTCCATGTCGAACGATCAACCAGATCCTTGACGGGTGCTGGAGGTTCGCGCGGGGGAAGGTCGCGAAGAGAGCGGCTACGGTTGAGCTGACCGTATAAGTCATTTAGGTGAGCTTTGTATTCTTGAGACAATTTATCGCCGATGTTGCGAGGAAAAATCAGTTGCTCAAAATGATCCGCTTCTTTTTCCAAAACGCCGCTCGACTCTGATTGCGGCAAGTCGATTTCAACGTATGGCGCGTTGCAGTTACACATTGGCTTGCCATTTTTGCTTGGCTGAGCCTCGTTGTAGTAATACTCTCTCGCGCATTTGGCGCAGACCTTGACACGCGGCTCCTTTGATGAAAGCTGGAACATTGCAACCTGCGACAGAAGTTTTTGGTGGTAGTCGCTTTGCTCCTTCTGCTTGAGATGGTTCGCAATCGGAAAGCCGCAGTGCGGACAGGACACCGCTGCGGAAGACACTTGCTGATTGCACTCAGGACACACGATAAGCGCCATAAACCACACGCTCCTTTCTGCTTGCTATGGATTATATCACTAACACAACGGGATTTCAACGATAATCTTCGTATTGATCACACGAGGGTTGGGATGGATTGGCAATTATGCCCGTTGTGGAAGCGCTTCGAGCAACGCAAATTGTTTACGATGACACCATTGCGGCACAGGCGACGTATGCTACACAGCTTACAAGTCTGGATGTTGTTCATCAAAAAGCGGTGCTGAGCCAGATGAACCTCAACAGTACGCAGCGTGAAGCTATTTTGAATTTTGCAAAGTTGTCAGCCGCAGGACAATCTTATACCGTTGGCACTTTGGCGTTGGCAGCGGGTGTTGATAAGGTTAGGCTTGCCGAGTCTTTACAGCTTGCCGAGACCGAGCAGTTGACGGCAGAGACGATCGCGTGCGCTGTTGCGACTGGAGCGCTTCGTGGGGAAGATGCGCAGCTCGTGATTCAGTTTTTGACACATAAGGCGGCGACGGACGGCGTGACAGCATCGACGAATCTGATGAACATGTCGCTCAAGGAGACCGCCGCGCTGATGTTGGCGACTCCTATGGGCTGGATCACCATGCTCACCATGCTTATCCCGCTGCTCATTACCGCAGCCAAGAAATTCAAGGAGTTGTATGACGCGGCGCATCCGACACTTCAGCAGATGCAGGACGACCTTGGTGATGCAGAGAATGAACTGGACGAACTGGATGGCAAGCTGGACGAGAACAAAAAGCGGATCGCGGAGCTTCGCGCACTGCGCGATGGAGGCACGATTTCCATTGTGGAGAGTGAGGAGCTAAAGCGGCTCGAACGCGAGAACGAGCTTCTTACCCAGCAAATTCAGCTTCAGAAAGACCTGATTGCCGCGAGGCAGAATGACATTTATACGAAGGCTGCAGAGGATGCGGGCGCATGGCTCAGTGACAGCGGCTACGAGATCAAAGGTCATGGCAACTCTGAACGGCAGGAGCAGGCGTACACCGGCGCTGGCGGCCTTTCTGCAGCAATTAACGACTACAAGACCGCCAAGGCTGCATTCGATCAGGCGGTTGCTAACGGAGCTGCCGCTGCGACGGACGCTGAAAAGAAGAAATTCAAAGAAGCCGCAGACGAGTACAAGGCGTCTATGGAAACCGCGCTTGCGCGTATGGTCGATTTGCAGGACGAGGCAATCAAGCTGCGCAATGCGCTCAATCCGGACGATCCGGAATCCGCAGGGCTGATTCGAGAACTCGATCTCGCGCTTGACCGCATTGCTGTGCTGCAAGATCCTGAATCTGCGCGCAACTCCATTTTCGGTCGCTTCTTTGAAACGGAAGCAGACCTCACCAACGAGAAAATCGCTGAGTTCAACACATATCTCAGGGAGCTCGGCCTGATTACGGAGGACATCCCGAAGGACGAGCTTGCCGATATGCTCAGAAACACAGGCGATGCAGCGGAGGACGAGGCGGACAAAATCAAGGGGCTTATCGACGTGCTCGATAAGTTTGGCGTCGAGTCCAAAGAAATCTATGCGCACGGCGGCAACGTGGATCTTCTTGACCGGCGCGTGGTGGAAGTCACCAACGCCAACCTCGGCAAGGTTCAGACGCACGACGCCAACGCACAGGTCGGCGACCGCATGACGGTGCTCTCGAAGACAATTCAGCACGGTGACGCCGCGCTGGTTGTGACGCCGATTCTCCCGAATGGCGAAATTTTGTCCGACGCAGAGCTTGACAAGTATGTCGAAAAGGTCGTTAAGGCGGCAAAGAAGGACAAGAGTACCAACTATCAGGCATACGACCAGAATGGTGTCTTTCTCGGTGTGTTTGGCGATCACGCCACATTTGAAAAGAACAACGAGGAAGCAGAGCGGTTTGCCGAAAGGCTGCATGATATCCATGAGGCAATTCTGGAGGCCGGAAGCGGCAGCGAGCTTTCCGAGCTGGTTGCGGAGCTGCAAGACCTGACGGAGTACACTCCGAGCGTTTCGACGTTGGCGGAGAAATTTGCCGACGCCGAGGGCAAGGTTGAAAAGCTCGGCAAGGCACTGCAGGAGTTCGGCAAGGAAGGTTCGATTGCAGCGGACACACTCGCTGAAATCGGCAAGGACTTCGGCGATTATGAGAGCTATGAAAAATTTGCCAAGGTGCTGATGGACTCCACCTCTACGATGGAGGAGGCGCAGGCGGCGGCTGACGCGCTGGCAAGCGAGTTTATGAACTCGACGACGGCGCTTGACATGCTGCGCGAGGGCAATGCCGATCTTGTGAAGGCGATGCTCGAAAAGATTGGCGTGACGAACGCGGATGAAGTTGTGGAATCCCGCCTGCGGATCGTGCGGTTGGAAGCGAAGGTCGCGGCGCTGGGCTTGGCGGACGCCGAGTGGAGCGTTGTCGAAGAGAAGCTGCGCGAGATCGGCGTGACCAATGCGGACATTACCGCGATTGAAGCATTGCGCAAAAAGCAGATTGAGGCGAAAATCGCCACAACCGATTTTGCAACTGCGAACGCAAGCACAATCGCTACGCTCATTCAGATGGCAAATGCCGCTGGCATTGCCGGAAAGCGGATGGAGATCCTTGCGCAGATGCAGCGTGTTGAGGCGTCTGAGACAGATAAGACGTCCGCTCGTTATGGCGCATATATGGCAGATGCAAAGAGGCGGCTTCTGGAGGGCTTCACTGACGATTTGAAGGTGGAGTTGCCAGAAATCAAGGTCGTTGTGCCGAAGGCCAACGGTTCCGGCAGCGGCTCCGGAAGCGATTCTTCCAAGAAGGAAACGGAAAAGTATTTCGCCGAGATCGACCGCTTCCGCGATGCGGTCAAGCGGCTTGCAGATGCGCAGGAGGAAGCGGAGAGGCTGAACGGCGAGCTTGGGCGCACGGAAGGTCTGTGGGATCAGGTCAAGATTCACAAATCTCTCGTGGACACCTACGAGAACGAGCAGACGGCGTTGCACGATCTCAACGAAGAGCGCCGCAAAGCGATTCGAGAAGGGGTCGAGAAGCTGCAAAATCTTGGCTTTGACGTCATCTATGACGCAGAGACCAACGACCTCTTCATCAATAACCTTGAACATCTCAACGATCTTGCCACGACGGATCTCAACAAGTACGAGACGATGGCTGACATGTCCGTCAATATTCTCGGTCAGTACGACAACGCCCAAGAAGCGACCAACGGACTCATCAAGGACACCGAGGGCATCATCGACAACATCACCAAGTTCAACGACGCCAACAAGGAAGGTTCGGAGACGTGGTGGGAGAGACGCGACGCCATTCATGCGTCGAAACAGAGCATCATCGACGATCTTAAACAGATCACGGAAAACGCGCACGACGCGGTGGATGAAATCCAAAACGTCTATGACACGCTGCACGCGGCGGCAGATGAGTTTGCGGCAAACGACGGCTATTTGACCATTGACACCTATCAATCCATTTTGCAGCTTGGCACGCAGTATATGGCGTATCTTTACGATGAAAACGGTCTTCTTGTCATCAACGAAGAGCGTATTCAGGCTGTGATTGCGGCAAAGACGGAACAGCTTGCGCTGGAACAGGCGCTCACCTATGTGGATCGGCTGAGACTGGCGCTGGAAAAGGGTTCTATTGAAAATCTGAACGAGCTGCTGTATGCGACGCAGGATGCGACCGATGCGACATGGGATTTGGTGTACGCCAACCTTAAACTGCTCGATTTGTCGGATGATCAGTTTGCGGCGGCGATGCACAACATCAATGCGATTCGCTCGCTTGCGGACGCTGCGGTTGCCGGAATCGGAAAGAGCGCCGGAGCGTTTGCCGACTCGCTCAATGAGATGAAGGACGGGTTGGACAGTATCCTTCGGTACACGATGGATATGCTCAGGCAGCGGATCGAGGATCAGATCGACGCGCTTGAGGAGCAGAAAAGCGCCTACGGCGATTTGATTGACGCGCAGAAAGAAATGCTGCGCAATACCAAGAATCAGAACGATTATCAGAAATCGGTTGCGTCCAAGCTCAAGGAGATGGCGAAGCTCCAAAAGGAGATCGCCTCTTTGACAACGGCGGCGGAATCAGGAGACCGAAGCGCGGCTGCGAAGCGCGCGAAGCTCCAAGAAGAGCTTGCCGAGCTGAGCGAGGATCTTGCGGACGAGCAGAACGAGCACGCTATCGAAGTAGCCGAGAAAGCGCTTGACAAACAGCAGGCAGCTTTTGAGGCGGAGAAGGATGACGAGATCAAGACGCTACGAAATAGTATTTCTTCTCAACAGAAGCTCTACGATATGGCAATTAGCTATATTGAAAGCCGTTGGGACAAGCTCTATGGTGAGCTGATCGACTGGAACACTGAGTACGGCAGCGACCTCAACAGCGATATCGCGTCCGCATGGGACAAAGCGTATGAGGCAGCAGAGCGATACGGAAGCTATGTAAGCGCGCTGGGAAGCATTGACGCGGACATTGCCGCAACGAGCGGCGGAAACAGAGGAAATACCGCCACTGGCGTTAATACTGCTGTCGGCAGGACGAGCACTTCTGGCAATGAAGCGATGGCGACGGCATGGGTCGAGCAGATGAAAGCGAACAGCGCGGCGTGGCACAGCGCGAGCGATAAGCGCAAGGCTGATTTGGCTGCTGAAAACAAGCGTATCGCTAAAGAGGAGCTTCCGGAATGCGGCGTAATCGCAGACATCGGAGACGACGGTGTGTGGTATCTCAAAAACGGGAAGAGGCTCTACGACGTCTATCACAGCGGCGGAATCGTTGGCGGTGACGCTTCGCTTAAGCAGGACGAGCTGTTCGCAAAGCTCCAAAAGGGCGAGATGGTCTTATCGCGTGAAATGGTAGATCGGATGATCCGGCACTTTGATATGCTCAAGAAGCTGGGGGAGTCCATTGCGAGCCGACCGATGGACGGTCGGCTGCTTGCGCAAGATCTTGCAGCGCTTGGCATCGGCAAGACGGTGAATAACGTGACGAGCAACGAGAGCAGCCGGCCTGTGAGCATCGTGTTTGGCGATACGCATATCAGCGGTGCGGATAAAAGTACGGTTCAGCAGCATGTGATGCTTACCGAAGGTATGAAGAAGGAAATCGCGCGTTGGCTTGGTTTCCGTATGTAGAACCGATGAAAAATAGCGGATGCGTCAAACGACGCATCCGCATATTGCGGGAGGTGAGAAAGGAATGTATCGGGCTTATGACTTTACATTTGCCGGTGTGTCTGCGAGTATGTACGGAATGTATGTTGCTGACATTGGAAACAAGAAGCACGGCGACCACAGCTTCGGCAACGTCGCCAACATCGTTGAGACGAGAATTGCAAACCGTGTGACGCCAATCCATTATGGCGTGCGCTATCACGACGAGCCGCTGACGTTCACGCTCATCTTCGGAGCGGACAGGGTTCTCGACCGATATGAGCTGCAGGAGATCTCCAAATGGCTCACCGGCTATCAGGAATATCAATGGCTGAGTATTGACCAGCCAGACTTGGAACACATTCAGTTCCGCTGTCTGGTCGAGAGCCTGACGCCAATCAGCATGAAATGGATGCCGATGGCATTTGAGGCAAAAATCGTGTGTGACTGCCCTTATGGGTACAGCTATCCGTTTGAGAAAACGTATGTCATCCACGAAGAGACCGCTGTTCTGTTCTACAATGACGGCAGCAGCCGAGTACCTTTGAAGCCTATAATCGAGGTTTCGCTTGCGCAGGGCTGCACAGAGCTGACCATCACCAATCATACAACGGGCGAGACTGTCCGATTTTACGATTTGCCGAGCGGCGGCATTTCTTTTGTCGTTGACAGCGAGAATGAGGTGGTGGCCGCAGAAGATGTCACAGATATCTACGAGTGCTTCAACTATGTGTTTCCGTCGTTTGTGGCGGGTGACAACAGATTGACAATCACGGGAGACGGCATAGTAAAGCTGAGCGGACGTTTCTTGTATAACGTTGGCGCGTGAGGAGGGGATGGCATGTATCTCGATTATTCTAAGCTGAAAAGCGGGGAGATCAGGCAGCCCGTTCTGCGCCTGAAAACGATGGCAGGGAAAACGCTCGGCGCAATTCCATACGTCCACAATCTGAAGTTTGACATTCGATATGCGGACATCAGCGAAATGGAGTTTGAGGTTCCCTATCTGCAAAACGGGAAAATCAACCCGCTCTATCAGGCGATTACTGGTTACAAGGTTGTTTACACGGACGACCTTGGTATCTATATTTTGGCAACTCCGAAGAAAAGCGGCAACGGTTTGATGGAGACAAAGACCGTGCATGGTTATTCGCTGGAAAAGTTGTTTGAAAAGAAACGCCTGTTTTTGGAGGAGGGAACCTACAATTTCTGGAATCCGGACGATCCGGATGATACGGTTTTGGGACGCATCCTAGAAACAGACAGAACATGGCATCCCGGCTATGTCGATCCGAGGCTGATTGGCTGCTACCGTACTTTCGACCAGTATGACAGCGACCCGCTGACGTTCTGCTACAGTAACGCGGCAGAGAAATATCAGTGCGTTGTGGTGTTTGACGTCTACGACAAGATGATCAACGTCTACGATGCAAGCAAGAGCGGCGGTACGCTTCCAATCTATCTGAGCCACCAGAATCTTGTGGATACGGTGGACGTTGAGGAGCAGACGGACGAGCTGGCAACCAAGCTGCGCGTCTACGGCGCTGACGATTTGAGTATCTGGGACGTGAATCCTACCGGCGCGGATTATCTGATCAATTTGGACTACTTTATCTCCAACGGAGAATTGGACGTGCGGCTGGACGGCGCAGAGAAAACTCTTGCAGATCGCGTGAAGGAGTGGGAAGCCGGCATTCTTCTGAAGCAGACGTATTATACGAGGCTTGTGGCTGCGCGCGCGTCCAAAATAGCGCAAAAGCTCTCTGCTGAAGCGGAACTGACCGAGTTGAATGGTGATATGGATGCGCTGTTGGCGGCGCAGAGCGCTATTATCCAAGCATATTCGCTGGAGGATACAAAAGCGGGACGAGACGACCAGCAAGAGGTACTGGACGCAAAAAACGATGAAATCACCGAAAAGAAAAAAGACATCCGAGATAAAGAAGCCGAAATTAAGACGCTTCAGGACGAGATCGACGAAGATACGACAGACATACAGAGCGTTCACGATGAGCTTGGATTCACTACGTTCTTTTCAGAGAACGAGCAGACAGTGCTCAACCACTATTTGATCGAAAGCGAGGTCTCCGAGGAGACTTTTGTTGCGTCCGATGTGGAAGCGTCCGCTTCCGGCGAGCTGAGCACGATTTCCGGAGTCGTTCAGATCGAGCAATCCAAAATTGAGAGGATCGACGAAGCGGAAACGGGAATATATGTGTTTAGCGGCGGACGCCTGCGGGTGGTAGAAGCGGGCATCACGGCGGACATCGTGCGTGGCACGATGGAGGAAGACGCCGACGCACACACCTATGTTCTGACGCTGTATCTCGGTGCGACAACGCATGGTGAGAACGACTACCAAAGCGGAACGCTTACTGTGTCCGGCAGATATACACAGATTTCCAGTGATATTTCAGCCGTTACCGTGGATGGTGTGACGACCTATCAAGGAGAGTGTATTGAGCTTTCTGTTGAAGAGAGCAAGGCTTTTTTCACAGTAAATGTCAACGATTATCAGAAGTATTCCGTTGCGCGCGAGCTGTACGATTTCGGCGCGGGTGTTCTGGAGGAAAAGGCGTGGCCGGTCTACGAGTTTTCGATCAGCAGTGCGAACTTCTTGTTTCAAAAAGAATTTGAACCGTTTAAGGATGAGCTGAGGCTTGGCAGAGGAGTCCATCTGAATCTCGGCAGCGACGGCGTAGTTACGGCAAATATCATCGGCATATCTTTGGATTTTGAGCATCCGGAGGAATTTGCGCTGATCTTTTCTAATCGGTTCCAAAGCATTGACCAAGTGAGAAGACCAATGAGTGAGCTTAAACAATATGGTGCTTCCAGCCGCAGCTTTGACGCGAATAAGTACATTTATAACCGCGCAGCGAGCAAAAGCACGCAGGTGTCGCGTTTTATGGAGAGCCAGATCAATGCTGCGGTCAACTCAATTCGCGCGGCGAACAACCAGAGCGTTTTAATCGACGGTGCCGGCATTCATATTGGCGGAGAGTCTGATGTTCAGGTGCGCATGATCAACGATATGATCGCTATGTCAGATGATAACTTCCAGACGGCAAAGGTTGCCATTGGCCGCTTTGCCAGTCCGGAAACCGGCGTGCAATTCGGCGTTAATGCCGAGGTGATTGCGGGTAAGCTCTACGTCGGGCACAATCTGATCCTTGAGAACACCAAGGACGACGGTACGATGATGTTCAAGGTGGATGCGACTGGCGCATGGCTCTACAACGCTCCGTATGTCATGCAGAGCGATCACGGAGGTGAACTCGTAATTCACCCTGATTACGGACTTGCAGCCGGAACGGGGAACCTGTTTACGACGAGCGGTACTACGGTGATTCCTGCGTTTATCGACTCGAACGGAGATGTCGAGTTGGACAGCGATGGGATGCCGAAAAACGCGAACTTCTATCTGGATGCACGCGATGGAAGCGCCTATTTTCGTGGCAAGGTGATTGCGACGAGCGGCGTGTTTAATGGTGTCGTAAAGGCAAGCGATTTCCAGTTGAAGAGCGGCGAAACCTTCACGAGTATCCTGAACGCGGCGAAGAACGCCATCACTGGAGATTATATAGAAAGCCTGACAGCCGATAAGATCACGGCGGGAACCATTGACGCGAATGTTGTCACCATCAGCAATTTGGTTGTCGGGAGCAATGTCGCAATGGGGGAGAACGCCACTATTTCGTGGAGCAATGTAACAGGGAAATCTGCTGTAACCAATGCTATTGCCAGCGCACAGGATGCGGCGAACAGCGCCGCCAGTGACGCTGCATACGCTGAACAGCTTGCGAAAAAGATTGCAAACGGAACATACAGCGGTGGAACGTTTATCAGCGGAAAGACAATCTATTCCCCTGAGATAGTCGGAGACGAAATTTCTGTCAAAGGCGGTAAGTTCCATGTGTATGACAGCAACGGAACCGAATTTGGCTATATCGGTCGTGCGCATGGAGCGATCTCTTCTACCGAAAAAACAAACGGCATCGCAATGTCAACTGTCAATATTGCTGAGATAGAGCATGACACCGTTGGCAATTATGTCATTGTCACAACTGCTGGTGTGAGAATGCACTCCGGGAGCAATATCGACCTCTACCTCACTCCGTCCGGTGCTTATTACAAAAACAGCTCCGGCGATACAGTGGAGATTGGCGGGAATACGGCGACATTTGGATAACTTTTTGAAATAGAAAGGAAAACAAAAATGAACTATCCTGTTGAATTGGCAAAGGATGACTGTAACGAGCTTGAGCGGCTTCACTACATGGTGGAAGCAAGAGCGCACCTTATACAAAGACTCATCACTGGAGCGACAAATCCCAAAGAGGCTGATTTGGTTATTGACAGATACCTGTCGGAATACGACAAATGCTTCAAGGAATACGATAAGGTCAAAAGTCGGCTCGAAGCCAAGTATAAACCGTCTGAGTATGCGGAAACAGCGAAGTCCTGGACTGTTGACTTCAACACCGGCGTTATGACATTCGAGGTGGCGGATGCTTAAAGATAGAGGCGATTTCGCCGAGGAGATCATGAGGATTTTCCCAGAGGAATCGCCGTCTGGTGAGCCGAAATCTGTTTTGACATTCACATTTCAGGTCACGACAGACTGCTCGCTGTGCTGTACCTATTGCTACCAGACCAACAAGGGGCATGAAATGATGACATGGGATGTTGCGAAGGCTGCGATCGACTATGCTTTCGACTCCGCGAACGACCACGATTCCATATTTTCCTACGATTTCGTTTCTGGCATCATTGTTGATTTCATTGGTGGAGAACCGCTGTTGAACATTGATTTGGTCACGCAGATTATTGATTATTTTGAGGAACAGCTTGTTTTGCGTGATAGCCCATGGTTGTTCAAACACAGATACAGCTTCAGCACAAACGGCGTTGCTTATTTCGACGACAAGGTTCAAAGTCTGTTGGCGAAATATGGCGATCTGATTTCTATGGGTGTGACTGTAGACGGGCATAAGGAGCTGCATGATAAGTGCAGGGTGTTCTGCAATGGTCATGGCAGCTACGATCTCGCAATCAAAGCGTCTTTGGATCAGAAGAACCGCTTTGGTAACGACTCGACAAAGATTACTCTTTGTCCAGAGAATATTGACGAGACTTCGCGTGCGATTATTCACATGCTGAACCTCGGATACAGATATATCCATGCAAACTGTGTTTTCGAGGAAGGATGGGAGCCCGTCCACGCGAGGACACTTTACCAAGAGATGAAGCAGATTGGTGACTACATCCTTGATAATGACTTGGAGGATTCCTGCTATGTCTCTCTGTTTGGCGAGAATGATTTTTCTCCGCTGACGGATGAGGATACGAGTAACTGGTGCGGTGGCGTCGGATCTATGATTGCAGTTGATTATAAAGGAGACTTCTATCCATGTATCCGATATATGGAGTCTTCCATTGGGAAAGATCGGAAGCCGTTGATTATCGGGAACATTCATGACGGCGCGTACAAAACGGCGAAAACCAAGAAAATCAAAGAGGCATTTTCCCGCGTAACCAGACAAAGCCAATCCGAGCAGAGTTGTATTGATTGCCCGATCGCAAGCGGTTGTGCATGGTGTTCGGGATACAATTATCAAAAGTACGGAACGGTCAACAAGCGCGCAACGTTTATTTGTGTAATGCACAAAGCGAGAGCACTTGGAAGCTGGTACTATTTCAAAAAAGAAGCGAAGAAAAAAGGAGCAGACCACAAAATTGAATTATTCTTACCAGAGAATGACGCCATAGCGCTCATCGGAGAAAAAGAGTGGTCGTTCTTATGCAACGTATAGGAGGTGAGTGAGATTGGCGTGTTCTCGATGCGCAGATTCCTGCACAACCGGATGTCAGAACACCTGCTACGGAGGTTGTAGTAGTACCTGCAAAGGTTCCTGTTCAAACACCTGTGGTATCAACTGCGGCAGCGGATGTAGCGGAACATGCTCCTCTTGCTCTGCGGCAGGAACGTGTTCGACCGGTTGTAGTAGT